AACCATTCCTTACTTAGAAGTAAATCTTTAAGAATGGCTTAACCATGCGGGTTACAGAGATAGTAAAAAATCCGTAATGTTATTTAACAGGAGAAAACACATGAAAGCTCTTTACAACGTACAAAACACAATACCCATTCCAAGAGAAGAAAACAATTTTACAAAAGACCTTCCCTTCAAGATGCTTCCCTCAACACTTGAACCTAATCTTCTTCAAGTGAAGCAATCTATTCCAAGAGGAATCACTGAAGGTTACATACAAGTCTCTTATCCCTACTACAAGATTGAGAACACCGTAATAACCAAAGTTGGTAATGCAGATGCTTGGAGAGAACTGAAAGAGAAGTGGAATACTTTTCAAACCTTAACTAACGTTAAGACCAGATGGAGAATAGGTCTTCTCCCACAAGAAGACTTCCTCTTTGATGATTACCGAACTTACGAGACAAGAGAAGAAGCATTAGAAAGAGCTTTGGACTTGAAACAACCTGTTTACATCTACGCAACAAGGAACATTGTTGTCATTGAAAGATTGACTCTCAAGTCTTTGTTCTCAGATGCGCTACCTGATGGATTCTAAGGACGTTACATACTTACCCAGTAGGGTAGTACAGGGTAGGTAGAGATAGAGGAAGAGAACAGCATATACGTCCATTAAATTAGATAAATACAGGACATTTAGCATTGACTCTATCTCTCTCATCTGGTATCTTCTCTGTATCGTATTTAACAACTAAGGAGTTTAAATTTATGACTAAAATTCAACAACAGACAGTGGAGCTTCATGAAGCTCGTGGTTATAAAGTAGTGGCAGAGATTGGCAGTTGTTCAATCTTGGAAAACGAAAGAGAAGGCAAATTCATCAAAGTAGATGATGAAGGATTTGTCGTTCCGTTTGAACCTATATTTGGTTGAGGAGAAGATATGATTTCATTTATTATTGGATTTATTGTTGGTGTTGTTATTGGTTATCTCTGGGAAAAGAACTATCCAAGTTCATTTAACAAGACAAAACGATATGTTGATGAACTAATTTCTAAGATAAAGAAATAAAGAATCAGGAGTCTATCAAGACTCCTCTCTTTTTATCCGTTTTAAGCTCTGTAAGCCTTTATAATTCCTTACAGAAGAGACTTAACTCTACCTACCCTGTATTACCCTACTGGGGTCACTACATAAGCCCCCAAATCCTTATTAAACGTCCTACAAAAAGAGGAAAACAAATGCAAAGAAAAGTAACCTTGCAAAACATCCCAATTAAATTCTTTTTCATAGATGACAGAGGAAGAGTTCAGCCAGTCTTTCTACAAGCTGACATTACGCTTGAGCCAAAAGAAGGAGTTATTCCTTACAACACATTAAGAAATGAAATCATCAGAGAACTATATTTCACATTTCCAACATTCATTGCGATAAAAGAGTTTTCTCATTTTAAAGACGCCTTTGAGACAAATTCTTCTTTTGGCATGAGAGTAGGGTTTGAGACTGGATACATCAGTCTTCTTAGTGGTGATTTATCTGGAAAAGTTCATTTAGAAGAAAGACTTACTTCTGTTGAAGACCCAAAACATCTCTTTCAGGAGACAATCAAGAAGATTGTTAAAGATAAGTTAATAAATTCTTACACAGTTAAAGACTATTTATCCACAAATGAAATAGAAGTCAATTTCATAATCAGACCTATGGTTAAAGAAGTCTTTGTTCCGTTTACTTATTTCTCAGTTGACAGAGAAGGAGAATTCCTGATTAATCATCTGTTTATCTCTATCAAAGAAGACAGTGATGGATACTCTCCAACCTGTGACACTTGTATGAAGGGAAGACAAGCTCTACAACAACTCTTCTTGCAGTTGTCTGGAAGTGTTGCTCTCTCCAAAAAGCAAATTAGTGAAGATAAAGGAAAAGTAATATTTAAGAATGAACAAAACCAATACATCTTCAACAGAGAAAATCAGTCTGTCATCCTTCTTGATTCCAACACGGATGTTGTAGATGTATTTGATGAAATCCTGAATCATGCTATTGAATACACGACAATGGGTAAAGTCAAGAAGCTAAGTGTTTCTTCTCTTGATGGATATACATTTGACATAGAGACAAAAGAGACTTCAACAAGTTCACTGTGGTAAATGATAAAAGAGAGACTTAGTTCTCTCTTTTCTTTTATAAATCAGTAATTTACCTAAAATTCCTTGGAGAAAACTACTTATCTTCAAGGAATTATGGCAGCAACAAAACAAACAACACAACAGAAAAAGAAGAAAACTACTTCTTCTGTTAACAAGAAAAAGAAAACTAATACTTCTTCTGCACAACAACAAAAGAAGAAATTATCTGTAAAGAAGACTTACATTCCAGCATCACAACAGATTTGCAGACCAAAAGGATTTAAGCCAGAGCCTTATCCAGAGATAAGAACAGAAGTTCCAGTTCCTGACTCAGAAGAAATAAACATTCTTAAAGAAGGAAATTGTTACAACGGAAATATTGCTTTAAAACTACCTGAAGTAGAGCTTCCTCTTACAAAAGAAATGATTGCCGAGTTTGAGAAGTGCAAGAACGATGTAATGTACTTCATAAACAACTACGTTTTTATCTCTTCTCTTGACCACGGCATTATGCTCTTTTCAACCTTCAAATATCAGAAGAATCTGATAGAAATCTTTGAGAAGAACAGATTCACCATTGCAATGCTTCCTAGACAGATGGGTAAGACAACAATAGTGGTTGGATTTCTTCTTTGGAAAGCAATCTTCTCACCAAACATCTCTATTGGCATACTTGCCAACAAAGAAGACACAGCAAAAGAAATACTGGGAAGATTCCAGTTCTCTTACAAGATGTTGCCTTGGTGGATTAAACCCGGTGTCAGAGAATGGAACAAGAAATCTATTGTTCTGTCTAATGGGAAAAAAGGTGTAACTGTCTTCATAGGAGCTTGTTCACCTGACAGTCTTAGAGGCAGAAGTACAGACATATTAGTCCTAGATGAATTCAGCACTGTCCCAAATGCAGAAGAGTTCTATGAATCTTCTTATCCAGTTGTTTCCTCTGGGACAAAGTCCAAGATAATCATTCTCTCTACTCCAAAAGGGATGAATCTCTTCTACAAACTTTGGAAAGGAGCAGAAGAAGGAACAAACTCTTATGTTCCCTACTTCGCCCCATTCTGGCATCACCCAGCAAGAGACAAAGAATGGGAAGAGATTACAAGGAAGTCAATGTCTGACCAGTCATTCGGACAAGAATACCTTTGCTCCTTCCAGATGTCTTCTCTCACCCTAATCAGAGCAGAGACATTACTTTCCCTTAATGCTAAGCAAGAAATCCTTTCATTAGAACATTACAAAGAATATCAATCACCAGAAGAGTCAGGAAGATATGTTGTCTCTGTGGATGTTTCAGAAGGTCTTTCACAAGATTATTCAGTGATTACAGTCATAAGGATTGACGGGAATAAATACGAACAAGTAGCAGTTTGGCGAGATAACCATACAAGACCAGAAGAACTCTCTCCAAGAATAGTGGAGATAGCCAAAAGATTTAATAATGCTTTTGTCCTTGTCGAGTCTAACTCTATTGGCTATCTAGTTGGCTCACAACTCCACTACGACTATGAATACGAAAACCTGTACGTCTCTGTTCAGAAGTACGGAGAGACTTCCCTCAAAGAAGGAGCAGTCAAACAGAACGTAGGAGTTAAACACAGCACAAAGACAAAAGCATTGGGTTGTTCCAGACTTAAAAGCCTTATCGAAGAAGAGAGATTGATTATCAATGACGACGACACTATTGAAGAACTAAGAGTGTTTGTCAAAGAGAAGAACTCCTATCAAGCAGATAAAGGATACAACGACGACATTGTGATGACCTTGATTTCCTTTGCTTGGCTTACGACAAAAGAAGAGTTCCAGAACATGAGAAGAATGGAAAGGAAAAGTTATTCACTTGATTCCTTCTCCATACCTGCATCAGCATTTAGACATTATGACGCATTTGCCTACCAACAAGAAGAGAGCAATGAATTTCTTCAAGAGAATGAATTGTCTCCACTAGTCTTTGGAAGCCATACCTAATCCATACCAGAACACCAACCATAACCATTCCTTACTCTTTAGTAAATCCTTAAGAATGGCTCAACCATGCGGGTTACAAGAGATTCTTCATTTGCAAACAACTTATAATGACACTATCCATTAACTCTTTTTAAGGAAATTCTATTAATGCAAAGAAAGAAAAAAGAACCAACTTATCAACCTTGGAACTATAAGGACAAACCATTGACAGAGGAAGAAGAGAAACTCTTTCCACAACAATACGAAGGATTTGTCTATCTCCTTACCCATGAACCTACACAGAAGAAATACATAGGAAAGAAATCATTCATCTCTCAAACAAAGAGACCAGATGGAAAGAGAGGAAAGATAAGGAAGGAATCAAACTGGAAGTCTTACTTCTCTTCCTCTGATGACCTTAAATCGCTTCTTATCAGTGAGAACAAGAAGGAGTGGAGAAGAGATATTCTCTTCCTTTGTGAAAAGATGAAGTATGCAAATTACCTAGAAGTAAAACTTCAATTTCAATACTCAGTTCTAGAAGACTCTTCATACCTGAACTCAAACATCAATGGTCTTTGGTTTTCTTCTTGGCTGAAAGATATTTATAAAGAAGTACACGAGTACAAAAAGGATTAGTAAGAATTACCAACCATATCCATTCCTTACTTAGAAGTAAATTCTTGAAAACCTAGTAACCATGCGGGTTTCAAGAGATTCTATATTTGCAAAGACCTTATAATGACCATCATCAAACACAAAACAAGGAGACACATAATGGCAAATTCACTTATGCAAAGACTGAAGAAATCATCTCTTCTCAAAGCAGTTGAAGCAGCTTCAACAGACTCTCTGATTGACCCAGAGTTCACAGACACCCATCTACCCATCCTGAACATTATCTTGTCAGGAAAGCCCAATAGAGGACTTCCTAACGGCTTTACCATTATTGAGGGAGAACAAGCAACCTACAAGTCCACACTCTGTTTAAACATAGTTTCTGCTTATCTCAATAAACATGAAGATTCCATCTGCATCTTCTATGACTCAGAGAACGGAACATCCTTAGAGGGTATGAAGGCAAATGGCATAGACCCAGAGAGAATCCTTTACACTCCATTCTCAAACATAGAAGAACTCAAACTGGATATTGTCAGACAATTGGATGAAATCAAGAGGGGTGATAAGGTCATCTTCTTTATTGATTCACTAGGAATGATGGCATCCAAGAAAGAAGCAAAGGATGCTTTGGAAGGAAAGACATCAGCAGACATGACCAAAGCAAAAGAGATTGCCTCCTTAGTAAGACTTATCTGTCCTGCACTAAACGCAAAAGAAATTCCTTGTATAGCTATCAATCACGTTTACAAAGACATCGCTTCTTTTCATGGAGGATTTATTGGTGCTGGTGGTTCAAAACTCAAATATGCTGCAAACACCATCATTCAAATCTCCAAGGCACAAGAGAAAGAAGGAACAGAACTTACTGGCTTTAAGTTCACCCTACAGGCAATCAAGTCTAGATACATCAAGGAGAAGACAAAACTTCCTTTGTATGTTTCCTTCACTGGTGGCATTAACAAATGGTCAGGTTTGTTTGATTTAGCTTTGAACCTAGGATGGATTGTTTCTGAAAAACAATCTTGGTATCAACTTCTTGATAAAGAGACTGGTGAACTGGAAGAGAAGAAATACAGAAGGAAAGAGCTTGAGTCAAACGATGTAATTTGGGAAAGATTCTTGATGGAAGGATTAGGAGATGAAATCTATAAACACATAGCTCTTCTGGGAATTATGGAAGAAGGTAAAGAACATGATTCAAGTAAAGTTCTGTTTACAGGAGAAGAAGAGATTGATGAAGATGAAGAATGACAAATAGTTCATACAACATATTGAAGAGGTCGTATAGACCTCTTCTCTTTTATCTGTTTATAAAGAGATGAAGAATAAAGAACATCACATAACCATTCCTTACTTAGAAGTAAATCCTTAAGAATGGCTTAACCATGCGGCTTACAGACGATGCTACATTTGCAGAACACTATTTCTTCTACTTTCATAACTAGTTTGTAACAATCTTTCTTCTTGACATGACTTATTCTTTTCCTTTAAACTAACAACATCAAAAGAGAGTTCTTACTCTTTAACTTTAAAAGAAGAAACAACTTGTCTGGCTTCAGTCCACAATCAAGTCCATACCAATAGACCATATCAAGACCATAAGGAAGCTACAAGAGGAACCGAAGTGTTTTCTTCTTTTCATGAATTCGGCATGAAGACATCTTCAAAGAGAGATTAAGAACATCAGCACAAACAAGAGAGGTGTAAACAATGGCTTACAAAAAGGAAGAACGAGAAACCCTTGTTCATTATGATGAATTTACAGATGAGTGGACGATTGAAACTAATTCCTTTAAACACATGGGAACATTGTTGAGAAACCAGACATCTATACTGTCCTCCATAAAGAGGAGAAGATGGAAGAGTCATATCAGTTAAGGTTCTTGTAAATACAAAAGACTTTCTTATGAGTCCTTTTGCTAGAAAGAGACCAAAGATAACAATGACAGAAGAACAAAAGAAAGTTAATTTAGAACATTTAAAGGAGATGCGTTCTAAGCGTTTTTCGTCTGGTAAATAAGAGACGAAAGAGAGCTATCTCTTCTTAACCTTAGTAACCCTACTGGGTAGAATCATAAGGAAGAGAATTTACACAAGATACAAGGAGAATTTAATGAGCTACGAAGAAGAAAAAGATATTCCATTACATGAACAGTGTTTAATCCCAAGAGAAGGTTGGGTCTTTACAAGGAAACAAGATATGTATGGCTTTAAATTTACAGGGATTGATGGAACAACGAAATGGGTTGAGAATTTAACTGATGTTCCGTGTTATGTGAGTAGAGTTTTTGATGTTGAAAACAACTGCTACATTTACAGAGAGGAGGATTGATTATGTCTTATAGAAATCCATATTCTTATGACCCTGACTGGGCAGAGAAAGTAAAGACGATTAACGAAAGAAACGCAGCAAGAAAAGCTGCGAGTAATGCAGCAAGTATCGCTGGTGAATATCAACACTATCTTGCAGCATCATCTTCTACAGATGATTATGATAGTTATGATGGAGGACAAGATGGGGGATGTTGTGATGACTAATGTGATTTGTGACGAAACGGTTAAAAAGATTGCAACACGTTTAGGAGAACTTTTAGAAGATTATAAGTCCGGTAGAGTTAACGACGATTTTTTAGAAGTTTTTACTTTGTTGAATATGCCTGTGTTTTATCTTGATAAAGAAGGCAAGGAAACTTCAGAAGAAGTGTTTTACTCTTGAAGAATACACATTCTTTTCTGATATAAAACACACAAGAGAACAGGCTCTTGTTGGTGTTATTGGTTTAGAGAAAACATTAGTCTTTATGAACTTTTTGAAAGACACACCAATCAGAGAATATGTAAAGAAATTGGAAGAAGAGGAAGCTAAGGTGAAATAACAATAACGTCTTTCTTTACAAGAGAAACAAACCCAGATAAAATACTAAGCCCGATGAATAAACTATCGGGCTTTCTTTTCTTTACAAAACACAGGAGAACTCTTTATGATTAAAACAGTTATTAAACGAGACGGAACAAAACAACCGTTTGACGGAGCTAAACTTGCAGATTGGGTTAAATGGGCATCGAAGGACATTGATACCCAGTACATTGATTGGTCTGGTGTTGTCCTTAAAGTCATTTCTCTTCTTCCAGAAGAGGTAACATCACAGGAGCTACAACGTGTCCTTATCAAGACTTGTGTTGATAAAGGAACGTATGAATATACCAAGATGGCTGGAAGACTTCTTGCAGCATCTCTTCCTAAAGAATTTTATCTAGAGCGTAAATATCTTCACATCAAAGACCTTCATAAAAGAATGGAGGATGATGGTCTTATCGTAAAGCCGAATTATACTGATGAAGAGTACAACCAAATTAATCAGATGCTCAATCATGAAAAAGATTTCACATATGAAGAGTACGCGATTAATCACGCTATTAATAAGAATTCACTTTGGAATAAAAAGACCAAGAAGAAATACGAGACACCTCAGTTCATCTTTATGCGTGTTGTTATGCAAATCTTTAACAACTATCATGAAAAAGACCGAATGGAGAAGATTAAGGATTTGTATGAACTTGTCTCTGACAGAAAAATAAATGTTCCAACACCATATTTCTCTTCTTCTCTTACAAAGAACTCTTCTGTCTCTTCCTGTGCTGTCGTTCTTGCAAAAGACACTGCTCAGTCTATTGGTGTGTCTAATACGCTTGTATACGAACTCACCACTAAGGGTGCTGGTCTTGGAATGCAGATGAATATTCGTTCATTAGGAGACGAAGTCAGAGGTGGAATGATTTCTCACCAAGGAAAGGTTCCCTACTACAGAGCTATTGGAGACATTATCAAGTCATCCAAACAAGGATGTTATGACAAAGAGACTGAAGTTCTTACGAAAGAAGGTTGGAAGTTTTTTAAAGAAGTTACAGAAGATGATTTGATTGCACAAATTGATTCTGAGACCTTTGTTGTTTCATACGCAAAACCTAAGAGGATTGTTGCGTATAAACATACGGGCGATATGTATCACTTTAAAGCTAAGTCTAAAAAGTATCCGGAATTGCAGTTTGACTTGTTAGTAACTCCTGACCATCGTATGCTTTATTCTTTGTTTAAAGATGGTGAAAGAGTTCATAACAAACTTTCTGAGGAATATGCAGAAACATTTGAACTTTCGATGAATGAAAGTGGGCATAAAGGAATGCTTCCGGGCGGTTTCATTGATACAGAAAAAAGAACAGAAGAAGTTAAATTAAAAACACTTTCTGAATATAAAGATGAAGTAAAAGAATATAGTAAAGAAGAATTCTCTTGGGTTAAACCTTCTACGCGTTCTTATATGTGGCTTTGGGTGTTCTTGCATAATGAAACTATTAAACAACCAGAACGAGTATTTACTAAGGAACAAATTGATGTTTTACAAGAAGCGACTGCACTTTGTTTTCTTTATAGTCTTGTTACAGAAGTAGTTGGTGGATATAAGTTTTCTATTAATACAAATAAAGAAGTTATTTCTTTTGAAGAGCAAATTTCTTCTAAAGAAAAAGTTCACTACGATGATTATGTTTATTGTGTAGAAGTTCCTACTAATAACCTTATTGTTCGTAGGAATAGCATTACTGCTGTTTGTGGTAATTCAAGAGGTGGGGCGTTAACAATGTATGTTCCTGTTCTTGACCCAGAAATCATAACAATAGCTAATCTTAAGAACCCAACATCAACCGAGGCTAATAGAGTTCGCACTATTGATTATGGTGTTTGTCTTAATAATTATTTCCTTGAGAAAGTAGCAAAGAACGAAAACACATATTTGTTCTCTGTTAAAGACAATGAAGAATTAAATCAACTGTTTTTTAAAGACCCAGATAATAAGTTTGAAGAAAAGTTGGAAGAGTTCGCTAAAAACAATCCAGATAAGGTTAAGGAAGTTAAAGCTAGGGATATTCTTAGAGATGTTCTTGTACAGTCATTAGAGACAGGAAGAATTTATCTCTTCTTTACAGACAACAACAATACTCATACACCGTATAACGATACGATTTATAACTCGAACTTGTGTTGTGAAATTTCACTTCCAACAAAACCATTTGAAACATATTCAGACCTTTATAGGACTACTTCATTAACACCAGTTAAAGAAGGCGAGTATGACCTAATGTTAGATAACGGACAAGTTGCATTCTGTAATCTTGCTGGTCTCGAAGTCTCTCGTCTTTATGATAATGATGAAGAGTATGAAAAAGCTGCTTATTACGCTCTCTTAATGATTGACGAGGGAATAAATAATGCTGAACTAGGTTTTCCTGCTCTTAACAAGTCCATCAGGGATTGGCGTTCTGCCGGAGTCTCAATGATTGGTCTTGCACATCTTCTTGCAAGGAAACATCTTGATTACACCTCAAAAGAAGGAAAACAATTCATTCATGATTTAGCAGAGAAGAATTATTATTTCCTTCTTAAAGCTGCAATACGTCTAACAAAAGAAAGAGGAGTAACACCAGCATCTTCTCATACCAAGTGGATTGATGGTTGGCTTCCGATTGACACCTATAAAAAGACAGTTGATGAAATTGTTCCTAATGAATTGAAACAAGATTGGGAAACATTAAGAAACGAAGTTAAGTCTTTGAAAGGATTAAGATTTACAACGCTATCGACAATCGTCCCTTCAGAAGTTTCTTCATTAATGCTGGGGACGTCTAATTCTGTGCTGCCTGTACGAAAACTTCTTTTGGTCAAACAGAACGGAGACAATGCGGTAACTTGGATTGCACCAGATGCGACAAAGCTTAAACATTACTATCAATCAGCTTGGAATATTCCACAAAAAGATATGATTGAGGTTTACGCTTTGATACAGAAGTTCACTGACCAAGGAATATCTGCTGATATGTGGTATGACCGTTCAGAACAGTTGGAGATTCCTGTTTCAACGCTTATGCAACATACACTTTGGATGAATAAGTACGGAATGAAGGGTAGGTATTACGTTAACTCTAAGACAGAAAAAGACCTAGACCTTACAGTTGCTGCTACAAATATTGACAGACAGAACTTTGAGACAGATGAAGACAAAGGTTGTGGTTCTGGTGGATGCACTCTTTAAGAAATATTAATTGACAAATCTTCTCAATAAACATAAACTACAAAGGCTCCACACAGGAGCCTTTGTCTTCTTTACAAACTAACTTTACACGAGGTGAATAACTATGGCTTACAAAGGTCTTTTTAATACAGAAAAGTCTGACTACACAAAGAATCCTCTCTTCTTGGGAGAAGACTTGGGTCTTCATGATTCAGTAAACATTCAATATCCAGAGTTGGAAGCATTATACCGACAAGCTGTTGCGCAGAACTGGTCTGATAAAGAATTCGACTTTTCCAGAGATGCAAAACAATTTGCAGAGAATTCAACAGAAGCACAAATGATGATAGACACCATTGCCACACAATGGGAAATGGACTCTGTGGCTTCTCGTTCTATGCTTTCCTTGCTTGCTCCGTTTATTACAAACACAGAACTTTATGAATTGGTTGCGTTTAACTCTTATATTGAATGTTTACACAGTCTTTCGTATAGTGAAATCGTCAGAAACGCTTTTCCAAATCCAAAGAAAGTAATTGATGACATTATATCAAAAGAAGAAGCAATGACAAGAGCAACACTTATTGGTCAAGTAATGGAAGACCTTTATGTTGTAGGGCATAAATATGCTCTTGGACAATTAACTAAAGAAGAAGTATTTCCGACTCTTTACAAAGGCATTGTTGCTCTTTTCCTTCTTGAGAGAGGACAGTTTATAGCTTCATTTGCAATCACCTTTGCTCTTGGTGAAGCAGGAATGTTCCAAGAGTGTGCTGCTGCAATTCGTAAGATAGCAGCGGATGAGTTGCAAATTCACGCTTCAGCAGATGTCGTTATGCTTCGTGAACTTCGTAAGATGGGTTACTGGGAAGACTATAAAGATGATGAAGAGTTTCAATCTTCTATTCAAGCCTTTGTGGAAGAGGTCTATCAAGGTGAACTTATTTGGACTGAACAACTCTTTAAGGACAGAGGTTCTCTCTGTGGTCTATCTTGTCAAGACATTAAAGATTGGGTAACGTTCTGTTTTCAAATAATTAAACAAGAACTAGACCTTCCTGTTGAAATCACTATTAAAGAAAATCCTCTTCCTTATATGGAGAAATGGTTGTCTCTTAATAATGTTCAACAAGCTAACCAAGAGACTACCTCTCTTGCTTATCTTCTTGACGCAACAAAAGATGATTCAGCAGAAGCAGAGTTTGATTTCTAAACAATTTGTAATGCAAATAAATTTGACAGACTAAAAAAGTTTGCTATACTGCACACATCAAGACAAGGGGGCTTCCTTAAAAACACCAGACTTTTAATCTGACCAGTTTAGCTCTCGTTTTGATAAAAATGTTAGTGGATTGACTTGGACACTAGATGTTCGGTCTTAAGCGCCAAAGAGAGTTCCTTTTCAATGGCTTTTGAATTACTCTCCGGCGCAATAGAAGACTTCCCAATCCACTAACAAAGCTGAACGACATAGTGGGTTCCTAGAATTATTTGGAAAAACTACCCACCGTCTAAGTTCAGTGATAATGGTCATAGTGAGTTCCTTTTTAAATAATGGGTTTATTACTCACCGACCTAACCAAAGGAAGCCCTAGGCTGCATCAAATGTGTCTAGGGCTTTCGCTTATTTAAATCCCATAAATCTCAAGGAGAAAACAAATGGCAAGTCCAAACGTTTCAGCAGCAATACTGTTCAAAAAGGTTTTCAAAGGTAACGCAGTTCGTAGATTCTCTGCTAAACACGGAATTTATCTCAGAGCGCTCTCTTCTATAAAGACAGAAGAAGAGTTTCTTCGTTTGTGTGACAGAGTGACATCATCGTCAGATGTTCTCAATTCTTCTTTCTATAAATCATGGGAAGAAGTAAAGAAGAGAACAAAACAAGAAAAACTCTTTGACAGGATTACACATTACATTTCTACTTATGGTAGTGACTTTTTAGAAGAGCCTTATATTCCTCTTCAACAAGATGTTTTACCTTTGGAAGAGAAACCAGTAGAAATTATGAATCTAATTCCTGTTTCTCCAGAAGAAATGTTAGAGCTTTGTAAGACGCTTACTCACTCTGGTATTGCCCTTTCAGAAGATACCTTGAATCATCTGAAGACTATTTTTCTTTCTTCTTATATGAAAGATGTTGTTAATGTTGAATTTGTTAAGGAAGTTAAAAACAGAGAACTTAAAGTTCTTTTGATGATTAAATTTAATATTGCTCCATCAGACTATCAAGAGTTTCTCTCTATGTACATTTACTTGCTTACAGGTAAAACTCTTGTAATTAAGGATAGGGAGACAATAATTGCAATTAAGAACTCTTCCTATAATCCTCTTCCTTTGATGGAAAGTTTTGGTTTTACAAACATTGCTAAATATTTCCTTTCTGATAAGAAGTTTTTCCTTCCTCTTAAACAAAGAGGTAACAAAGAGCTTAATAAAGCTATTAACAAGATTCGTAAACTTTCAAAAACCTTTCACACCAAGAAAACAATTCCTCTTCTTCAACAGGTAACAAAAGTTCGACTGGAAGAAGATGCTCTTCTTGAATATGGAAAAGATAAAGTATTCCAGATTCTAAGAGCAAGACAGGCTATTGACCAGATGCTTGTTTATCTGGAAGATGGAACAGTTAAGAAATCATTTAAGATTCGTAATGGTAAAACCTTTGTTAAGAGGGAACGTAAACTTCCGACTAAACAACCAACTCCACATTTCCATCTTATGCTTTTGCGTAATAGAAGAATTATTGATGCTTGGTTAATGAACAACTATAACTTTGCTGGAAGAGTTTTTTATATTCCAAGAAATATTGAATATAACCTTCCCACATCAGAGAAAAGTTATGTTGGAAATATTCCTTATGGAACAACACTGTATCTTGATGATTTAGAAAAGAATTCTCTTATTATGGGTGTTCAATGGTTCCAAGATGAGGGCGCAAAAGACTTAGACTTCTCTTGTATTGGAATGGATGGAGAGAAAGTTGGTTGGAATACTTTGAGTGAAAAACATTTCTATTTCTCAGGAGACATGACGTCTGCTCCAAGAGAAAAAGGTGGAGCAACTGAATTCGTTATGTCTAAGCCACTCGCATCAGACGAGACATTTGCATATCTTGCATATTGCAATTTATATTCTTCTTATGTTTCAGGTGATTATTCCTATCGTTTCTTGTTTGCTCTTCGTGATAACAACTTAGAGGCTTATAAGAAAGTTAACAATAGGATAGAAGCAAAAGAAAAAGCATTGTCTATTCTTGGCGGCTCAAAGATTATCATGGAGACAAAGATAACGCTTCCTCATAATCAGCCACAGATAGCATTTGGGACGTATAGGGTAGATGAAGGTCATGCAAGATTTATCTTTGGAACATCTAACATTGGTGGAGGAAGAGTTTCCTATCTTTCAAAAGACACAAAAGAACTTCAAATTGTTGAAGAGCTTTCACTAAATGCACATACTGGATTTAGAGTTTCTAACTTTATTGAACTGTGTGGTGGAGAAGTTATCAGAGAAGAACCCATTTCTTCCGACCAGTTCAGAGAAGGAGTTGACTATACTTCTCTTGCACCAGAAGCCCTTACAAAAACTTCATTCATTGAGCTTTTGAAATAGATTATAATGAATCTAATCTCTTCAAGAGAAGAAACAAATGTTAAAGCCTAATCCATTGTTTCTTTTCTTGAAGTTAACTTAAACACAAACTAAGAGGTAAATAAAACTATGGCTAAGAAACCACGACCCACTTTTCCTTTCACTGCAAATGTTCCTGTTAAAGGAGATTATCAAAATGATTAAACAACATTACATCCTTAATCCTTCTGTCGTAGCAGCTCTCGACCAAGTTGCTCTCGACATCAAACCAGAACAACTGGTGAAATAAGCGGGGAATAACTCCACACACATTACAAAAGCCTCACTTGTTGTGAGGCTTTTTCATTTATATAATTAGCTTGTTTCTTAAACAAGCAAAAGAGGTGTTTTATGAATGACAACAAAGAGACCCAACTTCAAGAAGAAATTTATTCTTGGAACGTTTGGGACGCAGAACATGATTTCTAAAAAGGAGAACTAAATATGAACGGTTTAGACGTAAACAAATTTAAAAAGTTTCTTTTTGATATGTACAATGACATGGAGATAGAGGTTACTCCTGCTAATAGACTTGAAATTGACAAGTTAATAAAAAAGACTTATGCTTTTACAATAAATGAAAACAAATTAATAGAGTTTAACTTTGAATTACTTTGTAGAGACCAGTGTATTCTTAGGTTAAACCTCACACCTCTTACGAATTTCTATGATGGTAGTATGGAAATTCTTCTTAGGTCTATCAGAGATAAATTTTTAATGGAATTGATGAAAGCTGAAAAAGAAGGTGAGGCATCAACTGATTACATTAATGAGTTTATTGATAAATTACTTGGAATAGATACCCTTAAAGACGTAGAAACCCACTCTTGGACTACTAAGAACTACAGGTTTGAAGTTTATGTAAACGAGGGGTTCCTTTCTTTGTCCATTAGTGATATTTATGGTGGTCGTCTTCTTTCACAAGATATTCCAGATTATAAAGGGTTTCCTTGTAGAGAGTCAGTAGTAAAAGATATTGAAAACTTCTTCATGTTCTTTTTCTCTAATTATTCCACTTCTTACACAAAAGATAGAAATGAACTTAGTGCTATTCTCAAAGAGAAATATGGATTGCTCTTTTTGCATAAAACTGTGGAGGATTAATAATGAAACCTACAATCTATTCAAACGACTTTATTCAGTTTGTCACCAATGCTTTTATGGAGTGTAGTACACTTATTCCTCCATTTACAGATTCAACCTTAGCAGAGGTAAAAAGAGTCTTTAAGTTTGAAGACGTTAATCTTACTTTCATTCATCGTAAGTGTAAGGATAAAACAGATTATCAAGTTGACTTCTTCTCTAACCATAGAGAATGGGATAATGACTTATCCCAAATAGCAGATTGGATTAAGGGAGAGCTTTTTCTCTCTAAAGGTAAGTATCATCATTATGCAAAGGTAAAAGACGATATAAGAAACCTTCTTGGTATGAAAAAGACTTTTGGTCTAGAACCACATGAATGGATTACTAACTCTTTCTTCTTTAGATTTGAGAACTTTTGCGGAGTTGACTTAAACAGTGTAGGTCTTTATATTGTTGACAATAAAACTTCAAATATTCTTTTAAGCGCTAAAATCTTTAACTATGAAAGACTTAAGAATGTAAAAAGTATTAATGAGTTGGTTGAACCATTCTTCAGAAGTTTCTTGCTTATACATGAGGATAATTACTTGGAAACAGAGATTGAAGAGTTTAAGGAAGTTCTAAGAGAGAATTATGGTATTCCTTTCCCCTATAAAGAAGAAGAGGTAGAACTAGCAGAAGATGCAAACTCAGAGCCTGATTTATAATAATCTGCTAACCTAAACTAAACCCCTAGACGAAGCCTAATCTGGTTCCTTCAATCTAGGGGTTTAATGTTTTCAACCAACGGAGAATAATTATGTTAAAAGGATTTTTGTATGTTACTATAATGTTATCTTTAACTAATAGTAACATATAAATTATGGAAGAACAAAAACAAAAGAAAAAGCGTAGGCTTACAAAAAGAGGTTTCATCAAACACAAGAAAGAGACCAATAACAAAAAAGAGACATACTTCATAGACAAAGAAGAATTTTATGAAGATATTAAAGCCTATCTACAAGAGAATGAAGAAAGAGAGGCACAAGGCTTAGACAAATTAAAAGCCCCTGACAAGATAGGTCTTTACTTTCATAGAATGATTGAATACTACTTGCGTTCACATAGGTTCAGAGGTTATACTGAACACTGGAAAGATGAAATGCGGGTAGAGGCAATCTTCAACTGCATTAAGTCTCTACACATCTTTAACTGGAGAAAACACACAAATCCATTTGGATACTTTACGACAACAATCTGGAACGTTTTTTACGCAGTTATTGCCAAGAACAAAAGAGACCATGACAAACTGATTGCGTATAGACAACAGTTCATGGGAGATTATGTTGAGACTGGTGCTGACGGATTTAACTACACAATTCCAGAGGCAGTCTTAAACAAGAAAGCCGGAACAGAAGATGTTTATGATGAATTTGATTTGGACTTTCAAGAAAGATGGGATGAAAGGAGAACAGATTATGACCTAGACGAAAGACCAACCTACGATGATGAATCAGATGAATCTTATTCTACTGAGGAAGAAAGTTACTTAGATGAAGAAAAATTTAATTAAAGACAGGTGAGGAAATTAATTATGGCAGAATTTGTAAATAGACTTTATAAAAGTTTAAGAGTGGTAAAAGAAGTTTGTAAGTTGATAGAAGACACAGAGGAAGTATTCTTCAAACCAGAGTTCTATATTTATGATGGTGTTTCAATTTCTTTTACAGTTGAGAAAGAACTTGGAGATGATGAATGTGACATTCTTGTAGATTTCATTTGTGATGAATCTGTTAGCGAAGAATTAGAAGATGCTTTGGAATATTTAGCTCTTCTTATGGAAGACTTGATTGCAGAGAAAAATTTTTCTACTGAATATCTTCCGACAGAGCTTATCCAACAAGTACAACTTATCGAGGAATACTTTGCTAGATTAGAGAATGGGGAGTTTGTAGAGGAAGAAGAGGAAACACCAGACGAGCCAGACTTTGGTGAGGAGAACGAGAACTGGTTGGAAGATGCTCTTTGGATTGAACATTCAATCAAAGAGGATGGACATTCTTCTTACAAACTTACCCTCTTTGATGGCATCTATCTCACCTTTAACAAGATGTCATTTGAACGAGAGGAAGTTCCCTACTACAGAGTAAATCTTTTCATTAATGATAAGTTTGTCACTAGAATCATTCACGAGACTAATTGTAGTATTCTCAAGACAGTTTCTCGTTTATTTCAATCAATTAACTAAAAATTTTAAAAAGTTTTAATGAAGAGGGTCTCTTGACCCTCTTTTCTTTTTGCCCTAGAATAAAGACATCTTTAAAACAAAAGAGGTGAATAAACATGATTTCTGATAAAGAACTTCATGCTCAAATTATTGAGTTCCAACATAAAGTAAAGAGAAACTACGTCCAAAACATTGACATTGACTTGTTTCCAGAGGATAAAGACTCCGGCGTTAAAGTCTTTCTTTCATTGAAGGCACAGTTGGTTGTAACGCTTTCTTTTATCTATGATAAACAATCAGCTTTCTTTATGGATTATGAACGGTCTATGTGTTTCCAATCAGAAGACTTAAATCTTACAGAGAAAGACTTTGTAAATAAGGTCATTGACTTTATACATGACACAGCTAAACAGTACAACGAAGAAAGAGCAAAACAAATTTTAGAGTTTCTCACTAATAGGGTTAAGGAGTTATGTCATTTCTCCTGTACTTCATTAGAGGAAAAAGCTAAAGAACTTATCGAAGGAGAAGAATAATGACAAAACAAGACAACGTAAATCATCCACAGCACTACACCAAATACTCTATTGAGGCGATAGACATCATAGAGTGGATGAATTATCCGACATTAGCAAACGCATTTAAATACGCTTGGAGAGCAGGTGACAAAGGAAATCCAGAGGAAGATATTAAGAAGGCTAAATGGTATCTAAAGAGAACATTTGATATTCTTCCAGTTAGAACAGTAGAATTTCGTAGTGGAAACGTAACAGATGAAGTTCAAAAGATGATGGCTAAAGTTAAAGGAGAGATGGAGAGACATAGATACACCGCTCTCCAACATATTCTTCTTTTGGACACTCTTCTTGCAACAAATATTAATCTTTTTCCATTGATTGATACAAGATTACAAATAGAAGCCAGTCTTTCTAGTTTACTTAAGGATATTTATGAACGAGAAGCTAAATAGATTCCTCATAAGATTTGTTGAGGGTCTTAGACGGGGAGAGGAACAACTCTCCCTTATTGAACTTTGGAATAAAAAACTTTTGTGTGTAGTAGCCATTAGAAAAGACAAACACCTAAGAATAGAGGTGAGTCTCGAACACGAACTTAAAAAAGTTTTGACTATTCATGTCCCAGAGAATTATGATTATTCAGAAGAAAAAGATGAAGATAACATCGAATACTTTGCTTCTAGAATTAAGAACTGGCTTACTACTTTGAACTATGAAGTGAAAAGATTATCTTCTTCTGTGGAAGAATTCTCTAACAGTTTGTTTACTCCTCCACCAATAACATCAAATGACAAAGTGAAGAAAGATGCAGCAGAGCGTTTACAGTATTTCTTCTCCTTTCCACGAAACACAATAACTCCTTATATTTATCAAGAGAACCGTGTAATCCTTTTTATTAGTTCTGTCCTTGATAATAAAGAAAGAATTGTTTCTTTTGAATTGTATTCTGTTGACCTAGACAATAAATATATTCCGTTTTCTTATCGTAAATTTGCTAATCTATGGGATAAAGATGTTATTCCCATTATCAAAGCATTTATTAAATATTTAAATTTACCAATTTTAAAAGAGGTGCTTGAAGATTATATAAATTGAAGCTATAATATAGAAAAGGTGAGAACCACAAGTGTTAAATAAAATTGCATACAGATTAGAATTTCATATAAACTTTGAAACAAGTTTTATGTTTTTATATGAAATTTGTAACTATTAGTTTATTAAGGGGGAGAGTTAAATGACTTATAAAGTACAGAAAATATTTGTTAATCCAAATCACGTTTTGTTTAAATTTTTGGATAATTATGCTTTTTTGTCTAAGAACTTGTATAACTCAATTATTTATAGACATAGACAAGATTATAAAGAAGCTAAGAAAAAGATTTCATGGATGAAGTTAGTTGGTGAGTTTGCATCTTCTAATCAACCTGATTATAGGGCTTTACCAGCTAAAGTGGCACAGAATATTGTTAAAGGCATTGATGAAGAATATAAATCTTTTTTTGGGAAGCTTAAAGTTGACTTGAAAGCTAAACTTCCTAGGTATAAACACAAGACAGAAGGTAGATATAAGATAACCTTTGATTATCAATGTTTATCTAAGAAGGCATTAAAGAAGGGATTTATTAAACTACCTGTTCCAAAAACATTCACACAAGAATTGAAGTTTAAACTTCCTAAGAGTATTGATTGCACAACTATAAAACAAGTAACTATCACTAAATTTAATGATGGGTATATGATTAACATTGTTTGCAAAGATGATGACGAGATTAAACTTAAAGAAGGTAACAATGTTGCAGCTATAGATTTAGGTCTTAATAACCTTGTGGCTTGTGTAAGTAATAACGAAATGAAACCTTTTCTTATTTCGGGTAGAGTAATAAAGTCTATAAATCACTTCTGGAATAAAAAAGTAAGTAAATTGAAATCAAAACTAGATATATCAAAAGATGAAGGAGAGAAAAATGCAATAAAAACGAAGATTAATAAATTAAACAGAAAAAGAAACTTTAAAGTAAATGATTATCTTCATAAAAGTAGTTCTTTATTAGTAAATCATTTAGATTCCAATCAGATTGACTCACTCATTGTTGGTTACAACCAAGGTTGGAAACAAGATATTAATTTAGGAAAGAAAAATAATCAGAAGTTTTGTAATTTACCTTTCTATAAGTTCCTTAATATGTTATGTTATAAATGCAACAATAAAGGAATAAAGGTTAATACCCAAGAAGAATCTTACACTTCCAAATGTTCTTTCTTAGACAATGAAGAAGTTTGTAAACATGATTCTTACAAAGGAAAACGAGTTAAAAGAGGTTTGTTTAGGGCATCCAATGGTTCAGAGATTAATGCTGACATTAATGGAGCTTACAATATCCTAACAAAAGCAATCGGAAAGTTTAATTACCATCCGATACAGGTATGCGGTTTACCTCCAACTCTTAGAGTTGGATTTAAGTAAATTTTAATAGTTTTTATAATAATTGTGAGATTTATAACCGTGGATGTGCTTAAACTTAAAGAGCTAATGCAAAAAGATTCTTTTATTGATGAAATGAAATTGGATTCAGAGTCTTTGTCTTGTCTTTCTCTTTACAATAAATACCAGATGCTTTACTTTGATATTGCAAGAGAAGTCATTCAAATTAAAAGCCAGCTTAACGTCGTCAGAAGAGAAGTCTCTGATTATTGGCTTGGAAAAGCTCCTGATGAAGTCTATAAAGAAAGACCAAAACATCAAAAGGTTCTTAAGACTGATGTAGAGACTTACATCAAAGCAGATGAAGACTACTACACACTGGATAATGAACTTAAAGAGAAAGAACTTATCTTAAAGATATTGGAAGACTTTCTTAAACAACTCTCTCAAAGAGGGTTTAACATTAAGAACGCGATTGATTATCGTAAATTTGTATCAGGAGGAAATTAAAGATGTTTACATTTGAACTTAAACGTTATAAAGGCAGATATGAAGTAGAGTCTAGGATTCTTTTCATTGATGAAGATAATCTCTATGATGCTTGTTATCTTCTTGTCAAACAGAATACGACAGACAAGAGAAGAGAGGTTGCATTTAACCTTCTTGAACAAGAGGGATATTGCTACTACACTTCTTATGATGGGGAAGACTACAGAATTATCTTTAAGGTCTTAGGAGATATTCCTGAAAAGGTTAAAGATGATGAAGACCTATACCTTAAAGAACGGTTTGATGATTTGTCTTATGCCGCATATGCTCATGAAGGTTAAAGCAAATAAAAAGCCCTCAATCAAGAGGGCTTTCTTCTTTTCTTTTTAATTAGAAACCAGCACCATCAACGCCAAGTTTCTCCTTATATTCGGCAAAGTATTGTTTACGTTCTTTCAGACCATTAACGCCGCCATTGACCAGTTTACTTGCCCCGACAATATCACCTTCCTTAGCACAATCCAAAACGTTTCTACCGTCTTTGAATCTGTTACCAAAGTGAATGAACCAGTCAAAGATTTGTACAGCAACGTCAGGCTGCTCTGCAAGTTCTGGGAAGGTCAACAAATCAATGTTAAGGAACTTTCCGACTTTGTCGTAGTTGTTTCTGCCAGTAATTTGAATATATCCTCTACCACGGAATCTAGCACCATCACCCGGCTTAACATTACCCAAGTCTTTTCTGCCGTCATACCGACTAAAGTAAGCAGCATTACCGTATTCTTTCATAGTCTTGAATCGGTCAGTCTCTAATTTGGCTTGTGCCATCAAGACTGCAATAGCAATCGGAGGATATTGTTTATCTTGCAAGAATTGCAGAAGATAGTTTTCTCTCTCAAATCTTTCATCCATTGTTTTTATCTCTCTCTCGTTAAAGTTATTCTTGTCTCAAACACTTGTTCAACTGCAATAATTCTGTATTTAATTGTTATGAACAAATTACCTGAATTTTCTTGAACTTCAAATGTAATGTCTTGGACTTCTATTCTTCTTTCATATTTACTTAGGACATCTCTCATTCTTGCTTCCAAGGAAGCTAAATAGGTTGGTGATAGTTGTTCAAATAGACTTTCTGTTATTCCACCATAAACATCTCCATTAAAAGGAAAGTCCCATTTAGCAGAAAGCATTAAATGTCTGATACTTCTCTTGACAGCATTAATTCCGTTTACAGTTTTGTAATTTCCTGTAAGAGGATGAACAGACATAGATAAATCCAAGTCCTTATAAACATTATTAATGTCGTAATTATTAGTCCTTACTTCTGTCATGAAAAATTCTAAGTAGTTGATAGTTATAAGGATTTTGAAAAATATGTTGCCGCAAATATTATGGTTTGGTGCTAGACAACTAGTGGCTGCTGGCGCTAGAAGTGCTATGAACCATTCTCTGACTGCTGCAAGAGCAGCACAAAGGACTGGTAGAGCTTTGTATGATGAATATGAAGACGTGAGAGACAATGGATGGGATTCCAGACAAGGAAGACAATTAAGAAGAGCAGGAAATCAAGGATTGACTGCCGCTGCATTAATTGGTGGTAGAGCAGTTAATGTTTCAAGAAATCTTGCAAGAACGACACAACAAAGAGCATCCTCTATATCAAGAGCGTCTAGGTCTGCTTTCAATAGAGTTTCTTCTAATACTTCAAGAGTAGCTAATAGCCGTATAGGTAGATTGGGTGCTAGCGCCCTACTCAACCCATTTGCTGCTATTGGCGACTTTGTAATGGGTGATAAGGTCAAATGGGGAGACAAGAAAGACGAGAAAGACCTTGCAGAAAAAGAGGCGGATAAGATTATTCGTAAACAAGGATTAGACCCTAAGATAAAGGATAAACTTGTTGCATCCTTAATGTTTGATAAGGAAAACGGAACTAACTATACTCAAGGAGCATTAGGTCTTTCTTCCAAGGGATTTGGTAATGGTTTTATAAGAAAACTATTACGCAGAAAAGACTATATGAACACTCACGGAGAGTATGGGTTTAATGATGACAAACAAGGTTTCCAGCAAATAAGAAGTAATGCTCATGCCGGAGATGCAAGACTAGGCAATCTTCTGCCGACATCAAACATGGGAGAACAATCTTCTTCTCTCAGTAAATCATCTACTAAAAGAGAAGCTATTGATGTAAACGTCATATCTGCAAGACCAATAATCACTGCTCTTTCTACTTATAGTCAAAGAGTAGGAAATAATGGAATAGACCTGTCCAAATCATCTTTCTTTAAGGAGAATAAATCTAAAAAAGATTCTCCTGCTGTCGTAGAACAGATTTCAACTTTCAGGGATGAATTTAATGATAGATTTCAAGATTTCAATCCTGAAATTTGGACACAACGTCTCACTTCCATTGACGAGAATACTTCCAAAGAAGTAATGCAAAGGAATAATCTTCTCTTGCAGAACATTATTCGTGAGACAAATAACCTACAGGCAATGACAAACTCACTTATTAAGACCAGTAATAAGTATTTGTCTTTTATTGCTTATAAGTTAGGAATGCAGTCTTCTGGTGCTGAAGGTAAGAAGTCCAGACTGATGAGAGCGGCTGTTGGTGCAACTGCTGTATCTGCGGCTGGTGCATCCTATGACCTTATGGGAGAAGGATTAGATTGGCTTAAGAAAGAGACTAAGCCCGCTCTTGATTGGCTTAATAAGACAATGGAGCCTGTAACGAATTGGTTTGTCAAACAAGGTGAAGCTCTTAAAGAGTCTGAGTTTGTTAAAGACCTTACATCTGGTGTAGATAAAGTCAAAGAACAAGTTTCTTCTTTCTTTGATGATACATTCATGACAGATTTAAAGACTAACTTTGATGCAATATTACAACTCTTTAAAGATGTCGGTAGTGCTCTTTGGTCTGCTGTTAAGGCTATTGCTAAAACTCTATATGCAATAACAACTCCATTAAGAGCAGTCATTAAATTAGTCGTTAAGTTCTTCTGGAAATATCTACTTGCTCCTTTAGCTTGGGTGGGTTCCAAACTTGCAAACATTGTGGAGAAAGTCTTAAATCCATTTGGTGAAGCTATGATGGGTCTTGCTTCCCTATTTGAGACTTTTGGAGATTGGTTTAGGTCTTCTTTCCTAGGAAAGATGCTAGGTCTAAATAAAGGCGGAAAGTTACAATCCCGTGAAGAAGTAATGGCTGCTAATAACAAAGCTGCTGGTAGAAGTAATGAAAAAATCTCTTCTTCTCTTGGAGAAAGTGAAGAGCTTAAAGTCTTGAAATCTATTGAAGAAGGTATTCAGACAGGAAATAAACAAGAAGCTGTTTGGCAGAAGAAACAGAACAGAATCATTGAGGAAGAAAGACAGAAGAGACTTAAAAAAGACCAAGAAGAACAAGCAAAAGGTAATGTTGAATTAAATCAAAGAGTTAAAGAAACCTCTACCTTAGAAGCCATTAAAGATAATACCCAAGTTCCTGCCGATAAGATTCGTAGAGAAGAAGCTGAAAAGAATAAGAGTGAAGCAGATTTAATAGATTCTCTCTCTACTGTATATCACGATAAGAAGGCTTTGGAATGGAGAACTGGTGTTCAGTTAAAAGACGAACACGACAATCTAATGTCTGAGGAAGAGTCGTATAGAGAAGTAGAAAGAAGAGTCTCTGACATGACTTCTTCTCTTAAAACTTCCATTAAAGAAAGACAAGAATTAGCAAAGACAAATCCTAATCTTGTTGATGCCTATAACATGGGTAAAGGTAGAAACCTTATCAATTACGGTTGGGATAACAAACAAGTCAATAATCTTCTCTCAGGGACAATAGACAAGATGTCTGAGGAAGATAAAAAGAAACTTGTTGAAGAGTATATGTCTTCAGGTGATGTCACTGAAGAGGATAAAGCTCTTTATGAACGAGTTAGTAAAACGGGGTATGAACTTGGTGGATTTGGCAGAAATGATGAACTCTTCCAAAGAGCATTGATTGCCAAAAACTTAGGTCTCAATTCAATGGAGCTTTATTCTCTTGAACATAGGTCAGGTGAAAAAGCAACACAGTTTTATAACTTCAGTGATGAACAGATAGACCAGATGGGTAATCAATTCCTTACTGGAAATAAATCTGCTCAGAAAAGAATGCAAGCTCTGCTTGGCTCTGGTCTTGAGAAGTCTCTTAGAGTTGTGGATAAAGGAAATAAGAAGATTGCTCAACACAATAAAGACCTAGAGGCTATTGAGAAACAAAAAGAAGAAGAGATTAACAATGCTTCTTCTCTGGTTAATGCGTATTACGCTAGAAAGATGTATGACCAGACAGCTACCCCTTCACAAGAAGAACAGGCTGCTTTGGATTATCTACAACAAGTGGGTAAGGAGTATGCTCCACCACCACAAGTTACTGAACAGATTAAACAAGAAGAAGTAAGCAAGAAGGGTTATGACGATGTTGATGTTGAGGCAATCAAATATGCTGAGACCTATAAAAGAATACAAGAGATTCAATCTTTACCCCGACATCAACAAGACTTGGCTAGAGATGAATATGCTTCATTACTAAAACAACAAGAGAAGAATAAACAGAATGTAATCTATTCAGCAATAGACTTTGGAAATGATGCCAAACGAACATATACTACGGCTGGAATAGAAGAGAAAAGAACATCCGAAGAGATTACAAAAGATACATTAAAAAGTCTTGACCCGGCTCTTGTGGTTGAGTACGACAAGTACAAATCCACTCTGGAAAACAATACAAAAGACTTTGCTAATGCTATTGTTGAGTCAGCCAAACAGATTTCTTCTTCTCTGCAAGAGGGTGTTTCTGCTGTTCAGGAATCAAATGATGATAACTTCTTTACTAAGGCAAAAGACAAGGCTGTTTCTTTGGTTAAAGTCTCTAAAGAGTTTGCAGTTGATAAGACTTCAAAAGCCATTGAGTCTTCTGTTCAAGCAGTCAATAAAGGTAAAGAACTTGTAGAAGAATATACACCTATTGTAAAAGATAAGGTATTGAAATCAAAAGATTATGTTGTCAATAAGTCTTCAGAGGTTTATGGTGAAGCGTCATCCATCATGGGAAGATTGTCTGACTCTGTAAGAGACAAATATGAACACTACATGAATGCCAAAGAAGACAAAGCTGCAAGGGATAATACATCTGGTGTACAAATGGCTATTCTTAATGCTGGTGGTGGTTCATCTAATGGAGCAGGTAACACAATCATTAACAATACCAAGATTCCTTCAACCAGTAAGGCACACGACGTTGACGAAGGGATTTACTTCTTGAACTCTACCATTGGAATGATAGCTTCAAGAGCAATAGCTGCTTCTTTATAAGAAGAATATTAATAATAAGAAAGGCTCCACTAAGGAGCCTTTACTTTTACAGAAGTTTTATAACATCGTTGCTAATCTCTTTTGGAATTCTTCTCAGGTCAATCAACAAAGTATTTCTCCTTACGTTATTCCAGTAGGGAGAATCCTTCATAGAAAGAAGAAACTCTTTAAGACCCATACTCTCCCATTCCTCTACTTTTTTCTTGGTTATGGAAGGACATCTCTTCCCTTCCACAAGATAAGTATCATCATCCCCAAAGATATTAGGGATACCATCAGCAGCATCACCACGAGCAATGTGTTCAATGATTGACATCTTAGGTTTAACAAACTCTTCTTTCAGAGGGTCATATTGTTTATTCTTGTAGAAGTGGATAAGTTGAGTCAAATCCTTATCCTGACTGACGACAGTAAATTTCTCTTCTTGTTTAAAGAAATGTTCAGCAAAGACTGCAATCAAATCATCACCCTCTGCCTGTTCATGATAGAAGAATCTACAAGGAATTTCTTCTACTAATTCTTTCTCTACTTCTTCAACTTGAATGAAGAAATTCTTCCAATCAAATTTATCCTCAACCTTTTTGTTCTTTCTTCTTTGTTTGTAATAAGGAAAAACATCATTACGCCAGCTAAACTTTCCATCCTTACAAAGAAGTAATTCATGAAAGTGAAGTGGAAACTGTCTGATAAGAATCAGAAGATTATCTTTTAGATAACGATAGAAGACATTAATATCAATCTCTTCCTGTTCATCAGAAATAGCTAAGTCTCTTTTCAGTTGAAAAAGGCTTCTGTATATGAAACCTGAATAATCAATTAAAAGTTTTCTCTTATTCATATTAACTCCTTGAAATAATTAATCATTTTCGCCATTCCAAACATCACTGTCAGCCTTCTTATCCAAGTAAAGCTCTTCATCAACATCAGAGAGTTCAATGGTAACTTCCTCATGTGAATAGGGATGTTCCTCTTTCTGATAAATCTCTCTACGTAGTTTGGCGTGATACTCACCCCAACCCAAAGAATCATACAAATCAATTAACTCAGCCTTTTCCTTACCTTTATATTTGCGTAAAGTTCTTCCTATACTCTGGACAACTGTGATTGTCGCTTTCAAAGGCTCCGCCATAAGAATAGTTCTCAGGTTTGGTGCATTAATACCTGTAGCAATAGTCTTATAAGAGGCAACTAAGATAACGTCGTTTCTTTCTTGAAAGCTTTCCTTAATACGCATTCTCTCATCAACCGAAGTCTCGCCGGATATGTACTCAACTCTTCTGTCTGGAAAGACATCTTTCAAGTCAGAGAAGAGTTTCTTGCCAAAGACAATTCTATTAAAGAGAAGAACAATATTCCTTTTATCGTTCTTTCTTAAATACTCGACAATAAAGTTAGTCCTGTTGTAGTCATGTGTTAAATAAGAGATATATTCATTGTAGGAGTTAAAGCCAATACTTCTTTCCCTCTTAATGTAAATCTGTTTAATGGAAAAGTCTGTTGCTAAATTCTTGTTTATAAGCTCTCTTGCTTTAATCAAGGTAACGACTTGACCGAACCTTTCTGTCGTCCGCATTAAATGCTCCTTAGTGCCGTTTAGAGAGCCTGTCATCCCTATTCTATAGGGAGCATTCCAAGTCTTCCTGATAATGTCTGTAATTGAGTTTCCGACAGCTTTATGCGCCTCATCCACCAATAACATATCAAAGCGTTTAAAGTAGAAATCATCTTCGTTCATGGAAGCGTATGTGGATATAAAGATACTCCCATTAGGGTCTCTCTTGTCGTCACCACTCTTACTGTAAATACACTTTACCTTCTCTTCCCAGTAGTCAGGATTCTTTGAATAGGACTTAATGTCTTCTTTCAACTGTTTAATCAAAGCTGTTGTGTCAGTAAGGATTAATACCTTCTTTCCTTGTAAAGCCATTATTCCTGCAAGGACATAAATTACAAAAGACTTTCCACCAGAAGTAGAAATCTCAACAAACCCTTTCTTTCTTCTAAGGAGAGTTGTTATTGCTTTTATCTGATGTTCATGAGGTTCAAAGTTCTTCTTAAAGTCTTTGTTTAAGAATCCTTCATAAAGAGAAGAAACAACTTCCTTACTATTAACATCTTTTAATGAATCATCTACCTTGTAGGGTATTTCATTCTCTTTAAGAAGAGAACAAACATCAAACAAGAACATTGCAGGAATGGTCTTATCAGTCTTTTTGAATAAACGTGTAACAGTAACTGTCCCTAGTCTCTTCTTGTCTTGATACTTGGTCGATTCATTAACGTAAGAGAAATGTTTGTATAAGAGTTCCACAGTTTCTTTTGTTAAACCGTGTAACTTAATTCTATGATTCTCTGCCTTTGTAATGCTTACGACATTAGAAGAAGAGAAGAGTGTTTGTTGCTTCATTTGTGAATAGTCTCCTGTTTGAATAGAGTTATTCATTAGATTGTATAGACGAAGAGAAGAAATGTAAAGAGAAAAAAGGGAAGAGAGAGGGAGAGGGGGAGAGAAAGAAAGAGGCATCACTACTTTGTAGAAAACATAAAAAAGTCAGTGTTTATGCGGCTTGTAGAGGATGTGTACTTTCTACCTAATCAATATGAAGAAAGATTTATAAACATGAAACATAAGTGGTGAAACAAACATTAAACTAAATTCACATATATAGAAATAAAGACATAAACATTAAACAATAAAAGAGAAGAAAGAAGAAGAGAAAGAAAAGGGAAAGAAAGAGAGAAGAAGAGCGAGAAGGCATCACTACTTTGTAGAAAACATAAAAAAGTCAGTGTTTATGCGGCTTACAGAGCATCACTACTTTTTAAGACGATACTTCATAACACTTTAAAATGTCTTTTGTAAGACTTCCTTACAAAACATTTATCTTCCTCTACAAAGGATTTCACCAAATGGCAAAGACCAAAACCAAAAGACCACAAGACAGTTTCTACCAGTCAGCAAGAGAAGTAGTTGCTCAGACAGAAAACCAGAAGGACTATCTCTCTTCTCTCTTCCAACAGAAGGATGTTGTCGTTCATGGTTGTGCAGGAACTGGAAAAGGATATTTAACCCTCTACTATGCTCTCAAATGTCTGCAAGAGAGAGTAATCAACAGAATACTTATCATCAGGTCAGCAGTCCCCACAAGAGATTTAGGATTCCTTCCCGGAACAGAGGAAGAGAAGTTATCTGCCTATGAAGCTCCTTACAGAGAACTTATCAATGAACTTGTGGGAAGAGGAGATGCCTACGACATACTCAAGAAGAAAGAAGAGCTTGTTTTTCTTTCTTCTTCTTATTTAAGAGGATTAACTTTTGATAATACTTTCATCCTTGTGGATGAAGTTCAGAACATGACCTTCCATGAAATAGACACTATCTACACAAGAGTAGGAGAAAACTGTCAAGTAGCCTTTACAGGAGACTTTGTCCAACTTGATGAAGGAGTGGGTAAACAAGGTAGTGGCATACAAAGACTTATCACTGTTGCAAGAAACCTTCCTTCTTTTGATGTTCATGAATTTGGTATTGATGACATTATCAGAAGTCAGAAAGTAAAAGACTGGATTATTGAAACGCAAGTAAGAGCTTTCTAAAGGAGTCTAAATTCCTTTCTGAGACGTTATCTTTCTCTACTAATAGGGTAACTAAGGGTAATAGAAGATAGCGTCTCCTACAAATGAATACAGTCCTTCCAGAAGACAAATAACACACATTCAAATGGCATCAAATACCTTACAAGGCAAATACACACCCATTCATCCAGAGAAATACTTAGGAGATGTAGATAACATTGTCTATCGTTCTGGATGGGAAAGAAGATTAATGGTTAAGTTAGATATATCCCCACAAGTCATTCAATGGGGAAGTGAAGAATTAGTCATTCCTTATTTCGACTCTATGCAAAGAAAGACAAGAAGATACTTTGTGGACTTTGTTGTCTTGTTTATGACTAGTGATGGAACAAAGAAGAAATTGGCTATTGAAGTAAAACCATATTCACAGACAATTCCTCCAAAACTCAATTCTTCTGCAAAGAAGAAAGCTAATGCTCAACGAAGATATTTAAGAGAAAGTACAACTTATCAAAACAATATGGATAAATGGAGAGCAGCAGAAGACTGGTGTAACAAGAATGGGTTTTACTTCTTAGTTCTTCATGAAAAGAATGTTGGTGGTTTGTTCTAAATGAAAGATAAATAGTTTGTAACAAAGAGAAGAAAAGAAGGAAGAGAAAAGAGAGAGAGAGAAGAAGGAAGAAGAGGCATCACTACTTTGTAGAAAACATAAAAACCCAGTAAGTATGCGGCTTACAGACGATGTACCTTGTTTCCATACGACACTTACTAAAGGGCTACAAAGAACTCCAAGAGAAGTATGAGACACCTTCTTAAACCATCCACAAGAAACACCAACCATAACCATTCCTTACTTAGAAGTAAATCCTTAAGAATGGCTTAACCATGCGGGTTACAGAGATAGTAAAAAGTCTGTAATGTTTTTATAGACAGTTTTAAAGAAGAAGAAGGATTAAATATTTATAGTTAGTAAATTTAGTTATTAATTCTTCTCAAATCCGTATGCTCTTCTCTAATAAATCTAGACCTATACATCCCTACCCGCTACTACCCTATTACCTAATCATTTCATCTCTTCATTTGTGAGAGATTACCTTATTCTCTGAGCTTATAAGAGACGTTTAGAGGCGATGTAAGGTCTTAGGGAATAACTTATAAAGGGTATGGGGTTATCTCGTCTTAGAAAGCTATTCAGAAAGGATTAGAGAAGAAGATGTTCTTTCAAATCTTCATGTTTTTGATGTCTGCAAATATAGCATCTCTTGAACCCCGCATGGTTAAGCCATTCTTCAAGATTTACTTCTAAGTAAGGAATGGTTGTGTTAGTGTTCTTTCTACTTCTCTTCTTGTGAGGAAAAAGATTGCGTCTTATCTCTTTGAAAAGTGCACATCCTCTGCAAGCCACATAACTACTGGGTTTTTAAACTTTTCTACAAAGTAGTGATGCCCTCTTCCTTCTTTCTCCCGTCTCCTCTCCCTCTCTAAAATCTTCTACAAGCTAGCTAACAAATCACGACGTAACAAATGACTTCACCTATCAAACCCTCTATTAATCCGTCAGCACCGGGAATAGATGTTGACCTTGACCCAATCTCTACTTCTTCTTTGAAGAGAACTTCTCCTACTGTTTATTCAGTAAAGTCTCCCAATGATGGTTCAACGTCAATAGAATTACCTGATGATAAAGAATCGGATTCTTATTTAAGAACTTCCTTTGGATTCTCTACATTAAATTCTTCTGTTCCGAAAGGGGAATATGATTTAATAAAGACATATAGGGATATGGCTATCTCTTCTGATGTTGATGAAGCAATACAAGAAATCATTAATGAAGTATTTGCTGCTGATGGAAGAGAACCAGCATTCAAGCCAATGTTTAAGCCTAAATCAAATGTTCCATCCTCTGTCCAAAAGAAGATAGAAGAAGCATTTGAATATATTTATTATGTTCTTCTTAACTTTGACACAGAAGGTCATTCAATTCTTAGACAGTGGTACATTGATGGAAGATTCTTCTTCCATATTGCTGTGGATGATAAACAGAAGACGATTAAATATCTTCAGCCAATAGACCCATTGTTTATCAGAAGATTCAGGAAAGACTTTATCTCTCGTCAGACAGGTCTGGTTGACGTTGCAAGGTCAGATTACTTCTATCTTTATATTCCACCAGAGCAACAGAAGAATAATCGCTTAGAGACATTCTGGAATGGTTTTAGAAATGACCTGTCCAATAAGAACTATTGCATTAACTTTTCTTCATATGCAATAGCGTATGCAGACTCAGGTCTTTATGACAGACAGAACAATACAGTCTTGTCACATTTGTATAAGGCAATTATTCCCTTTAACAATATGCGCATGATGGAAGAAGCCATGATGATTTACCGTATTGTTAGAGCGCCTGAACGTAGAGCTTTTTATGTGGACGTCGGTAATATGGGTTCACAGAAGGCAATGCAGTATGTGAATGATATTAAGAATACTTTTAATAACAAGACAGTGTTTGACTCCTCCACTGGTGCATTCATCAACAGAAAGACTGTTCATGCCATGACAGAGGATTACTATCTGCCTAGAAGAGATGGACAAAGAGGGACAGAGATACAAACCCTAGGTGGTGCAGAGAACTTAGGCGTAACAAAGGATATTGAATACCTGAGAGACAAGTTCTATAGAGCCTTGAACGTTCCTGCTGGAAGATTAAATCCAGAGCAACAACAGTCCACTCTTCTTCTTGGAAGAGTCTCTGAAATGCAAAGAGATGAATACAGGTTTAAGAGATTTATAGACCATCTCAGAGACCATTTCATGCCTTTGATTGAGAAGATTCTTAAGACTGAGTTAGTCCTTAGAGGTTCTTTGACAGAGGCAGAGTGGGACAAGCACGTCGTTAAGGATTTCTACTGGGAGTTTACAGAAGATAACTCCTTTACAGAGATTAAGAAGACAGAAAAACAAAGAGCCAAGTTAGAACTCTTGGATGCTTACTCTCCTCACATCGGTAAGTTCTTCTCTGAGCAATACATCATGAAGGAAGTCTTAGGTTTTACTGATAAAGAGATTAAAGATATGAAGTCTCAAATAGAAGATGAAGCTCCTGAAGAAGATAACAACAATGATGGAGAAGATGATGGTAACAAAGAAGGCTTTGAAGATGGCTCGTTATCTTCTTCTGGTGGAGAAGTAACAACACCTATTGGTAATAATCAATATGTGTATAACCCTAACAGATAAAAACTGTTACTCCATATCATCTGCAAATGTAGCATCCCTTGAAACCCGCATGGTTGAGCCATTCTTAAGGATTTACTAAAGAGTAAGGAATGGGGTGGTTGTAAGTCTTTATAAAGGAGATTAAGTGTCACATAACAATCCATTAACAGAGGACGTTCGTTCCTACTTTCAGAATACTTTCACTTGGTTTCAAGGAAAGGTTGTTGACCACAACGACCCTCTTAAACGAGGAAGACTGAAGATAGAGTGTTTTGGCTTTTATGATGGAATAGAGAAGGCTAAATTACCTTGGGCTATTCCTCTTGGCTCAATGAACTCTTTTTCCTCTGATGGGAATGGTAGGTCTCCTACGGGAATTTATGAAGGAGCTATTGTCTTTGGATTCTTCCTTGATGGGACAGATGCTCAACAGCCTGTCTATATGTCTTCTTTCTTTGGAGCGCCTAATGGTATTTCAGACGTTTTTGGAAATGCCAGAGAAGAACAAAAGATTCCAAAGAAGAAAAGGCTAAAAGGTAAGAAGCCATTTGGTGGAGAGTTCCAAGAGCCTGACACAAACTTTGCTGCAAAGTATCCTTGGTGTCATACGACTAAAACAGTCAATGGACATATTTATGAATTGGATGATACTGCTGGTTCACAAAGATTTCACTATAGACATCCATCTGGGACAGATATAGAGATTGACAAAGAGGGTGTTGTTGTCATTCATGGACAGAAAGAACACTGGACTATGACTAAGGGAGATATTTATCTTCATACAGATAAGTCAGTCTTTGTTTCTACAAAACAAGATGCAAATCTTAAAGTAGAGGGAAATGTAAATATGGAAGTTGAGGGAAACTATAAAGGTGAGGTTAAAGGTAATTATGAATTAAAAGTTACGGGTAACTATGACCTTAAAGTAGAAGCTAATTCAACCTTTACCTCTGGTGGAACAGCAACACATAAAGCCTCTATGATTATGCTTAACTAGATTTAATAGTTTATAAGAAGAAGAGAATCCTTAACTAGGATTCTTTTTTCTTGTAGGAGAAGACACACCACCACCTATATACGTCCGGACTAAATTAGAGATGCTATACAAGCCGCATACTTACTGGGTTTTTAAGTTTTTCTACAAAGTAGTGATGCTCTTCTTTTCTCCTTATCTTCTTTTATTGATTTATCATAACGTAAAGCCCCAACAGAAGTAAGGAGGAGGAAACCTTCTGTGGGGCTATACGGTTAGTTTTTCTTTAAACTACTTACCGCTTTATTATTGGATGAACTAACAAACCATTCTTCTTTAAAGTCGCAATCCTTAGCGTGTTGCAGTAAGCTAAATAAGAGATAAAAGATAAGAAAACAAAAAGAGAGGTGAACAAATTGTTTCTTTCTTTATCTCACAAATGTATTTTCTATTTCATTATCATTTTCTTTTAAAAGGTCTTCGTAGAGTTGTACGAAGGTATGAATAAAGTCTGGAGATATAACCCATATCTTCCGCATTACTTCATTCTTATCCAAGTCATATTCATTTCTATAAACAGGATTAATGTATTCAGGAAGAAGTTTACCTTCATCACGAAGTTTCTTCATTTCCTCAAACATAATATCATCAACGATTCTATTAGTCCTTGTGTCAATAAAGAATAATAAATCATTGATTCCTTTATTGGCGTACTCTATTTCTTCTCTTTTTCTAAGCCAAGAGTTAAATGGGTTTATTGCTTCATTGACTAAAAGAACAGTCCACCAGAAAGAAGGATTACCATAAATAAAATTAGAGACAATCTCAGCTGTGTCTCCCTCTCTTATCACCAGTGGTTTAAAGATGACGTCACTGGTAAGGTTCATCTTCTCTATAAGAATAGAAACAGTAAAGTTAGCAATTTCTCTTCTTATTCCATCAGAGAAGGAATAATCTACGACAGGAAATTTATTAAGCATTATTAATCACCTATAAGAACATTTGAACTGCCAGTCATCATTGCTCCTCCGCAAGTAACCCTATCTCCTATTCTTCCTGCTTTCAATCCATTAATCAGGACAGTAGAGCTTGTAGCTTTGATGGTTCCTTTATCATGACAGTCAATAAGACAGCAATGTTTGTTTAGTTCATCACCGTCTCTTGCTGCACCTTGTCCATTGATAATTACGTTTTCACTGGCTTTAATGACATCGTGTGGTGGATAACACATATGACCACTGCCTAAGTCATGTAATCTTGCTGCTGGTCTTCCCATTTCTTAATCCACCTTTTCTATAAATCTTTTGTAGGACATTGTCACAGACATATTGAGAACAGCATTATTAGAGGAGTAGCTTAAATCCAGAGGAGCGACCGACATACACCACGCATCCTCGAAGACTAAGGAATAACGAATGTATCCCTCTACGTCTAAAACAGATACAGTCATCTCTGTAACATAATCATCATAGAATGAAACGACAGCAGACTTGGAGTCAACGATAAGTCCTTGCCAAGCCTCAAACATTCTTCTTACCTCAAAGTCTCCGTCAACGTAAAAGGTAAGAATGATTGGGTCAAAGAGAAGGCTGTGAGGAACTCTATATGAAACACCTAATTGTTTATGTTCATAAGTTTGCAATGTTTTCTGTGGGACAGATATTGCAGAACAGAGAATACCTACTTTTTGAGTATCGAATGCTCCACCAGCTTTATCACCAAGTCCACTTTGTCTTGCCATACGTTGATATTCATTAATCCCTTTTGGCATATTAAACTCAACTAAATATCTATTTGGTCTGGCATATCCACTAGAAGAAGACATAGCCTTTATGAATTGGTTTTGAGAGGCAATAAGTTCCCTATTACTTGGACTCTTCTTTACCTTAGTGTTTCCCAAAGGTCTGTCTCTCATTTGTTTAAGAACTTCACGAGATGCTGACAAGTTATCCATTGCATATCCGTATGCAGGATTAAATCTTCTTAAAGGATTATTCTTTCCACCATTGACTGAATCAATATTGTCCATTGTATCAATAAAGTCAATTCCCACCTGTGGAGCTTGTTGTGCTCTTAATGCCGCCATCTTTCTCTTTTCAATAATATTAACTATTAGAAATTTTAACTATTAAAAATCTTCAATAGTAAATTCAATAACTTAAAGAAAAGAGGTAAGCAATCAAATGCCAGCATTAGATAACTTTAATCCCACTTACCAAGTCAACACAGAACTTGGTTATGGGGTTTTTCAAGATAACCCACCAATGACGTTTGCACAATGGAGAGAAGACCAACAAGCAATGCGACAAGCATTTCAACAAGCAGAACAACAAAGTCAACAGCAACAATGAACCAGATGGCTCTTCTTTCTGAGGCAATAGGAATTGATAGGAAAGACCTTGATAATTTTTTCAGGTTTCTTGCTTATAGAGCTTGGCACAACATATACGACGCCCTAGACGAAATAGCAAGAAAGAATCTAATTATCACTGTTGAGAAAACACACAGGGTAGGAAAACTAGTCTTCAATTTTAGAAATTATCCTCACCCAGTAATCCTCTCAGCAGAGATGAATAACAGATTCAGACTTGAACATAAGTTCTTAAAGATTCTTCCTATTACAACAGCAACAAGAAAAGAAGAAATCATTTATTACTTTGAACAAGCTCTAAAAGCACAAGAAGACCTTTATAAAGACCCGACTCAAATGAATACCAGAGAACACAGTAAGTTTAGAAGACCTTCCAAAGAAGATGTCTCTTCTCTTATCGGACTCAGGAATGATGGAGGGTATCAAAAAGAAGCGTCATTTGACTCCTCAGATTATCAAAGAAGAACACAAGTTCAAAGTGGTCTCTTTAATTACTATAACCGTTAATTGACTGTTTCAAAAGAACTTTTTATTAAATAACAAAAATAAGTATTGTTAGTAAACAAAAACTTTAAGACTTAAAGGAAATTAAAAACAATGAGTAAAGAACTTATGACTCCCCGTGAAGAACTGGTTGAATCTATCGACCCGTATATTAAACTCACTGATATTGAAGACAAACATAAACGTGAGGTTACTGCCGTTCTTCTGGAAAACCAACGTCAACAATTCTCCACTGACCTGACTTCCCTGCGTGAAGACATTAACATGACCCCGCAAGTCCAGAACTGGCAAAACGTCATGTTGCAAATGGCTCGTCGGATTACTCCTAAACTGATTGCATTTGACCTTGCAGGTGTTCAACCGATGACTATGCCGGACTCTGTCGCGTTTGCCCTACACGCACGTTATCCGGATGGTTCCACTCCGATTGACTTCACCAAAGGTAAAGAAGCTCTCTTCCAAGAAGTAGATACCGCCCACTCTGGTAAAGGCACTTCTGACTACACTGATAACCCGTTCCTTGCTGCGACTGACGTTCTGTCCAAGACTGGTTTTGGTATGGACACTCCTGAAGGTGAAAAAGCCAAATGGAAAAAAATGGGTCTGGACATCAAGAAGATTGGTATCTCCGCTAAGACTCGTCAACTCCGTGCCGATTACTCAATCGAAATCGAAAAGGATATGCAGGCAGTTCATGGTCTTTCGGCTCGTCAAGTTCTGACTGAAATCCTCTCTGATGAAATCACTCTGGAACTCAACCAAGAATTTGTCCGTCGTCTTTATCACATTGCTATTCCGGGTGGTCAAGGTTTTGCAACTCCGGGTGAGTTTAATTACTTGACAGGTTCGGATGGTCGGTGGCATGGCGAACGCGCTCTCGGCTTGTGGATGGCAATCGAACTCGAAGCTAACCGTTTGCAACTCTTGAACCGTCGTGGTCGTGGTAACTTCATCGTGACCTCTGCTAACGTAGCCTCTATGTTGGGTAACGTAGGTATTATGAAAAATGACACCGATTATCAGGGCAGCCTGAATGTTGATGTTATGACTAATACTTATGCTGGTATCGTTAATGGTCGAACCCGCGTTTATGTTGACCCGTTCCTTACCCATGACGGTGTTCTGATTGGTTATAAAGGCGCTAACGAAATGGATAACGGTATGTTCTATTGTCCGTATGTTCCGTTGACTATGTACCAAGGTGTTGATGTTACAGCAGATTTCAAGAACGCGCTGGGTATGCAAACGAGATTTTCTTACGCTCAAAATCCTATCGTTCCTGACTCTGACAAAGCCTCTGATGCTTGGGTTAAAGGTAAAAACTACTACTACACCAAGTTTGCGATTAAAGACTTGAAGTTTGGTGGTTAATAAATAACCAAAAACTAAACAAAAGCCCTCAATTTGAGGGCTTTTTAATTTAAAAGTACATTATTAAAACCACTGTATAAAAGAAAGATTATTTACATCACAAGAATAATTTAATGTAATATAACATTTACATTTAGTAATTTTTATCTTTCCTTTCGCCATGCTATACTCTTACAAACAATGAACAAAAGAGAGGTTAAAACTATGACAATAGAAATTATTGAAGAAAAAGAAGTTTGGTTAGATAGAAACTCAAAAGATAAAAACTATCTTTCTAAAGAAGGAAATAAATTTTACAGAGAACAAGAAGATGACAACTACTTCATCTTTACAGAGAATGAATGGACTTCAAATAAAGAAATTATTCATTGGATGTTAGATGACAATAAAGGCAAATTTACTTATATTAACTTTGATGTAAGATTTGCCACATTAGAGGAAGCTAATACGTTTTATGAAAGGAATCATATTAAAGGACGAATTAATGATTCTTTTGTTAATATCTGTTTAACTTCTACTCTTAACTCTTCTTCCATTTATGCAATGGTTTCTTTCAATCAAAAAAAGATAATGAAAGATTATATAAATCTAGAAATATCCAGATTCTGTTGCAGAAGAGAAATAAATATTCTGGGCGCTTTAAGTAAGATGATTCAGCACTTTCCTTTTAAAAGAGATTATGGTGGTGTCGTCTTTAATGTAGTTCCTTATGATAAATATGCCATTGGTGAAGCATTCGTTTCTGACTTCAATCATCTTTTCTCAACACCACAAAGAAGAGTAGATGATAAAGGCTTTCATCATTCTTTTCATACCTTCTATAAATCGTTTAACAAAGGAGAATTTTAACTATGAAAACAATTAAAGAAAAGATTAAAGAATGTTTCTTTAAGGAAGACGGAGGTAAACACTACGTCACTAAGAAAAGATTAGATAAATTTAACCTCTATGAAGAACTAATGGAGTCAGAGGAAACAAAAGACTTTCCAGACTTTGAAAGAAAGGTTTATTTCCTTTTGTATGATGGTAAATCTGCTTATTGTCCTTATTGTGGAAAAGCTAATGAACTAAAACCAAGAAAAGAGAATCCTTATGGCTTTGCATCGTGTCATATGTCTTGCAAGAAAGGCAAATACATTCCATCAAACAGAAAAGAAGTTAACGAAAAAAGAATCATTGAACTTTATCAAGAAGGAAACTCACTTGAAAAGATTGCTGAACTTGTCTCTAAAGAAAATGAAACTTCTATTTCTAGGATTGTTGTTAATAGGGTTCTAAAAGAACATAACATAAACAAAAGAAGTAAAAGTGAAGCTCAAACTATTGTTAACAACAGGAGAAAAGAAGAGAAATGAACATCATAAAATTAATCTCTAATACTGAACCACCAGAAGAACATTTCTTCTTACTAGATAATAATCCAGACTTTCCACATTACCTTTCAGAAGAAGGAAGAGAATTTGTTAAAAAGAATAAGAATGTTCTGGTGTTTAAACACTGCGACTGTATGGATAATTATGAAAGACAGTTACCAATAGTAAAAGACTTGGTCTATAAATATGCTTTTGTTAAACAGCTTCTTTTAGACAAAGAATACAACATTAAAATCTATGACATTAAAGACTTGATTCCAACAACTGTATCAGAAGAAGAAGCTGTCATCTTCTTAGAAAGAAATAACATTAAAGGAAGAGTTCCTTATTCTTCTAACAAAGTTACTTACTATGGTCTTAGGGATTATAAAGATGACTTGATATGTCTTTTAGCTTTGACTAAGTCTCGATGGAAGAAACACAGAGATAAAGAAATTGTCAGATTTTGTTGGAAATTAGGTTGTTATTATAAAGGGTCATTAGATGTTCTTTTAACCTTTGCATCTAACTTTGAAGATGTCTCTTCTCTTATTTCTTTTAATGAACCATATGATGTTTTAGGAAATTTGGAAAGAGAACTTACTGGTTTTGAATTAGAAAAGAAAACGTCTTATAAGAAAGAATTAGGAAGAGGTTATAAAACCATTTCATTACATTACATAACAAAATTGTAATATTAATTAAAAAGCCCTCTTAGTTGAGGGCTTTTTAATATTTGTAACTATAGGTTCATCAAGTCTGTTTATAGAGATAAGTAATTATTTTATTACTAGAAATAAAAATCTCTCTGTAATTTCAATTATTTATCATGATAAAGGACAAAGAACGCTATGGCTATCCAATGGTCTTCGCCGGGCGTGACGGTTACAGAAACCGACCGCTCGCTATACATTCCCTCCCCAGACGTCGGCAGAGTAGGTCTTGCTGGCATCTTCAACTGGGGGCCGATTAATGAACCTCTTCAAACTCCTGCAACAAGAGACCTACAAGAAACGTTTGGTAAACCGTCAGAAGAAAACGCACAATCTTATGTTGCTGCTGCTGATGTTCTCTCTTACACTAGAAACGTCTATGTAACTCGTATTGCTGATTCAGCTACTGCTCTCAATGCGACAGACGGGACTGCTGGTCTTCTTGTAGAGAACCGTGCTAAGTTTGATTCATTGAGTTCTACCTCAACTACTGGTATTACCTTCATTGCTAAATATGCTGGTGAATTGGGTAATGCAATTACAGTAGAGATTGCTGATGAAAACACTTTTGATACTTGGGAATACGCTTATCTCTTCTCAAATAAACCCGGAAGTTCACATCAAGCAGAAAAAGCTGGTGTTGAAGCGTCAGATGAATTCCATATGGTCATCTTGGATGCTACTGGGGCGTTTTCAGGCAACGTAGGGGAAATTCTTGAGAAGTGGGAGTTTCTCTCTAAAGCAAAAGATGGTATAGACTTCGACGGTCAGAAGACTTACTTTAAGACCAAGATTAATGAAGGTTCTAAGTACATTTACTTTGCCAATAAACCTGCTGCTGATAAATACGACACTGCCGCTGCTGGGTATGATGCTGAATGGGGAACATCTCTTCTTAAGAGTGATGGTACTTATTCCAAGTATAAGAAACTGAAAGTCGCCGAAAAAGGTGCTGATGGAACCAATCCACCTTCTGCTGATAACTTGGCTAAGTACACATACAAACTGAAGAATGGCACTAATGGAACCGCTCCTCAACTAGACGATTACATTCGTGCTTATTCAGCATATGAAAACGCAAATGCTTATGACATTGACGTCTTGGCTGTTACTGCTGTTCCAGACACTGACATGGCAAAAGTCATTCGTCACTGTGTGAATAACATTGCAGAGAAGCGTAAAGATTGTATTGTGGTTTACTCTCTGCCTCTCTCCAAGATTCTGAATAAGACTAATAACGAAGCAACAAAAGCTGTTAATGATTTCTTTAAGGAACTTAACATCTCTTCTTCATACGCATTCTATGCGCCGAACTGGTTCTTGGAATATGATTTACACACTGATGGGAATTATTGGGTTCCTGCTTCTATGGGAACTGCTGGATTGATGGCTGCTGTAGAAGATGTCTGGGAAAGTCCTGCTGGTTATAACCGAGGCATCTATAAGAACGTAGTCAAATGTGCAATCAACTATTCAGAGGAAGATGCAAACTTGTTTTATAACAAGTCTTCTGCAAACCGTATTACGGCTGATGCTGGTTATGGCGTTGTTCTTCTGGGTGACAGAACTTCCATGACTCGTCCTTCTGCTCTTCGTGAGGTTGGCATTCGGAGAATGTTGATTCAGGTTCGTAGAAGTGTTGCTGCTGCTGTTCGTTATGGTCTCTTTGAACGAAACGATGATGTTACCCGAAATCGTATTAAGTCTTTGATTGAACCATTCCTTCTGCAAGTTCAAGCTAAGTATGGTATTCGTGCTTTTGAGGTCGTCTGTGACTCCACAAACAATACAGAACGAGATATTGAGACTGGTGTCCTGAATATTGATGTTTATATTCTTCCGCATCATTCTATTCAACGTATCTTCCTTAACTTCATTCTTACAAACGCTCAGACGTTTACATCAAGAGAAAGAACTTCTTTCTAATAAAAAGACGAAAAACAAAGGCTCCTTAATTGGAGCCTTTTTGTTATGTGAATTTAGTCCCCATGTATATAGGTGGGGTCGGTAAGGGGTAAAAACAAAAATCCTTTATAAATTAGCTAATTAGGAATTAAGTATATGAAAAAGAAAGAGTTTCAGTTTCTTTCTGAGACTACATCGTTAGATGAACTTACTCTTCTTCAAGAGTCAGAGGATAAAGACAACCCAAATGACAAGTCATACTTCATTGAAGGTATCTTCATGCAAGCTGAGGTGAAGAATGGCAATGGAAGAATCTATCCTAAGAAACTGTTACAAGAGGCGACAAGACCTCTCTTAGAGACTATTTCAGGTAGAGGTCTTATTGGAGAATTGGAACATCCCACACAGAACTCCAACACCATCAATTATGAAAGAGCCGCAATCAAGATATTGAATCTTAAAGAAGACGGAAACAATATTATTGGTAAAGCTAAGGTTCTTAAAGAACAAAGATGTGGAAACATTATTCACAATCTTCTTAAAGAGGGAATTACCATTGGTGTTTCTTCTAGAGGATTTGGAACAGTTAAACATAAAGGTGGTGTTGCCTTAGTAGAAGATTTGATTCTCAAGACTATTGATGTTGTCTCTAATCCAAGCGCGCCTGATGCTCTTATGACTGCAATCATGGAGTCTAAGTCATGGGTTATGACTGGTAATGGTGAACTCAATGAAGTCTTGAAGAAAGAAATTGATAAAGCTGTTAGAGTGAAGAGAAATAGAGAAGTTCTCTTTAAGGAATTAGTAGAAAGTATTGTCTCTTCTTCTTTAAAAGAAATCAATAAATAAAAATAATAATGTAAACAATTATTTAACTCTTTTGCAAAAGGAAATTAAAACAATTATGAAAACCTTGAAAGAAATTACTGAAGCTCTGCAAGATTCTGGTGTTGAAAACGCAAGTGAACTTGCTGAATCTATTAAAACCCAAATTGATGAAGCTATTAATGCTGCTCGTACAGAACTGCAAGAACAATATGATTTGAAACTTGCTGAAACCGTAACCACCCAACAAGAACTGGCTGAAAGCAAAGCAGAAGAAAAACTGAAAACCCTTGAAGAAGAATTGATTCAATGGCATGAACAGACCCTGACTGAGGAAGTTGCCCAAGTAAGCAATCAACTGCAAGTCGCACAAGAAATCCGCACAATTCGTGCTGGTATGGAGAAAGTGGTTGAAGGTCTGCGAGACATTGGAATTGATGCCACTCAACTGATGGAAAGTGCTGCTGCTGCTGAAGTCGTTCAACTGCAAGAAGAGGTAGCAACTCTTCGTAATGAACTTGAACTCTCTGATTACGAGACTAAGAAGTTCCAACGTGCATTTGTCGTCTCTGAGGCAACTCGTACTTTGTCTGACTTTACCCGTGAACGTGTAATCAATGCTGCAAATAACCTGAGTGAGGAAATCGAACTTCCACGATTCTCTGCTCTGGTTGAGGCTATTGTTACCCAAGAATTCCTGAATGAAGGTCGTAACCTGAAAGAAGATGATGACGAAGACAATGCTGATGATTCTTCTTCTGATGACAGCATGAAAGATGATGAACAGTTGAACGAAAAAGACAAAAAGAAAAAGAAAGTAAATGAAAGCTATGGAATTAATGCAAAGATTCCTGCTGCAACTGCCCCTTCTTTTGCTGACATCTTTGGTAAACGTCGTTAATAAACGTTAATCATAAAGAACTAAAGGCTCCAGTTAAGGAGCCTTTCTTTTTACCTAATTCTCAGAAAATTCAAGAAGTTATAATAATAAAGAGTTTATCTTGATGAACAAAAAGAAATTTGATTTTAATGACTGGAAGAGAGGTAAAGAAAAAGATTCTTCTACTAATGAAGTTTCCGAATCTAAACTTATTCCAGTTCAAGAGCAAAGGGAAGTTTATAACTTCTCTGGATTTAAAGAACATCTTGCACAAAAAGACTTGGTTGAGGAGTGTAGTAATAAGTTGATTGTTGAAGGATTAATTAAACTTATTGATTATCCTTCCTTGAAAAAAGAAATGGAAGAAACATTTGGTTTCTATCTATCTGAAGATTTATCAGAACTTATTATTCCTGATAAAGAATTGTCCGAAGGTATTATTGCTGATTCATTCAAAGGGGTACTTAAATTCTTCTTTAATAAAGAGTCAAGAGAAAACTGGAAGAAGAGAGGAATTAATGCTTCTGCTGTTTTGAAGGGATTGGCTAAGTTTTTGAAACCAGTAAATTTCCATCAGTTTCTTGTAGCTTCCTTTGTTGGTGTTACATATGCAAAAGTTATACAAAGAGCGCGTGACCCAGAATTATCTGGTATTGAAAATGTAGAACTCCATAATTTAATAGAAGCAATTTTGTATATCATTTATGCAAACGTTACGGCTGTAGTTTCAAGATTTGTCATAAATAAAGTAAAGTACGGATATGTCTTAAAATCAGGAACAGCTTGGGATGCCACAACAGCAGACCTCTTCTTCAAGACTTATCTCAAAGCCTTTGAAGACCATGTCAGAAACAGAAATATTCCTTGGCAAGTAATGTCCAATAGACAAGACAAGATTTGGCTTATTGCCAAATTTAATCTGCCTGATATGCCTCCTCCAAAGATTACTATTACTGTTAAGAAAGAAGGACACATCTCTATCTTCCCGGAAGAGAAAGGTGGCTTTACAGGTCTTGACAAGTACAACTTTACCCGTTTGCAAATGGACGTTAAAGGTAAGACACTTGACAAAAGGACTAATACTCAGAAACAACAAGATGAATTGTATAACAAGTACGCAACTTGGCTTGATAGAGATTATCTTGGCGTAAACACCAAAGTCCCTAAACGTCCGTTAATGATTCAGTATGACTTTGTCGCTATTTGGGGCATTGCTTTGGATATGATGTCTGAGTTTATGAAAGAGGCTGCCAACAAGATGATTGGCTCTATTCAAATGACTGATATTGCCAGACAATCAGACACTGCTGCATTTGACCAAGCTGCTGCTCAATACAATCTCTTCTCAGTCTATCTTAGAAAGATTGCTGGCGTTAAAGATGAAGACCTTAGACAAATGGTCGCTGATGCTGCTCAGAAGAGAAGAGAACTCGAAGCTCAGTATTCTGCTGGTGCTTCTAGACAGGCTTCTGCTAATGCTGCATATCAGAATCAACAGAGAGCCGCTGCATCTGCTAATAGAGCAGCACAAAGAGCAAGACAACAAGCTCAGAGAAATCCTAACTCTACTGGTGCTAATCCCAACTGGTCATTTAGTCCACAGGGAACACAACACGCAGGAAGTTCTTCTTATACATTCAGAAGAACTGGTTCAACCTCTAACATTGGAAGTTTTTCTCCTTCTTCTAGTGGAGGAACACCATAATCATGATTTCTTCTTTATTTGAAAGTTCAATAATAAAAGAACTTCCCAAAGGATTTGAAAGAGTTGTTACTACCCAGAGTAGTAGTAACTCCTTCCTTCAACTAAGACAAACTCTTGCTGACCTACAAAAAGAGGGAGCAAAGATAAAAGAGGCAACTCCTCACTACTGGATTGCAACTCTTAATGGAAGAGAGATTCACATTGATGCAACATCTTATGAAGAGACGGGTTCAATCTCTTATCTTGTAAAAGAAAAGTTCTCTTTATTTAAGGCAACAACAAAGGTTGTCCTTACAGCAGCAGCAATTATTTCTTTCTTGATTGGAACAAAGACTATCTTGGGAAATAACAAAAACACAACACCAGCACCTACAAAGAGATTATAAGAAATGATTAAAGAATTATTTGAAGCAACAACACAGTTTAGAGTTAACCCATCTGGCTATGGATTTAAGAATAACGCTTATACATTAGATGGACTAGGACAAGTTCCTTCTTTTAATCCAGGAGCATACAATTCAAGATTTCAATCTGGTCAATTACCTTCTTTTAATGTTCCTAGAAATAATGCTGTCTTAGTTGTCCCTGATAACTATTTCCCTCCTGCTACACCAGACTGGAATGCAACAGGCGTTTACATGAAGGAAATGGTCTGGCAAGAACAAGTAAATTCTCTAAGAGAAAAAGGCTTTGTCGTAGAAGAGATTAAAGGCTCAAATGGAAAGGCTTATAAAGTAAGTCATCCCTATTATCCGGGATTTGTCGTTATTTCAAGAACACCTCTTGGAAAGATTTACTATAAAACAAAGAATATGGCTATTAAAGGTTTGAAGTTTGTTTTGACTGCTTTGGTTGGTGCTGTTTCGTCTTCTGTTTTTTCCTTTTTAAGAGGACAATAAAAATTATTAGTGAAATCAAATATTTGATATAAAGGAAAAATATGGCAACTCAAGCACATCCAGCCGATGCACAGGCTTTTATTGCACACATTCGAGACGGTGGTTACAGACCTAACCGTTATCGTGTAACTCTTGTAGGTATTGAAGGTCTAAAAGAAATTGATGCTTCTCTTGCTAAAGCAGCATCAGAGGATTTCTCCTTCATGTGTACCTCTGCTCAACTTCCATCCTCGACACTAGGCGTTGCTGAAGCAGCATACTTTGGTCGTCCGATTAAACTTGCAGGCGATAAGACGTTTAACGATTGGACTTGTGAGGTTTATTACACCAAACGCGTTCGTGACCTCTTTGAAAAGCTGCATGATAATATGCTTGGTTTTGAAACCAACTTGGCATCAGCAGGCTATTCAGACCCTCTGAACTACTACTTTGATGCTCGTGTAGAGACTCTTGATAGAGAAGGTAATGTGGGTATTATCTATGACATGAAGCAAATCTTCCCGATGGAAATTGGTGAGGTTGCTCTTTCATATGAAAACAATAACCAGATTGCACGATTCCCTGTTACGTTTGCTGTCAACTACTTTGTCCGTGCAGATAACGGTGGCATCAATAAACGTCTGGCAAGTCAACCGAAATCTTAATAAATAAGAGAAAGAAGAAAGGCTCCTTAATTGGAGCCTTTTTGTTATGTGAATTTAGTCCCCATGTATATAGGTGGGGCCCCTCCCCTCTTCATAAGAACCTAGCTAACATCTCTTGTGCTTCAAGACCTTGATAAGTATGTTCATCATACAAAGAGTTAATCTCTTCTCTCGAAAGACCTAATCTACTGTACAAATCATTTGTGTCTTTGACTCCATTCAAGTAATAAACTTTAGGAAGAAGAACAATACTATGACCATCATTGATAATGGCTCTTACCACTTTTCTTACTTGTTTATTAGAACGGAAATCTCCATCAGGAATAAACCTTAATTCTTCTAATGGAAAGTATTTAACTGCTGTCTTCCAGTCTGTTATTCCGGATAGAGCAATACAGTTATCAACAAACATAGAGTCAAAAGCCCCCTCTGTCACAGAGATTACTTGTTTTCTCTTTATTCTTTCCAGACCAAATAGTTTTGGCTTTTCGTCTGCTTCCTCTGACGTCCTTAGTGTCAGGTATCTTGTCCTTAATTCTGTATTAGGAAGAAAACGCATTTGCATGAACCAGACTTCTTTTCCGTCTTCAGAGTAGTGGGGAATACCTATTGCGTCAGAGGTTAAGTAATCTTTAACTTGAGAACAAAAAGATGGAAGTTTCTTTCTGTACTCTCTTACATTAGCAACGTAAAAGAATTTGTCTAATGCAAAAGATAAACCTCTGCCTTCCAGATACTCTCTTGCTGGATTATCCTGAGAACAGTCTGAAATCTTTTTAAGAGAAGAAGTAATAATGTTTTCGCTTTCTTCTTTAAGTTCTTTTAATGAAGAGTTCTTAATCTTCTTTAACTTCTTTATTCTTTTCTGAGAAAGTAATTCTTGTTTTATCTCTTCTACTTTATCTTCACTTTCTTCTTTATGAAGAAACTCTGAAAGGATTTCTTGCTTATAGACATCTGGAAAGTGTTCTTTCAGGAAGTGAGGAAAAGACTCTACAAGTCCACAGTTAAAACATTTAAAGACAAATGAATCTTCTACCTTGACAAAGTTACCTCTTGTTCTTGTAGGGTCTTTCTTGGAATCTCCACAAACAGGACATCTGAAATGATAAAGATAATTTCCTTTATCAGTGAATCTTTCTAATGAATATGAAAGTTGTTTAATGATTGAAAGTTGTTTATAGAAATCTAACATTTGTTTTGTCTCCTTAAAGGTTTCTCTTGTAGAAGAATTATAGAAAAGAACAAGTAAGAAATCAAGAGAAGAGAAGAAAAGAGGAACAAGAAAGGGCATCACTACTTTGTAGAAAAACTTAAAAACCCAGTAAGTATGCGGCTTGTATAGCATCTCTAATTTAGTCCGGACGTATATAGGTGGGTCTTGGTAGTTCTACAATCTTTAAAATCCTTACTAGTTATCATTCTTCTCTTCTATAAGACAAATGGCAAAGAACATAAAGCACCCAAACAAGTTACGAGACCCAAATCCAAATAGAGATTTCTTTCGACAAATGGAAGCAACTCACGTCTCTCCTTTCTTTAATCACATCACAGACCAGAACGAACAGAACACAATACAATCCCTACAAGATGAATCTATTGTCCTTGCAGGTTATATGGTGTATTACGTCTTCAGGACAGAAACAAACTTGGATGAAGTCTTGTTTGAGATTGATAACTCTCGTTTCTCTGAGGCTTTCCAAATAGCAGCAACTTATCCAGAACATATTATTGACTGGAATAACAATGATGCTCTAATGAACAAGTTCGGCATCAACATAGCTCCGCAAGGTGAGTTTATCTTCTCTCAAAGAGCTTGGGACGTCATTATGGCTGAAAGAAAGGCTAATGGTCTATTTACTTGGTCAAGACCAAGAGAAGGTGATTTAATCATCATTGACCAGAACCAAAGATGGAACATAGAGAAGATGACTAGGGAAGAGATAGATGATTTCACGCAGAGATACGTCTTCCAAGTGACTTACGTTGATAAAGGAAAGAATAACTGGCAACTTGGTAAAGACTATGTTTGGAGAATATCTGCGTCTGGTTATAAACACGAAACAACAGAGAAGATTGATGCTCTTGGTGATGACGATAAACCTTTGCTTGATGAAGTACAAGATTTCTTTAGAACAACTCAGCATGAAGGTTTAAAACAAGCTGAGAAGAAAGTAAGAAAAGAAGAGAATAATATTTTCAAGACTTGGTAGTTACAAGTTATTAATAAACTTATTTTAAAATTTATTAGAGAGTCTTTTACGGTTTAACCCATAATTGACTTTCAAAACTTTAGGCATACTACACACCTGTACTGAGTCCAGAGATGAAATCTCTATTTCCAGATGCTTTTTCATAATGTTATAAGCTGCATTAACGTCTGCATTGATAAGAATATTATTAGAAGACCTGAATAATCCTTTTTTAATTCTTTTACCTGCATATATGTCATGCTTCTCTATTGTTTCATTGTCTAAGAAACTACATTTGCTTGTGTAGGATTCTTCTTTAACGATAACCTCAATGCCTGTCAATTTACATTTATAAGAAATCATGTGTATAAACCTTTCGTGTGGTATTTGAACAAAGTTTTGATTTGTTTTCTTACCAAGGTTTATTCCATCTTTCCAACCTTTGTTAGAACCAATAACAACCTTGCTAATGCTTAATTTACGAAGTTCATTAACTAAAGTTTTACTGGTTTGGTGAAGGTAATTGTTAATCCTTCTGTTTCTTTTATTTGTTATGTTTCTAATTTGTTTTGATGTTCTTACTCCTTTGGAAAGTTTAGATTGAAGTTTAGCCTTTCTCTTGTTCCAATGATTATTTATGGATTTAAGAGGTCTTCCAATGATTATCATTGGAGAAGAAATATTGGTAACGATTGTTGCGAGGTTATTAAGACCTAAGTCTAATGCAGCATAGTTTTCTGAGACAATTTGTTTTTCTTCTTCTACTTTATATATTACTTGTATTTCATAACACTCATTCTTTGGAACTACCTTAACTTCTTGTATTTGTTCAAATGGAATCTTGCTTTTAAACTTAATGTTTGTCTTAGAGAGATGTATTAGTCCTTCTTTGATATAAGTTCGTTTAAGTAAATTCTGTTTATAAAATGTTGCAATATTTCTACCTTTAACTTTATCCTTGTAATAAGGTAATTTAACTTTCTTATTATATTTACCTTCTTTCTTTAATTTAGATAAATAAAAATAGGATTTATATATCCAATCAAGTTGTTTAACAACGTAATTTGCTGGAGTCGAAGGCAAGCTATAGTAATCAGAATTCTTTTGTTCTCTCAAAAGTTTAGCCATATCATATTCTTTGATGTATGGATTCCCTTCTAAATAATTCTGTCTCTGAATATACAAAACACTATTATATAGATTCTTAGACAGAAAACACAGTTCATCGCAGGCTTTATACAAAAGTCTGTTAGACGGTTTAACCATTGTGATTTCTGTTAAGTACAAGTTAGATTCCTTTAAATATTTTAAAGTATTTTATCATTAAAATCATTTTGTAAAATTAAGAATTGTAAACAAAAAATGTCATACACAATATCAGACGGTGCAGCAGCAGTAAGTGATGCCATTTCAGGGACATCAGGTCTTGTTGGAAACTTTAAGGGAAATTACGCTTATCCAAGTAATTGTGGAGATAAGGATTATCCCTCTTGGATTCAATTCTCTGTAAGGTCTCGAAAAGGTATTACCTCTGACGCTATCATCACAAACATTGCTTTGTATATGCCAGAGAACGCCTCTGTGCCTTCCACAGCATCATGGGAGAACGCAGAGACCTCTGCAATGATTAACTCAATCAGAAATGCTCAGATTAAAAGAATAGAGTCTGGCGAGATTAATGCAGCTAAGTCTCGTGATGCTGGTTTTGCTCTTGAGGCTATGACAGGAGAAATGGGAACTGCTAATAGTGGTGGTCTGGGTCATGCCCTTAGACAGTTCGCAGATAAAGGTAACCTTCTTCCTGTGAGTGTCCAACAAGTGGCTGGCGCAATGGCAACACAAGCTGCTGCAAATACAGTTGGTGGGGCTTTGAGTAGGAGTCTGGGTAGAACAAACTCTGGCGGAAACTTATCCACTGACCAATCATTAGGAGCGTTGTTTGGAGCGACAAGAAATCCATATCTTACTGCTTTGTTTAGAGGAATAGACTTTAGAACCTTTGAGTTTACCTTTAACTTATTTCCACATAACCAAGAAGAGGCTGAGACAATAGACGCCATCATTAAGGTATTCAGACAAGCCTATTTGCCGTCATACGGAAGTGGTGTTGGTGGTAAGGCTATTCTTGATTATCCATTAGAGTTCAACATCTCGTATAAATGGGGAACAAAAGATAATCCTTATCTGAATAAGTTTATGAACTGTGTCTTGGTTGGTCTGGAAGTAAATCACACTGGATATGGTTCATGGGTAAGTATGAAAAACGGCTTTCCAGCATCCACCATCATTCAGCTTAGATTCTCTGAGACAAATATTGTTACCAGAGAAGATGTTGCGAGAGGATATTAGTGAGACGATACAGTAGTTTTTCTGAGTAAGAGATGATATTTCTCCTAGAAGAAAACAAATAAAAAGCCAGTTAAACACTGGCTTTTCTTATTTGAGACAATAGAGTAGTTTTATTTAACAGAATTAAACTGAGTTTGAATCTTCTGTAATGAATCTGCTTCGTCCTTATCCTTTCTAAACTCAACAAAGACAGGAAGGAATAAAGAATAGTGGGGATTATTCTCTGTTGGCTTCATAAGAGCGTTTGCCCTCACTGCAATTACTGTGTCAATGAACTGTTCTCTATTGTCAGAGACGTTTTGCTTACTCTTATCAGTTAAACCAGAAGAAGAGACATTAACTTTCAGTAAACCATCGGAGGATTCACAAATAATACTTCCAAAGGTTGATTCATTCTTTCCTGTTCCTTCATTAAACCCCTTGACCAATAAATCAAGAACGACTTCTTGTTTAATCTTAATCTGGTCTTTTGAAGTTCCGTCTTTAAATAAACCATTACGATTCTTTAATACAGCACCTTCACCACCAGCTTTCATGATTTCAAGGGCAAACTCTCTCGCTTCATCAAGAGAAGAGACAAGGTCACTCTTGACCAAACGAACACAATCACTCTTCAGGTTTCCAATTACTTCCTTAACAAAGTTCCATCTTGTATTGTACTTCGTCTCAAACTTCTTGGAGAGTAATTCTTCTTTACACACAGCATCCCAACAGACAAAGGATACAACATCATTCTCTTGCAAAAGCTCTGTATCAAAGTTTCCAGAGATGACAGAGTTCATAACGCCATTACTCTTTTCTCGTGGAAAAGGAACACCATCTCTATAAACAAGAAGTTCTCCCATAAATCTATAGTCTTTTGGAAGAAGAGAAACACTATCAACAAACTTCTTAAAGGAAGGAATGTTTTCATCAAAGAAGAGATAACTTCCTCCTCTGGAACGGAATATTGCTTTTTGGTTTTCATCAAAGTCAATGTTCAAGAACATACCATCCATCTTCTCCTGAACAATAGCAGGAAATTTAAAAGCATTCCAATCTTTATCCCTCATGTCTTTAATAAGAGAACAACGCATATATTCCATTGTAGGAATTAGATTTGGATAAACTTTATTAATTGTCTTAACAGCTACACCAGCTTTCAAATCTCTTCCAATGATTCTTTTAATTACTTCATAGACTCTTTCGTCTTTATAGACATTAGGAAAAGAAGAAATAGTGAATTGTCTTAAATTATCTCTATAAGAAAGTTTATCAGCATTCATTAACCATTCCCTAATAGAGAATTCATTTAAAAGAAATATTACTGTCGGCTTTTCTGTGTCAAGACTAAATCCAAATGTAACTGTGGATGAATAAGTCAAATAAAGAACTTGTTTAAAGAGTTCAATGATGTCTTCTCTATCTTTAACAGAAGCAAGAATCTCTTCTTTCTTATTCTTCGATGAAGTGTTAGCTAAGTCATTAATGACTTCATAAATCTCTACCAGTTGTTCAACTGAAGTCTTCATAGGTGTTTACCTCTCTTGTTGTGTTAGTGATGGAAAGGCATTGTATAGGGAAGGAGAAGAAGAGTCAAGAGGAAAGAGGAGGAAGAGGAGAGGAAGAAGAAAGACATCACTACTTTGTAGAAAACATAAAAAGTCAGTAAGTATGCGGCTTGTAGAGGATGTGCAATGCTTTGGGCACTAGTTACCCCACTCAAAAAGCAATAACTAAAGACACCAACCATAACCAATCCTTACTCTTTAGTAAATTCTTAAGAATGGCTTAATCATGCTGGTTACAGACGATGCTACATTTGCAAGTAGTACAAAGTAATACTTTTTTGGTCTTTGTCTTTATATAAGACTCTTCAACAATAAAAGTATTTCTACTTCTTCCCAAATTTATTCGAGATACTTCATTAAATCTGACCTATACATCCCTACCCACTACTACCCTATTATCCCTACATTTCATCTTCTCGTTTGTGAGAGATTACCTTATTCTCTGAGCTTATAAGAGACGTTTAGAGAGGATGTAAGGTCTTACCCCTTATAAGACCATTACTTTCTTCTTTTGATGTCTTAGAAAGGCGTACAGAAGATTACGAGTTCTTTGTTCTTAAAAAAGTGTTACAACATATCATCTGCAAATGTAGCATCGTCTGTAACCAGCATGATTAAGCCATTCTTAAGAATTTACTAAAGAGTAAGGATTGGTTATGGTTGGTGTCTTTATTAAGGGGCTCTCTTCTTCTATGAAGGTTCTTTCGTAGCTCTAGTGATGGTGTAGGGAAGAAGGGTTTTAGAGAAGTACACATCCTCTACAAGCCGCATAACTACTGGGTTTTTAAGGTTTTCTACAAAGTAGTGATGCCCTTTCTCTTTCTTCTTCCCTTCTTCTAAAATCTTTTTAGATATTTACTTACAGAAGATATTCATTAAGATGAAAACCTATCCACAATACCTTTCACCAGCTTTCATGGACTTTCCTCAGAAGGAACTTATGAAGGTCTCAACCAAGACTGGTGGTATAACAGCAGTTGAAATACTTAAACGTTATTTGACAGGTAAAGACTTGGTCAAATACGATATTGCCTATATGCAATACAAAGAAGGACAAGTAACCATTAAATTGAAAACACCTGTTCCTTTTTCAGAGGGAATTGTTATTCAAGTTGAGGGAACAGAAAGAAGAGAGTTTGATGGTAAATGGAGAATAGATGACTTTATTGATTCAACCACTTTTATTGTTAAGTCATATGACTTAGACTTTAAATTTGCAGATGAAGATGAAAAGAAAGAAGAGAATAAAGGTAAATTATCATTAGCCTCTTTTGGATGGAAAGTATTAAGAGAAGAAACTAATTACATCTTCTTCAAGAATGGGAATATAAATGATTCATCAGTTCTTTGTCTGCAAAGAATTGATATGGCAAATATAGACAACAATAACTTCTTTAATAAAGGTGAAGAGAATACTTTTCCTAATATTAGTAACTTTGGAGCGCATCTACCGGGGAGGAATAGAAGTGGCTGGTTTATGATTAATCTATGGAACTTTGAGGAGAGTATGACAACTCAGGAGAACCTAGATAAATTCACGACGCCTGTCACAAGAACATCTGAATACTTTAAGATGAGCACTGATAGTAGTTTTCCCTATTCAATAAGATGTAAACCTATATTCTTTGATGACCAGACTCCAAATGACAATGGTTATTGGTTACTGTATGGTAATGAACGATTCTTCATGTTCTCTTACTGGGGTGCAATTACATTACAAGAATGCAGTGCTGAGGTGTATGGTTATGGTGAAGTAGAAACCCTATACAAAGACTATTCTGTCTTTGTTTATGGTTATAACTGTAATTCTGCATATGGATTTCCCTACTACTATAGATTTCAAGGAATACCATATACAGCGGCTTTTGTTAATCTTCCCTTTGACAGAAAGAGTTTATTTCCATTCATTGTGGGTAGCTCTTCTATTAATCTACAAAACTACAATAAGAAGAATGTTGTCTCCTCTCCCAAAGTATTTCCTATTGCCCATCAATATTTACTGGGAAGTTATTGTAATTATTGTAGATTTCCTTATTCGCTCTCTGTTGTTGAGAATAAAGATGTTTTCTTTACTAATCCTTCTGGAATCATCCATAAGATAATAAATGAAACAGAGTTTGTCTTTGTTAGAGGTTTCTACGGAAACTTAGAAAAGCCAGACGTTTGTTTTGAGACAAAGAGAGTTTTTGATTATGTTTAATCTTATTAAGAACGAATATCCATATACAGAAGAAGGTCTTAAGCAGTTATGGGAAGAAGATTATGGAGGAATTGTAACCTCTTCTAATTTAAATAATCCTGAACTTTCTTTAATCCTAAGAGGTGGAACAAATATATCGTCCAGTCAGATTAGGTTTAAAGGAAAGAGTTATTTGAACAGTAAACCATTCTTCTCACACACAGAAGAAAAGGACAAACTCTTTACTGTCTTGGCTAAGGGAGATAATGGAGAGATAGCTTTATTTGCCAATGAAGTAGAAGATTTTAAAAATGACTTGTTCAGAACGACTATTTACTATAAAGGTGATATACAACTTCTTCTTTATAAGAATGAAATTGTTTTGTACATTGCAGGAAAACATATTGAAAACGCCTACATTACAAAAACGTTAGTTGGATGTTTCAATCCATTTCAAGAAATAGAACTTTTCTATCCATTAAGGTATATTAACAAACAGACTAATGAAGAGGTTATTGTGGATGTTCCATTTACTATGAGAAGTCAAAGATTCTCTTCACCATCACACACCATTTATCCAGTGGTCTTAGGTTCAGAAAGACTTATACTAATTCCACAGGGACAAATTGGCCTTTCCCTTGTCATTAAATAAATTCAAAAGAAGGAATAAATAGAAATGTCATTTGGTGATAACGTTACCGTTCAATGCTACAACGAGATTGCAATAAAGGCTTATGGAGGAGAGACAGAAGAGAATTTGAAATCAATATTTAAGGAAGGGTTTTCTCTATCAGAATTTACTATAAAAAGCATTACCAAAGAGGCTGATGCTGGTGTCTTCTCTATTACGTTTAATGAAGTAATAAACACTAAATTAACTCCTGCTCTTGTCTTGGAGATTTCAGGCGCAGATGTTGCTGAGTTTAATGGTAGATGGAGAATAAGAGCAGTAAAAGGAAACGACACTGTAATCTTCTTTAAGAAGAAGAGTGTAGCTTCTTTAAGTGATGTACCTTCAAACCTTTCTGCAATAACACTAAAGGTTGCTCCTGTAGGAATGAAGTATTTGGAAATAAGACGTAGTTCTGGGTATTGGAACGTTGTTCCGTTCTTTGGTGATGGAACAACTGAACTTATTAGTTTTTACCTCTATCTATATAGAGAAAGTTTTTTTGTTGCTATTGACGGTAACGTTAAACATTCTTTATCTCTAAACTATCCTTCAGTCTTTGCTTCTACCCCTCATAGTCTAATTCTTTCTGGAACATTTACTGATAGGACAGAAGGTAAATATAGAACATCAGTCTTCTTCTTAACGACATTAGGAGATGATTCATTTGCATTCAATGTTGGAGCTTATTCTTCTGTTTCATATGTAATGCAAGATAGAGAGTCTCTCTATAATAACTTTGGCAGTTATATTAAAAACTCACCATTTTATATTAAGTTAAAAGAACATTCAAATTACATTTATCAAAACAATAGGGTTTTCACTTATACTCAAAAACCAAGATTGTCTGACAAGACAAAAATTGTTCAGCCTTACGTATCCACAACAACCTTAATGCAAAGTAATAAAGCATTTAAGGTTCCGGGATATGTTCATCTAATCGAAACAGAACCCTCATTATGTGCTGGTGGTTTATACATAGGAAAAGATGAACATGACAATGAAATTCCTATGTATGTGGTTTATTCAGAAGATGAATCTTCAGATGTAAAACTCAATCAAATTGTTACTCCATTAGCAGATGAGTTTTGGGTTATTAAAGAGCTTGCTAACAGACAAACTTGGTTCTAAGAAATGCCTAACTTTTACGAAGAAGAACAACAGATAACAACCCTTAGACAATCCTCTAAGGGTGATTATTTATCATTGTACTATTACTTTCCTCTTACTACGTCTGTAAAGACTTTTGACTTTGACACAGAGCCATTTGTCCCTGAGAAAGAAATAAAGATAGACGCTGTTATCTTTGAGGATGCATTAACTTTACTAAACATCAATTCATTTGGTAATGTAAAAGACAAAGCAATTCTATATGGCAATGTCTTCTATGAGGATAAACCTAAAGAAGGAATGAGAATAGAAGTTAATGCTGTTTCAAAAGAGAATACCTTCTACACTAGGACAAATAATAATGGTTTCTATCAAATAACTGTCCCTACGAGAAACGCTATCTATGAAGTCCTAGCAGAAGATGAAAACAGGAAATATAACACTCAAATTAAGGCATACACAATACCAGAGTAACCCACACAACGACCACCTATATACGTCCGGACTAAATTAGAAACACTTTTGTAAAGATGTAGAACACCGCCACTCACCCACCTATATACGTCCGGACTAAATTAGAAACACTTTTGTAAAGATGTAGAACACCGCCACTCACCCACCTATATACGTCCGGACTAAATTTAAGAAGATGGAATTCAAATGAAAACGACAAACTACAGACACAATAGAAACCTGATAGAGAATCAACCTACATTTCTTCTTAATAAGAAGAACCTTAAACAAACGACGTATAACCCAGCAACAAATGACCTTCCTGAGTTGTTGATTCCTTCCTTAGAAAACTTCAACTACTTCATTCAGACGTTCACAATGCCTTCCATAACCATCCCAGCAGTGGACACTCCCTATATGGGAGAGTACACATCATTGCCGGGTGATTACATTACTTATGGCGACGTCTCTTGCGACTTCCTTGTTGATGAAGATTTACAGAACTGGCAAGCATTAGTTGGATGGTGTAAAGACCAAGCATACAGAAATGACAATCCAGACAGAATGGTTGATATTACTATTCTCTTGAAGAATAGAAACTGGAAGACACAGAAGAGACTTGTCCTAGCCAAAGCCTATGTGACAGATGTTTCTTCTTTCTCTTATGTTACAAACGGGAATGATGAAGATATTGTTATTTGTTCGGCTACATTCCGTTATCAATATTGTCAATTATTTGAGGAAGGAAAACAAGAACCTATATGGTAATTATTTCAGTTTTAAGACAAATAAAAAAGAGAGAGGGTTTATCCCCCCTCTTACTGTTTAAAAGTCCCTAAATCCTTCAGCAATAGCCTTTGAGATATATCCCGGTGGTGGGATATAAAACTTTTGGTAAAACTCCATCAAAAGTTTATTCATCCAGTAGTAGAATGTTTCTCTACCGTTATTCTCACTATAGAAGATTTGCTCTTGTCCATGATAAGAGTATCTTTCATTAGCAGAAGAGTTATAAGTTGCGACTAATTGAAGAACGACAGAATCTCCTTCTCCAAGAATATAGTCAAAAGAGTAAAATTTATTGCCTTCCCAAAAGTCAAGATGTTTGTTCTTTTCTTCTCTATATTTCAAATTGCAAATCAATTCCATATCTTTTGCACATTCTTCAAAGAATGTTTTAATCTTTTTGTAATCCATAACTATTTCTTCCTTTTATTAAATTCATCAAACAAGTCACAAAGAAGACATTGAACAACAAAGCATTCCCATTCTTCTTGTGTCTTATGTTTCCAGTAAATAACTGGAGGAAGTTGTCCGTCTTCCAATACCTTAGAAAGTTCATAAGGATTCTTTAAAAGAACCTTACCAAGAGCAGCAAATTCTTCTCTTGGATTGATTCCATATTCGTTTGAGTCATCTCCTTTAAAGGAATCAATAAATTCTTTATAGCATTCCTGAATAAGTTCCTCTCCTAAAAAGAACAATAATTCTTCTTTAAAAGGAAATTCATCTTTAAATTTAAATACTTTTTTCATGATTTAATCCTCAATGTAAATAGTTTTAGCTACAGTTATTCCAAAGTTAGAAAACTCTTTTCTAATATCGTCTTTATTTGTAACTTCGTCATCCTTATCAGCATTCAACAAAAGATATTCTTCAATATAAGAATAAATTCTATAGAGGTCGGAATATGGATAACATTTATATTTATTGAATGAAGAAATAGGAACAGGAATAGTCTGGGTAATGTGATTCTGTTTAATCTTAACAATCATCCAATCTTCTGTCTTAGAAATTTCAGTAGATTGAATTAAAGTATTATTTGTAAAGTAAAAACCATCACACAATACTACAGAAAATAATTCTATTTCTCTATCAAGAATCTTTAGCATTTCATTATTCATCATGAGAGCGAATGTTTCTTTATAGAAGATAATAAACCTTCTTAGGAAATGTGCACTACCAATGTCAAAACTCATATTAAGAGAAAGAGAACGACCACCATTAGATTGAATACTGAAGTTTCCTTTTTTGTATATAAAGGTTAAAGAACTATGATTTCTTTCATCATAATCTTCTTTCTTTCTGTTTGAAAGAGTATAAGAAATGTTATTTCCTTCAAGGTTTGCTAAATAAAATTCAATAAGATTACTTGCTTCTTTTATTTCAAGAACGTGTTTTTTGAAATCATTGTTAATAAAGTTAATCATAATATATTTCTCCTTTTAGAAATTAACTGTAGTTCGTTTATTCTTGCGAATAACTTTTCTTTCTTTATCTTTCTTCTTTTGCTGTTCTTTTTCAGCAATAAGGTCATTAAGATAAATGTTCTTTGAGTAGAATTTGCTTGCCATTTGAGCTTTCCCAAATTAGTTAAAGTGAATAACGATGCAGCATAAGCCAATCGCCAGAGTTAATAGTATAGCCATAGCCATCTCTAAGTAAAGTAAAAGTTTGTTAATGTTTATAGTAAAGAGCTTCATGAATTTCACGAAGCATTACTAAACTAGCCATCTTAATGCTGTGTTTCTCTCTACGCGTGAAATAAGCACGATAGGAAACAAAGCTATTAAATATGTCATTAAACATAGTGTAGTAGTGAATCGTTATAAAACCAACATACCGCATTCCTTTGTCTTTTGTAAAGATTTGAACGTTTCCACTATCAGGATTTACTCCTAATTGAACGACCAGCAACTTGTTCTGATTGACGTCCTGATAACGCTCTATAAGCTCGTCTAAGTCAAAAGAATTACGAGGCATTAGTTCTATATTACCCATAAGAGAAGAGGGCTTAGAAAAGCCCTCCTGTTGTTCTACAGCATCCCTTTCAATCAAGGGAACAACGTTGAAACCTTTATTGCGAAGAGAAGAAGCAAACTGTTTTTCAATGAAAACAGTCATGCTCCTTCTAACAATGTTACTAGTCATCATAGTTTTTAATCCAATCAGCAATAGCTCCCCTTTGACTCTTATTGCCTAAAAGGACATTAGCTGGAATATCAAAATAAAGACAATCTTTATACTCTTCTACGAATTTCTCTTTATCTTCCAATGAAGGATTCTTACCATAGTCGTGAAAGAGTTTACCTTTCAAGAAAGTGAGTAAATCATCTTTTTCTAAAACTTTAAGAACCTTTTTCCTAAATTCATTATCAATATCACTACTGATAAGCAAGCCAATAAGTGAGTCATTATCGCTTTTAACAATCTTTCCATTTACGGAAAGGATTTCGTCTAAAGCATAATAACCGTAATTGTAGTAAAAAGCTGGTTCCAATGCCTTACTCTTTTCGTTATAGAAGATAGGGAAATAGCAATCTTGAATATAGAATGCTGGAACGTTCATTTTCCCATTACCATCATCAATGTAATCATATTCTACAATGGTAATGTCTTCAGGAAAGAAGAGAGCAGAATTAACTCCTTTTAAATCTGTGAATTTCTTGAATAGTTTAGTAAATGTTTCATCAAATATTTCAATACCATTCTTCTTTGACCATGATAAAGAACAAATTCCCATATCATTAAGAAGACCTTCGATAGAATTAAATTTCAAGGTAAACATAATTAAAACCTCTTTTTTGAATATTTGTATTTGGATTCTTCCATGATGTATTCATAACCCATTACACCAAAGAAGACAAGAACAGAAAGAATTACGAAACAAAAGAATGAATAAAGGAAATAATATGAAGTCATATCATAATCCTTCTATCAGTTCTTTTATTTCCTGATAGTCAGGATATGATTCTGTCATGTAGTTTAGTTTTTTCTTCAGTTCTTTTCTTTCATATTTACATAAAGGACAACCCTTTAATTCTTTTTTAAGCTCCTTTAATGTTAAAGGGAAAAAACAGAAATCCCTATAATTCATAAAGATTAAATTGTCTTCTTTATTGACAGATATTAAACCTAATGATTTTTCATCGAAGACGACAATTTTCTTTCCATTCATATAATCAAGATGAATGTTATCTATTAGTAAAGAATCATAAACGATAACTCCACTCTTATCACAAGTTGGAAGTTTAATATAATCTGTCTTTGAATGCCGTAGGTTGAATATGGCATCGTTTATTTCAGGAATAAATGGATAACCATCTCCACTATCTTCAGAGAAGATTTCTTCTCCACCATTCAATTTGTTCTCGACAATTTCTCTATAATCAAATCTCAATTCTCTAATCATGACTTAATCCTCCAGTTTAATCATTATCGACAAAGTAATATTTGTCTAGAACAAGGCTAGTCCGACTAGAAAGACAATTTCGATAAACATCTTCCCAGTCAATAGCATTCCAAAGGAAATCAGGAAATTCTCTAGAACAATAATCAGAAAAGTAACATTCCGCCATATCTTCATCAGAATAAAACTGACCAATAAAGAAACAATCGCCGTAAGAAACATTATCCATAAGATAATATCCCTTTCTTGTTAAAGAAGCAAAACAGGCTTTGGCTTTATCCTCTTCTGTAAGTTTTACATATTCAAACATTTCTGGCGAATAAATCAATCGTCCGTTTTCTTTAAATTCAAGATAGTTTTTCAGATAATAAATATCCTGTCCATAAGTAATATTTACTTCAATTTCTAAATCCTCTTCTTTTATTTCTTTGTCAATTTCTCCAGACAAAGTTTCAATCATGTCTTTATGACTATTAAAGTCATCAAAGTTTGCTTTACAAAAAGGTTTCTTTTTGTAATAAATATGTAAATCAAATTCTTCTTGTTTGAAAGAATCTACAAGTTTCATAGTATTCACCATTAAAGGTTAATTAAGAAAGAAGAAGAGGCTAGTTTTTCTAGCCTCTTATATTTGGTTAAGGATTACAGGTTATCGTCGTAATAATAACAATCGCCCATTTTTGTATAACTATGTTGCAAATAGGTTTTATAAACATCATCCCAGTCAATACATTCATAAAGTTCTTCAGAAACTCGCTCAATAGCCTCTGCTTCATCTTCATAGACAGATTTGGCAAACTTCTCTTCATCTTCAAAATATCCGACAAAAGCATAACTTCCCGCTGATAAAGCATCTTCCACTTCAGTATGATGCAGATTATCTACTGCATAGCAAACGTGCCATTTTTCATCATCCGTCAAAGAATGCCATTTGAACATTTCTGGCGTATAAGAATAATTGCCTGCTTCGTCTTTGGTATCAAACAAAGAACACATATTCAGGTCATAAACACCAGAAAGATATGGGATAAGACAGACAATACTTACTTTACTGTTATCCCATTCATCTGCGTCTTCCTCAACAGCAATGTTTTCAGAATAGTATTCTTCGCAGTCAGTAAGCAAATCCTCTTCGTCTTCATAGTCATCCAACTGGCACGAAGCAAATTTCTTGCCATCATAGAAGACAACAATATCGTCATCTGCTACTACATCAAAGCCATTGCTAAATTCAATAGTCATAATATTCACCTTTTGTTAAAGAACAGTTAAAAGAAAGCGCCTAATGATTTCTCACTAGACGCGTTTAGTATAGGGAAAGGAAACTTAGAAGTAAAGTTACTTAATGTTAATGATTACTTCCAAGCAAGCAAAAAGAACATCAAAAGGATTCTTAAATGCAGTTAGCATTTCTTTCTTTTCCTTTTTAGCTCTTTTATTCAAAGCAGACAAAAAAGAATTATGTTTAGTTTCATTCTCCAATGTGTAAAGAAAAACTTTGAAAACATCATCAGGCTCAAACAGAATCTTGATTTGTCCTTCCTCTTTGTTTGCAAAGAGTTCTAAACTTGTATCAAGTTTTTCATTTAAGCCAGCAATAAATTCAGGCGAGAATTTGTTTTCGACGTTTAGATAATTACTCATCAATATTCTCCTTGCTTTCTTCTATGATTTGATTATAAAGTTTTTCTGCTTCTTCAATCTTAGAAGAATATGAACCAACTCCACTTGCATTCATATCCTTCATTACTGTTATACATTCGTTTAACAGCCAAAGAAGAGTTTCATAATAGCTTTCCTCTGATTCAGCAACAAAGGTAGTTTCTCTATCAACCTCTTCGTTACAGTAGAAGAAAACCCAGCCATTGGCAACAATCTTATAAGAAAGCATTCCTTCTACCAAAACGGCTCTGGGGATTTCGTTTAGTTTCATCTTTATTCACCTTTCTGTTCTTCAGCAATTTGGGTAAAGTAATCATTTACTTTTTCCCAGTTATTATAAATTCGGTGTTCTTCATAGAATTTCAAGATTTCTTTCTTGAAATCTTCATCATCAATCTTGCCAATCAAGGTTTTTTGATAATAACAAGATAGGTATGAATAAACCATTATTTCTTTTGTTCCTTGTTCAAGGAAGAAAGCAAGCGTTCTTTCTTCTTTCTCTTTTGGCTCAACATAGATAATGAGGCTTTTTCCACCATTATCAAACCTTGAAGCCCAGTTATCCGCCTGAACAAATGGGAAGCCGTGAAAGCCTAGGAAATAATCAAAGGCGCGCTTAAATTCATAATGAGCTTTGTTAAAGCGTGCGATTTCATTTTGTTTCATGATATTTACTCCAGTTTAAGGAAAAGAAAGACGCCTATGGTTTTATAGGCGTCTGTGTGAAAAAGGAAATGGTTTAGAATGTTGTTGGTTCTAATTCGGCAATTTTGTAAATCCATTCCTGATTGTCAGGAATAGCTATCCATCCTTTGAACCAATCCAAGGCCTGCTTTAAGGTAAGTTTTTTGTCCAGTAAATCCATTGTTCCATCAATAAATTCTGAAGAATTTTTTGTTACTTTGTGAACTTGAATATTCATACACCAATACTTTTGTTCGTTTTTATACATTTCTAGATATATTCTTATCCCATAATTATTTAGTTGTCCAAAAGACAAGTCATAGCCTTTTTTGTCATTCCAAAAGTATTGTAATTCTTCTTTTGGTGTTGCCAAATAATATGGGATTTCTTTATTGATGACGTCTTTAATAATGTCTCGAACATCACTGACCTCACACCTAACCATCAATTCATCCCATCGTAAATATGGGAAGAACCCAAAATTGTCACTAATTTTTCTTAGTGTGTATTGATTAGGCAATCTATAATAATTTACAACATTATAATAACCATTAAACATTTCTGCAACAGTTTCTGCATCTTCATGTTTATTAAAGACTGGAATAGCAGCAATCTTTCGATTATTACTATATTCACTGGCTTTCCAGTGAATCCATTCTTTTCTTACTTCGATTTCTTTAATGTTCATTTTATTTGCCCTCTTTGTTAAATATTCCGTTGGTTAATACTATAGACCAATTATCAACCGTCAATTCCGCTTGAGTGCGGTTCAGGTTTTGAATTGCAAAATTAAGAGATTTAATGGTTCTTCGTTCAAGGTTCCAACTTTGGATTCTTTCTCTTCCAGAAACACCATATTTGCCTGAAGTGAAAGAAACATAAAAATGATAAAGTTTTTTATTACTCTTATCTCTTTCCCATTCTAAATAAAGGTTAATGTCATCACTAACCTTTGTCATAAAACCCTTTTGCTTAGAAGAGTCAACCCGGCTATTGAATAAATCCATCAAGGCAATAGCCATTTCACTTTGCAATAAAAACATAATTAAATCTCCTTACCTTCGTTATCGAACAATTTAACAAATTGTTCATAATTTGCATAGATTTCTTTTTCTACCATTTCCAAGAAGTCATCAGTCTTATGAGAAACACACATTGAATTGTAAATGGCTTCCCAGAAAAGGTTCTCTACATCAACATCACCTTCTAAATTTGCGTTATAAATGCTTTCTTCATCACCTTCTTTAATAACCCAAAGAAGAGCAATAACCTTATCTTTTTCAGTGAATGTAAATACGACGTCATCAAGGAATCGTGAATCATACTCAAGATTGGTGTTTAAGGTTTCGTTTACAAAAGAAATCCATTCTTTAGCTATGAAATCATTTAAGTCGTAATCGTAATAACAAATATCTTTATTTGTTGCTATCAAAGGTAAGCCACTATTCCAGTATTTGAAGTTAGTTTCTTCATCAATAATTCTTGTTTCTTCTAATTTGGTTAGAATACAATTCTCAAGTATTCTATTGAAATTGTCTTCATTAAAAGAATAATAAGGCATATTTGCTTTTTTGTTTTGCATATTTTTACTTCCTTTTGGAAATTGAATTAAGGTTTTTGTTTTCACTCTTAGATAAAGAAGAAAACAGAAAGCCGCCTATATTACAAAGCGGCTTGATTGTTTTGTTCTTAATAATATTTGGTTATTGACTGGTTAATCCATTTTATATTTCCGGGATTAGCAAGGCTGAATGTAGTAATTCAGCTTATAAAGCTCTTTTTGTCTTTTTACTACCGATAAAAGCAATAATACTTCTTTCTCCTTTTTCTACTTCACTTTCTTTAATAGAAAGGACAATATAATCAACTGAGTAATAGAATCTATATTCATTGTAATTCAAGAAAATTGTAAAGCCGTTAATATTAAAATTCTGTATATCCTTTTCTGTCATGTTAAGAACAGAATCTTTTAATATTTCTATCACGTCATCACCAGCAAACAGGATACGATGTTTTAAGAAAAACATCATTTTATTGAAAGAAACAAATCTGCATTTTCCTTCTTTTGTGGTATCAATAATATAAAACGGATAAAATTCAGAATCTTTTTCTATTTGGTAAAACCCTTCCTTAAAAATTAGGCAGAAATTCCATTGCTTCCCTCGCATCATTATATGTTTGGAAAACTGCAACTGAAATATATTCTGCATAATTAAAATCTTCACCTTTTTTATTATAAAAAGTCTTAGTATCTGAAGAAAAATTACAGGTTTTGTTTAATAGGCTTAAGAATTTCATTTTAATTTCCTCGCATTCTCAATAATTCATCACAATTCAAGAAACGGGAATCATCACTTGTAAGTGTCCCGCCGTAATAGTAGGTTTTCTTCCAAATAAGGAAGGTGTCATCTTCTTTACGTTTTCTCACATAATAATCAGGCGAAGAGTATTCACCATGATGCAGATAAAAAACTCCAGAATGAATATAACCATCTTTGTGTTTTACTAGTCCACACTCTTTTAAGAATGTGTCCGCTTCTTCCCTGCTTTCAAATGCAGCAACAACTTCTCCTTTATGTTTTCCGCTTTCAAAGAAATAGTCTTTCATAATTGTTTAACCCCTTTTTTCAATTAAAGAATTGAGTGAATAGACAAAATAGGAAATCTCACTTTCTGCGTATTCTATAGCAGAAAGGAAATTAGCTTTAGTTGCTGTTTCGTTGGGTTCATGATAAAGAGTAAAAGCAATCCAATCATAATGTGAATAAACCCACATTTCTATTCCGTTTTTATTAACAGAATCTTTTTTCTGAACAGTAATCTGGAATTTGTAATTTCCTTCATACAAATAAATCTTAAACTCAATTCTTTTCTTATCGGTTATCGGTTTATAGAAAACCAAAGAAGAATTAACCAATTTTTCCTTATTGAGGGAAGTGAATGCTTCCCTCAATAATTCATTTGCGTTCATTCTTGTCCTTCCTTCTTCGCTTCTATCCGTTTTTCTATGAAAGAGGCGAAGTCATCAATAAAGGTTTCTTGAGATTCCTGTAAACGCAAGGCAGATTCTCGCATTACCTTTGCGGTGAATCTTTTAATGTTTTCATCAACTAAAACCCTCTTAATATCATAATAAGGAATGTAACTAAATGACGTGTACATTTCCTCTTTGACAGTTTTGCCAACAACAACGCTGAAATATATTTTTTTGCTTTCTTTTATAGGTGTAAGAGCAAATTCAACTCTAATGTTTGTGTCTTCAATATAGATTGAGCTTTCATGTCTAATACAAGCTCTTTCTGAATTAGTGCCATTCATGATTTCTTGAATAGCGTTTTTAATAATCTCTTTAATATTCATGGTTTTTACTTCCTTTTTTTTGGAAAAATGTTAAATAAATTTGAGAAAACATTCTTTTCTCTTCTTTTTATACTCTTTCTTTTTAGAAGAAGGAATATATATATTAAAGGCGTCTAATATTAGACGCCTTTAATTATTACTTCAAATTACACAATGACTATCTTGATTTCAGATAACCATCCAAAGTCAAAATAATCGTTTTGAACATCTGAATTATCCCAATTCCCGTGATTCAACGCATAACCAATTTCTGAAATAAAATGTCCTGCCTCTTTGTTTAGAGCATCGGCTCGAACATCACCTATTAAACATGGTATAACATCGTCTCTATACCTAAATAAATAGGTTTCTTCCCATTTATAATCATAGGAATAGTAATTCCTAACCGACCCTTCATAAATCCATTTAGCTGTTTCTTCATTAACTTTTAAGGTTAGGCGCATATTTCTACCATCACGAAAAGATAATGTTCCTTTCAGTCCTTTTTTCTTCAGGATTGGTTTTACTTTGGCTAATACTTTAGCCTTTATCTCTTTATCTGTTTTCATGATTATTCCTCGCTATCATTGGTTATTTCCCATTTATCATTGTCTTCTTTATAAGACAATGATATGCATGAACCTTTGACAAATATATCCTCTGCTTTAGAGGAAATAGCACATTTCAGATTGCCTTCATTAAATGGCAATCTTCTTCTATTCATACCGGAATACCAAACTCTTAAAGAAGAGTTTGTAAAATCGCTTCCTTCTTTTTTAAGGAAGGAAACAAACAGCGTTGATATGATTTCAACGCTTTGTTTATTTGAAATCTTTTTAAGTAACATAAAACACCTCTTAAACCGCGCCTAAAGAAGAATGACTGTAAAACATTGGCGCAATACGTTTACAGTCAGAAAAGATAAATTAAAACCGCCTATCGTTATCTAGGCGGCTGTGTTTATCCTTTCTTGAGAAAGAACCTTTTCCTTTTTTGGCTCTTACAATCTGCGAACGGTATTTATCCGTTCTTAAATCTTTGAATAATGTGTTTTTATTCAATCTTAATCTCTCTTTGGAATTGTTAAAACAATGGAAGCTGCTGTTATAGGTTTCCCACTAGCAAAAGCGACGATTCTAAAACCATCGCGTATTGCCATTTTGCGCCTATGAATGACTAAATCATAAGCGGCTTTTATTGCAATGCCGCCAAAAATGGCGGCAAGGCAGAAACAGATATATGAGGTGGATATCATAATTTCACCGCCTCAACAAAACCAATGTGCCTGAAAACGGCTGTTTTTACAACTTCACCGTTTTCACCTACTTTCTCAACGGTTTCCCGTTGAGTGAACGAGTAAAGAGGCGTAATGCCGTATTTGTACAACGCTTGTTCAAGCACAGGCATTAAATATGGCGCGCCACCAATCATAGCTGCTTCAGCACCATTTGCAAGCGCAATGCCAACAATTATGTTGACACGGTTGATAATTTCCTCACGGCTTGGAATTTCCGTAAAGGTTAAGTTTTGTTTGAGGGTATTCATTGCAATACCCTCAAGATTGAAAACACCAGCAGCCATTTGTTCGGCTGTGGCTTGATGTTGAGTAAGATTAACGATTTTCATGGTTTCCCTCTTTAATATCTGAAACTGAATAAACATCAAAGGCGACGCATAAACCGCCTAAGAGACAAACAAATGCCGCCACAAATGAAGCGGCAAAGAATAAGAAAACTAATTGTCCAAAGATAGTCATTCTTAACTCCTTAAATATTCCACTAAGGATAGAATCTGAGATTCTATTCCATGTTCATATTCTGGAAATTCACGTTCAACATCAATTGAGCGCAAAAATAGATTCCAAGGTTTTGTGCAAACCCATGTTAAACCTGCTTCCATTAAAAGCAAGGAAGACGTTTTAACACAATCGCCTCGATAATCTAAGAGGCGACCATCAATATATAATCTGCGCCCATCTAGGCGCAGATTAAAAAGAAGGTTATTATGCCCATCTCTAATAAGAATGGGCGCGTCTTGAGTGAGGCCAGCATGACGGCATTCTATTAAATGCCGTATGTAAGCAGTGATTATTTTGTTCATTTTGTCCCCTTATATTTGAGATTACGTTTTGACAATCTGAACATGAATTGTCAAAAACAACAAAAGCGGTTTCTAATTTAGAAACCGCATTCACCAAAACAATGTAATCTCTTCTTTGTTTGAAATTACATTGTTTTGGCGCGTACTAATTCAATATTGTACGCGCTTTGTAACCGGGTAATGAATACGACAAATTTGTCTAAACCTTTTTATAGTAGTGGTGTATCTTTTTATTATCGGATTCTCACCGTATGCACACAGCCTTTCACGCGGACTATTTCACCGTTAGGAGTTACTATATCTATATCCCATCACCTCTTTAATATATTATCTTCGATATATTAAATTTGACTTCACGCTTTTGGCGCTTATTCTCAAAAGGTGTCTATCGCTGTTTTCACTACTCGACTTACCTACTAGCAATTCTATAATTACCGCCAATCCATTAGATACATTCTGCCTCTTAAAAAGAATGTATTAGGTTACAAGCTAGCATGATTTCATGCCGTTTTGCTTGCCTTTGGTTTATACATATCAGGATTATTCACATAGTCCATAAGTATTTCCAAAGATACCGTGTTACCCGATAATAATCCACAAAGCAGACTATTATTCGTTCACGAAAGCCTATTTCCCGCTCAGTTGTTAAAGAAGCGCTACTTTTTCAATCGCAAGACACTATTTGAGATTGCATTTAACGATAAACAGTGAAACCCGTTAAATGTTTGGTTTACAAGGCAGGTTATTGCTATTCGGCAGCTCATCGCCAATCCGAAGGAAGCAAGCGCACCTTGTAAATAATCCGAATACTCACATTTATCATGCCGCAATTACGGCTTGCGACTGCCTATGCTGGCAAGGTTTTCGGACTACCTCTTTTTGATGCGGCTAGTTTATCAAGCCTTTCAAAAAATGCAAGGAAAATTCCTACTTTTTTTGTTTTTGCTTGATTTTTCTGAAATTTTTGGCTGATTTCAGAATCTAACCGCATCGCCAATCCCTACAAACTCGCTAAACGCAATCTATTCTTATTTCAGCCGCACTAACGACGATTTAAGCAATAGTGCCAATTTATAGGGATTGGCTTATATTCTTTTTTTTAAGACTAGGCTTTTTCAGCCTATATGCCCTATATAATGCTTTGAACGTGCCAAGTCATTTTTTCTTATATAAAACAGTAGTTTAGAAATAGAACTAAATAGGTGCTATACTGGTTTATGCCAAAAAGAACAGGTTAAGAATGGCAATTCTTGTTCAAATGTAGTCGTATAATGTCAGCTTTCTTAAAAACATCAATGAAATCAACGTGCCAATAGTGCCAATATTTGTCAATTTATAATTCTGATAATAGGCTAAAGAATAATATGCCTTTGAAATCAAAGGTTTAGCCAATGCCAAAAAGAAGACGATACAAGGCAAAAGAAGGTATGAGTCAGGCAATAATGCCAATGCCGCCATATTGGCTCATAGGCGTGCCAATGTGCCGCCTGTTCTTTTTCTGCCGCCATATATAATAATGATTGCGCGCGTGATACAGTAAAATTCTTCTTTTGTCAATAGCTGAAACATTAACATTTCATTACAGTTTGAAGCAAACCTATATAACACAAATATTCTTATTTGTCAAACTGTACTTTATTACAATCTTGTAATTTGACTAATCTCTTCTTTTAGTGTATATGGCGGTTTCTCTTTGGCTAGCATATTCTAATGATTAAGTCAATTACCAAACTGTAATTGACAAAAAGGCATTGATTGGTGTATAGCGTTTCTTCTTTACGCCTAATACAATTTAGGTTTATTGTCAATTAACAAACAGTAATTGACTAATCTCTTCTTTTAGTGTATATGAAGAAAAACACACTGCCAAAAAGATTACCAAATGGTGAAAGAATTATTACTGGAAAAAATGTATATTGAACCTATTGACAAATGCCTCACCTTTGATAATAAGATTTATTCCTGTTTGGACTAGGAAGGGATAAACAGAATAAGAATAAATCTTATTATCATTGACTAGTTTATACAAATGACAATCATTCGCAAATAAGAAAAATAAATAGAAATGATTGTAAAAACTGGTCAGATAATGAACAAAACACGGTAAAAGTGGTCAAATAAAGGAAAAATTTATACATTTTTTTGAATTTTTTGTAAATTTTAGTTTGATTTCTACAAGTTTCAGACGAATTTATCTAACCAGTTGACCCCGTTTTGGATACTTTTCAAAAGACTTTTTCCAACATTTATCTGACCACTTCACCATTTACCCTGTGGACATCTACTTTCTTTATACTTTACTTTAGCAGGAATAAAGCATCCACATGATGAACAAGTATTCATCATTGTCTTCATAGGACATTCATCACAAATCTCTGCTCTTCTTAATGCAACTTCCTTCTCTGCCCAGCATGAATTAGGATGAAATATTGTATCTTTAATTGCATTAAAGACGTTATAGTTCTTCTCTGACATTAATTTGTAATCCTTTCCACTTTAGCTTTAAGTTTCGTCTTGAAGTCGTGTTTAACGTTTACCATCTTATATCCAGCGTATCTCATATAACCTGCTGGATGAGACATTTCATCCACCAAGTCATCATAGATATACCTTGGTATAGAAGAAGAAATCTGATAACAGAATTGTTGCCAATAAAGAGAATCTGTCAGAACAGACGTGTTGTCTAATACCCCTTGCCAAGTTCGGTAATAGGGAACATCTTCTTGTGCGACCATTGGGACTAGTGAGACAGCAAATCCTCTTGCACCAGCCCTTGCGTGTATGGTCGTTGAAATATCTTTAAGGTTTGTATCTGTAAGGTCTATTGCATAAGGATAGATGTAGTTAAACTCTTCTATCCCTCCAATAGTCTCTGAGAGAGGTTCTAATACGCCGTTAGAGCCTTCCTTGGACAGGATAACAAGTTGTGGAAGGGTTTTATAGTCGTATCCCTTGTTAAGGACTTCCACAGATGTTATAGCTCCTGTAGCTGGGTCAACATCTGTTATCTCAGCATAGAATCCTCCACCCGTATTGTCATCATTTCTCTGGGCAATAATCTTCTCTCCCTTCTTATAGTTAGCACCAGCCATTTTGATGTTGACTTTTTCCACAGAACCTTTGGAGACTTTACCAACTTCAATTCTACCCTGTGTAACACAATTTATAAAGGTCAATTGGTCTCCCACCTTATAACCGTGTCCTTTCTTTCTAACTGTCAAAGAAACTAATGGGCAGTTTATAACAGTGTAGGAGAAATCCTCTCCAAAGAGAGTCATTTGTTCTCCAGCAAGAAACTTATTGTGTAGTTTAAGGTTTACTTTAAGAATAAGGAAAACATCCTTACCGTGTTCAACAGGAAAGATGTTCTCAACGTCTAGTGTCTCCTTAGAGGAAGAAGACTTGATTGCAACGTCAAAGTCTTGTAATCCGTTCTTAAGTCTTTGGAGAAGATTGGAGTCTAGCTTTCTCAGTTTTACTGTCATGTATTGATTTCTTACATAGTCAGCAGAAGAGGGAATGAACATTTCATCCCTAGGAAAGAGGACTTGTATGTCTTCTTTATAGAGGACAGCAAACAGGAATTTAAGGCCTTGTACAGAACCTCTCCAATGATAGAAATCATAAAGATAATTGTAGAAAGCTCTTTTGTCAATCTTTAAATCATTAGAATAGGGAAACCCCATCTCTTCATAAATCTCTTCCCAGAATCTGTTGTAGGGAGATGTAGGATTCTGATGGTCTTGTAAATGTTCTAGTCTGTAGAGAGGATTGTTCTCCTTCTCCATAAACTCTGCAAAGAGTTCTAACAGTCTTATGAAAAGAGGATACTCCTTCTTGATGTAAGAAGGTATGTGTTCCATGAAGTGTGTTTGTAAATCTTTTCTGTGTTGAAAAAACATCTCGTTTAGAATCCTATTAATAACTAATGAAATTTTGGAAAGCAAAAACAACTATTACATGATGTGAACTTGTAGTGTGAATTTAGTCCGGACGTATATAGGTGGGGGGGTTATGTGTGTTACATCTTTATGAAATGTTATGGGATGGGAAGAGAAACTAACCATTTAGTAAATATGAAAATAATGTTGTATGGCATGAAATGTGCTATAGTAAAGGTTAAGTAATTTATTTAACAAGTACAGATAAACAATGCTCTTATCAATTTGGAACATCCAAAACGACAAAACCCCCAGTGTTACTGCACTGAGGGCTACGAGAGCTATGTTTTGTCGGTACATTACTCAAAGGTTTAATCACGTCTTATGTACAAAGGTATTTTATCAAAAAAATTTGAAGTAAAAAAGACTGTCGCTTACCTTACAGGTCAAGAGTCTGGTTCTTTTATTCCTTACTACAAGTCTCATGCTGTCCTCAGAAGACGGATTCATCAGTGTAGAACTGATGCGTCTGAGGTCATGTCCTTAGACGAAATGTTTGAGTGGAAGGAAATCTTCTCCTCAGAAGAATCATCAATTCAATCTTTTGGCAAGAAGGACAAGAACTTTGCTTCTAGGGTTTCTCTTCTTCGTCAAGGTGTTATTTTGTTTAATGGGTTTGTTGGAAGCCAACACGTCTATAGTCCTTTTTCTTTTTCTGTTCCTACTGTTACCAAAACTTCCTTAGAGGTAAACAAGAGATTTGCTGAGGCAAACAACATCTTCTTTACTGAGGGAGACGTTAAATTCAAAGGAGAACAGGTCTTCTCTACTATGGATGGTATTCGTAAAGCAGTTTGTAATGTTCTTGTAAAACAAAGCATCGCTGCAATAACTGAGTCCATTGTTGTTTCTGAGTTGAATAAATATTCATTCCATGAAGTTAACCAACTTAAAGAAATTACGTTTGCTTGTGTCTTTGAGAAACATCCTTTTATAAGAAGAATTTACATTGGTAAGAATCAAGAAGATTATTCCTGTGTTTTTGAAAACCCGAAAGCAAACAATACAGGTAAACCAGACCGTTATATGCTTTTGCCTTGTGCCTCTTCTTTGGAGAATTTCAAAGATTCTTTGCTCTATGCATTTACTTATTTGACTGCTGCTCCATTCAAGTTTGATGAGAATAAGTGGTGGAGGAATAAAGACGGTAAATATATGGCAATCTTCTCTTATGAACAAATGCGAGTCAATTTTCCTGCATTAAGAGATATGAAACTCTACTACCCTGATAATGAAGAAGATATTCCTTCTTTGAATAAAGAAGATATATCTCTTGATAAAAGAGTTAACTCTGTTGAGGCATGGAAAGTTATTGGTGCGTTTGATGAATATATTGAATCTGTCAAACCCATTACCAAGATTAAACAGAAAGATGGTTCTTACATAGAGCTTGAAGAGCCTATAAAAGGGATGTGTACGCGTGTCTTCTTATCGAAAGATACTTTTTGCCCATTCATGATGTATAAAGTCTTTATCAAGATTAAACATAAGACGGATGACAAAAGGAAACAATTTATTGGTTTTTCTAAGAGAAGACGAGGGATTAAAGACTCTTCTCGTCTAAAGGAGTATGAGAATATGCAGTATGAAATTGAACAAATCATCAAAAAAGTTCTTTCAGAAGAAGGCTTTATCTTTAATGATGAAGAGAAGAACCAAAAGGTTTATCAACTCTTCTACAAGAATTTCTTTGACATTGATGCAGTTTACTTTGATGAATTTGTAAGATTGTTTATGGAATATGAATTCTCTGATAAAGATATTCTCAATTATGAATTTGAACGTATGAAAAATAGTTTCTGGTCTGGAAAACATTCCAAGATGGAGGCTATGCTTGATACTATTGATTCTATTATCAATTTCTCTACTTTTGAAATGGGGGACAACGTAGTTCAGTACGATAAATTCGGTCGTTCATATGCTTCTATGGGCTTTACAACAGCGATGAATGAAGTTAAATCTCTTTTTATGGAGGCTTACGGTCTTATAAACGTCGATGGAAAGAAGATGCACCCATCAGAGATGGTCGGCATTACAGAGGCTTTTGTGAAAGAACAGGAGTCCATGATTACCAGAATTCCTGAAATCAAAAAAGAAATTAAAGAATTATCAAAAGAGATGAATGAAATTGTTGATTCTCAAAAAGACTACTATGAACTCTTCTTAAGAAGACATTACGCCGATTTCTGTAAAAATTTCTCACCTAATGAAGAGAATCCTTCATTTGACATTTCCAATAAAGAGGGTGTTGAGAACACCCTTACCAATATTCTTCTCTATCAAAAACAAGTTAGAACTAAGTACGGAATTAAGAAAACTTCCTTTAATTCTTTATCAGATTTCATTAAAGAAGATTTCCAGAATAGAGTTTCTAAGTCAGAGGTTGTAGAAATTCCTGAATGTTTTAACGTCTCTGAGGAAGGAAGAGAGCTTGGTCTAAAACAAGTCATTGCTGTGAACAACACTCGTCCTAAATTTGTTGAGACATCTTCTTTTCAAAAAGAAAAAGCCAAATGGAAAGAACTTAATAGAAGAAGAAAACAACTTAAAGATGAACTCTCTTCTTTACAAATGACTAAAGAAGAAGAGGAAGGTTTGAAATACTTCAAGAAGATTGTTACTGGAAACCTATCTCTTGCTTCTATTGCAAAAGACTTTAAAGTAAATGAAAAAACAATGAAGTCTGTCTTTAATGCTTTTGCTAATGGTATTGGTATTCATTCAATCTTGGAATACTTCCGTGAAGACAATCCTTCTCTCTCTTTGAAATCTCTTTCTGAAGAATCTATTTACTTAATGCCTATGTTGGCATTTGGTAAATGGTTTAACAGAAGGTCTTCTATCATTGCTGAATTCATTACCAGAAAGATGAACAATACAATTCCGGAAGAAAGAAGAGTCAATCCAAAAGAAAAACTCTTCAATGGAATTGTTAAGATTAATAAGGAATACATTTCTGACAGAGAAAGACCCGCATTCATTCTTCAGGGCATTGAACAATACCTTCTTCATAGTGTTGTTGGCGAAATGAAAGAAGAATATAAAGACTTTAAATTTGTTTCAAATCAACATGATGGATTCACTTTTAAACAAGATTCTTACAATGAAGATGTTTTGAAACGAATTAATGAATATACAAAGAATGCTTGGAAAAAAGTATTTGGAGAAGATTCAACTTGTTATGTTGAATATGTTGAAAAAGAATTTTAAGATTACTATGTTTTAAATAATAAAAAGGAGAAATAGTATTTCTCCTTTTTTTCTTCATTTACTTTATTGATTTCAAAGGAAAATTTATTTAGTCCTCTATTATTAAGAAGAATTAAGTAAATGTTAGACCAACCTAAACCTTTCTATCATGCAACCACAAGAAAGCTAATTGCTATCTTTGGTGCATTGTTTGACAAGATGACCATATACCCAGACCAAGACTCTAAAGAACCATTTGAGGTTCCTATCAGGTTTACCTCTAGGGAAAAGTTTCTGACGATGTTAGAAGACGTCCCAGAGCCTTATTCACCCACATCCCAGTACAACACTACCTATATGGCTTTTGAACTTACAGGAATCTCCTATGCAGCGGAAAGAAACACTAATGCAACCAAGAAGATGATTCCTGACCTTAATTCTTCTCTTAGTAAAAGAGAGATGGAGGGTAAGTTCATGTACAACAGAGTTCCTTATGACTTGAACTTTGTTCTCTATATTTCCTCCAAGAATATAGAACCAACTTTTATGATGGTAGAACAAATCATTCCTTCTTTCAAACCTGCATTTAACGTAACAGTAAATGAAATTCCAGACTTTAAGTTAGACACTGACTTAAGTATCTCTTTGGACTCTATTGGTTTTGAATTTAATAATGAAGGATTGATTAGTGAACAGAGAAATATCTTCTGGACTCTTAACTTCACAATGAAGGCTTGGTATTACCCAGTCATTCAACATGAAGCATTAATTAAAAAGATAAATAAATACTCTTATGTCTTGAACTCTTCTTTTGATAAGGAATTAGATAAGGATAATTGGTGGATGTTTGCCAAGACTGAAGTTATTCCTGAATCAGCAACTAAGGATGATGTCTATGAAATTAAGGAGACAGTCGTTGAGAGAGAAGGCATGGTTTAAGGGGCTTGACAAAGGTTACAGACTTTTTACTATCTCTGTAACCCGCATGGTTAAGCCATTCTTAAAGATTTACTTCTAAGTAAGGAATGGTTGTGTGATGTTTTCTAAAGAGTACATAAGCAAAGATAAAGTACAAGAAGAGTTCTTAAATGAACTCAATTCTAATAATGTTATTGAACATCTTTCTAATCTCAATAAAGAGAATGAAAGTAAAGAATTAATTGAATTAGTAGATTCATTTAAAGGAGAAGAAGAACAATTAATCAAGTTACAAAAGAAGATTGATGAATTAGAGAAGAATAGAGATGTTGACTATGAAAACATTAGAGCAACTCTTAATCCCATGTTAAGGAGTGTCTCTAACGTCTTTACGACAATGGTTGATGAAAGTCTTTCTACTGCTGACCCAAAACAGGTTACTGCTGTTGCTTCTCTATTAACTGCTTTTACTAATGCTTCAGAAAAACTAATTTCTTTTTCCGTTAATTACAGGGATGAAGTTGTCCTCTCTTCTGGTTTGTTTAATCAATCCAATAATAAAGATTCTTCTTCTGATAATGGAAATACCACTATCAAAGAACAGAACAATACTCAGAACAATTACTACGTTGCTTCAACAGAATCTCTCTTGAAAGAAGAGAAAGAAGACAAGAAGAAAAACAACAATAAGAAAATTTAATTGAATTCTAACTTTTAATTTGGAAAACTACTTATGGCTGCTGCACCTGACAACTTTGATGATTTCAACATTTCAGTGAACTTAGATTCTTCTGTAGTTGAATCCATCATCAACACCCTAGACGAAAGCAAGAAACTTAACGAAGATGTAATGAAACAAATAGACGAATTTAAACAAGACATTTCTTCTATGAAAGATTCATTACAAGAAGTTAAGACTTTAATTCAAAACTCACAACAACCTAGAAGGAGAGGATTCTTTTCTTTTATCTTTTAATAGGAACTTATTACAAGGAGGTTTTAGTTTGTCATGTCCCTTTTTGAAACCATTCAAAACCTTAATCCCTTAGAGACTTTTTCTTCACTGGCTATTGCTGGTGCGGGATTATTTTGGATGGTTCTTAAAAACGAGTCTGTAAGAAATATTCTTAACAAGATTGTAGGTTTTAACAAGGAAAAGGTTAATGACCTAAACTCTTTTATTTCTCTTTACAAAGCAGAATCTGAAAGAGCACAAAAGCTGGTCTTTGAACTTAGAAGAGAACTTGAAATAATGGATAAGAAAGTCTCTCAGAAGGATACAGACCTCAGAAAGGCAGAAAGACAAATTAAGTCTTTGGAGACTCAAGTAAATCTTTTGAAGAAAGTTGCATCTGAACAGAAAACTAATCTTGAAAAAGCAAAGGAATATATTCTTAGACTTAGGGAAGAGGTTAAGAAATGCAAAGAAGAGTCTCAAGGCCAGTAGTTCACACATAATAAAAAGCTCCCAATTAAGGGAGCTTTCTTATTTCTGTTAATTTATGTTAATGCAATGCAACGTAATGCTCTGAATGCTGGGAATCTATTTGTAACGTTACTCTTACCAACAAGTTTCACTTGGAAGGCGGAGAAATCTTTAAGGGCTTTATCATCAAGAAGAACTCTATTAGTAAAGATTTCTATCTCTTGATAAATGTCTCCTGTCATATCTCTTCTCCAGTTGTCGGTCATATCTGTTCCGCCAATTTGTATCCAATCTTGTTCATCAATCTTGGATACGTCAGCCGAAGTCCTGATGTAAACCTGAACCTCACACTCGTTAGGAAGATTTACCTCAAACCAGACTTTAAGGTCTTTAGCCGGATTTGCCAACTGTATTGTCTTGGAAACGTATTTATACAGTTCAGAACCTTTCTTCGGGTCTGTCTCTGGATAATAGGCTTCCGCCTTATTAACGTCCTGAACATCATCCGCTTTTCTAGAAGTAATTCTATTAGAGACAAATGTTGCTGACAAGGAATCAATGTTTATCTGTGGAGCAACAAAAGAGTTTGTTTTAGGATTCTCCCATTCCATTGTAATACGCATAAATGGAGCATTTGAGGCAAACAGATTAGAGTTAATAGAAGAAGTAATCTTCATCGGATATTTAGGAACCGTGTTTTCATTTCTTCTGATGACTTCATCTTCCTGTGTGTTCATATAGTTGGTGAGCTGATAGATACCATTTGGCGTCCCATGTCTTATTCCTCTAAATGTAATCTTCTCTTTGAAGTCATACGTTTGAATAGAACCAGAGATGTTTACCATATCCCATTTATGATTAAGGATAGCTGTTGCACCATCAACACCATATCTACCACTCTTCACAGCATTAGCGTTTACTCTGATTACAAAAGAATCATAGTCATCTGCACCAATGACAGTATGGTCTCCATTCAGGTAGTCCATATGGATGCCATTCCATTCCCCAGTGTATTTAGCATCAAGCCCTGATGTAATCTTTCCTGAACAAATAGGAGCTATAAACTCTTTGGGTTTATCAGGAACAACGTCTGGGAATGGATATTCCGTCGCTGTAAAGGTGTTTGTCGTAAACTCGTCGTTATCCTTAATGTTTCCTCTTGTCTCAACAAGAATTGCTGTACAAACGGTATTGTCTCCCTCAGAGTATTTGACTCTTGCCAGTTTTGCTGTTGAGCCAGTCTTAGTCGTAATGGTATGACCAGTAACAACTCTACCAAGGACACATTTAATGGTGACTTCTCTGCCCTCAATAGTAGAGATTCTCACCTTGTCATTCTTGTTAAGAGCATGACCATTCAAAGTATGAACTTTTATTAAGTCAGAACCAGCTTGACATTCAAACGGTGTTGGAGCAAGAGCTTCATACTCGTCTCTTAATTCTCTGTAAGCATCAAAGACGAGAAGAGTTTTCTTTGTATCCTCGAAGAGGTAGTTTGCCCTATAGATGACATACATTAAATCTTCGTATTGTTCTGCATTCCAAGTTGAACCGTTTTGTGAACGGAAACGTGAGCCAAGAACAGGCTGGGTGTCCACAATCTTGTTGGCAAAGTTTACAGCCTCACCACCAAGTTTCGCCACCCAAAGTTTTGTCTTGGGAGACCAACCACCCACACAGAAGCAATATTCTTGTCCACCCCTGACGTAAACAGGATTAGCAAACTTGAACATTGTCCCTTGGTCTAATCTGGCATCTTCCGTTACTTTAAGTTCACGAACTTTCATTTCTGTTCTGGCAACAACGCCGGACTCACCAGCAGGATAACCATTGACCATTGTCCGAAGTTCCATGAAGATAAGATTATCCATTTCATCTTCTGCAACCTCTGCGACAAATACTTCAATACCAAATATCATTGTGTCTTGGTCAAGCGTAAATGACTGTGCAATCGGGTCTCTATCGCTACCACTTCTTTCTGCCCAAGTTCCTGAAGCTATTCTGCCCGCTTGAGGATTAGGACGCGGACGCACTGTCGTTGCCGGAGGAGGAGCGGGCGGAGGGTCAGGTCTTCTCGGTGTCGGGGGAATAGGTCTCGGAGAAGGAGAAGGAGGACGAGGGGGATTAGGTCTCGGTCGAACGATAGGAGTTGTAACCTCACTCACGACGCGTGAAGTCGTCTTAACCCTTGTGTCTGTAACTGTCTCAGATGAATAAGTCGGTGATGTAATATTCATCTCAATTTCTTGTTTGGATACATCCAAACCACCAGCATAGAATTGTGCTGTTGCAAGACACAACTCCATATCATCATCACCAGAGTTAGTCTTGTCATTCGTGACTTTGACAATCTTGGTTCCATTCAAGAACATTCCAGCAGGAATCTCTAATACACCAGAAAGATTTCCTTTTTCATCAGTAGAGAATGGAGCAGCAACATTATCCGGGTCTTTTGATGAAACAAACTTAGTTACATCTTTGTCATCAAAGAAGACGTACATCTTGGTTTTCGGCAATAGACCAGTGGCATACAGTTCAATTCTAGTTGCTTTCATATAAGGAAGCATCTTGACGTCTGTCACCCGGTCAAATGTGTAACTAGAAGTCTTCTTACCAATTCTCGATTCTTGAGCAGTAATGTTTGTCGTTGTCGTAGTCTGTTCCGTTACTCTTGTTGTCGTAGATTGAAGACCACCTGCACCAAAGTTGGATGACGTTGTCGTCGTTCTATTAGTGACAGAGTTAGACTGAAGATTCGAGTTTGGAATCGTCGTCGTCATATTGGCATATTGGAAATCATTAAAGTCTTTCTGAACTTTATTGATATGTTTTGCCAATCCTTCTGCAACCTCTGTCCCAGTGTCAATATTCCATTGTTGTTTTGCTTCTCTCGTCGTGTCTGACCAAGTGTTATGGTTAGGAGATAAGTGGAGAACACCTTTACGCTTAAAGATGAAGCATTCGTTTATGGAGACAGACTTAGTCGCATAAGGCTGTTTATCAGCCTCCTCAAAGACGTAAGGACAAGAAACAACACCGTTTTCCTGCAAATAGTATTTAGAGTCTGTCGGATGCAAAACTAACTTGAAGTTATGCAAGTTAGTGTTTGGTCTAAGCATCTTGAGCTTTTCATCTTTAATAGCTCTAAACTCAGACGAATCCGTTCTTGCAACAGAATAGTTAGTAAAGTTATCTACAAAGAATCCATTCTTATATCTTGGCAAACCTTTATCGTCAACGACGGTAGTATCATTAACTGACTTCTCAGCTAATGTTAAAGAAGTGTAATACTCCAAGTTATCAATTCTTCTTTCCAGATAACCAATGTCTCGCATTGTGTATCTTTTATTCTCAATGAAGTTAACCCTAATATCACTGATATGTGCAGTGTAGGGGGCAAACTCCACTTGGAATAATGTCATTGAGTTTGGTGGCTTAACAGGAAAATCAGGTTTTTCAGAGGGAATACCCAAGACTTCATAAGTCTTGCCATCTTTATCAATAACGACCAAGTCTTTTCTACCCACATAAAACTCAGCGTCATAAACGACAGTAGTATTTATTGCAGGCATATAAGAAGAAGAGACATCTCCATTAAGAATCAAAGGACGGAAATCAATCAGGTCAAGAGGATTGTGATAGTTATCAGAGACATCTTTTACTCTTGGAAGATTTAAGTAGGTGTAATCATTCTCGTCAGAGTCAATGACCTTATGATAGGAATCCACAGTAAAGAATCCAGCGCCTGACGGGTCAGTGTGTGAGAAATAGTCAAACTTAACTGTAATCGCCTGATAGAGACCCTCTGGGACAGGTTTAGCCTGTGTAATGTAAGCCTCTCTATACGCCTCTGGTGTTTGTCCGTTATACAGAGAGAAATACTCAGTCAGGTCATCACCATTATCTGCTGTCACAGAACGCAGTTTAAGGACATCACCTTTCTTAAGCCACATATTGGCTTTGAATTCATTTGTCTGAGCTTTCTGGAATGAAATAGTTTCATTCTCCACAAGAGTTTTCATCTTCTCTTGCAGATTAACTGCAAAACCAGTGATTACCATCATTACGTCTGTGTTGGTATAACCAAGACCACTCAAATCTAAGGTAATTGAGTTTGAAGAAACAATGATACGTTGTGGCTCAACTGGAATTGTCTTCCAGACACCATTTGCCTTCACTGAGACGACAGCAGTTGATTGTGCGTCAGAGAAGAGATTGTCTGTTGAATCCCATTGATATTTACCAGCAGCATTAAGCGTTCCGTTGAGCTTAATCCTACGGTTCATGGTTATAGAGCCTTTATCTTTGTTATCAACCTCTCTAAGAGACTTAATCCACTTCTCAGAAATCTTATAGAAGAGATTTCGAGAGCCTTCATTCATGAACTGGAATTTAGCTCCCTTTGCTGGTTTACCGACAAAGTGAGAGGCAATATTTGTTACAGACTTGACATCTTCTGGTGATTTGCCAACATTCATTGAGAAGTGAGAGACATAGTATCTGTACAACTCTTCATTGTCTTTGGTCTTACCAAGATACTTAATGTTCCAGACTTTCATAGTGCCAATCTTGGTTCCTGTCGCTTCATTGGCAGAAACTTCACCATCTTTAAGCTCAATCTGTTCATCCGTGATTAGGGCTTTGTTCGGGGCTGGGTCATTTGCCCAAGCACAGTTACCCTCTGGGACGACAAGGTCAACATAACAGCTTTCCGGGAAGAAAAGCGTAGAGCCTTCTCTCTTAACAGTGGTTCTGGCTTTTGGAACATCAAAGAACGTTTCAGTCGGTTTATCTATTCTGTAACCATTGACATATGCAAGACCAGAAGAAAGGAATGCTCTTACAAAGGCTTCATTTCCATCAACAGAAGCTCCATCTGGGTCAAGAATGGTTGCTGCTTTATGCTCAATGTATTTAAGAGAAAAAGGTTTTACTGTGTAATCACCTGACTCCTCATAAGTTCGTTGAGCCATAGCATCCATAATCTTGTTGTACTCAGTCTGAGAGACAATCGTTGTGGGAATGCCATAAGTCAGTTCAGCAACACGAATAAACTTATCACCGTCTTGTTCGTCATTCTTTCTTATGTTTAAGGTAAGGTCAATCTGATAACGGTCTGCACCGGGTGCAGTGTTATTTGGATAACCCAAAGCATTATCTAACAGAGAAGAATCATCATCATGAGTAATGATGTTTTCTTGAACATCAAATCCAATCTTGGCAGTTATTTGTTCTCCATACTTAGAATAAATAAGAGAAGATTTCTTATTCTCAATGAACCAACCATTCCAATACCAAGTTCCTTCTTCAATGACAATTTGTTTTGCTTTATTTCCAGTGGGAGAAATATCTTTGTCAGAGGAAAGTTTGTCTTTAGTTGAAGGACAAGAAGGACAACGAACAACAGGTCTCTTGGAAGACTGAGACAATTCTATTGTTCTATCTTCTTCTGAATAAATGGTTAATTGTTCACCATGAATAAAGTGAGTCGTCTCTCCGTCTTTACCAGTCTTTGTATAAACGACAAATAAAGTCGGAGGGTCATTCTTTGTTGCAGGTAATGCTGCAATTACTTTGGCTTCTACCTCTGAACCATCATTATTACCAGAACCTGTTCCAACAGCAATACAACCCTCAATAAACCAAGAGAGGTCTGCGTCATCTTTAAGTCTTACCCAAGAGAGTGTATTGAAGGAAACAGAACCACCAGAGATTCTAGAACCTTGTTTAAAGATGTTAGATGCGATTGCCTCCATCTGATGATGGTATCTGGATTGCATCTGATTGAGTTCTCTCGCCTGTACTGGAAGACCAGCTTTGAAGAGAACCTTCATGTAATTGTTAGCTGAATTGAAATCATCAAAGTAGGGTGCTACGTTGACGTTTACTGTTGATTTGTTATCGAATGACATTGTAGAACGATTCCTCTTCTTTTGATATGAATTTGTAACTATTTATGATTTTAGTAAGAACGAGACGACCACCTATATACGTCCGGACTAAATTTAAGAAGAGTACACATCGTCTGTAAGCCGCATACTTACTGGGTTTTTTATGTTTTCTACAAAGTAGTGATGCTTTTTTTCTCCCCTCTTCTCTCTTTAATAACATCTGGCTTTAATGTCGTGTAAGAATGGAAGGAACTCAACTGGGTCTTTAATCGTCAAGAAATCTCTTCTTATATGATTCTCGTCTGTGTAGATGTATTCATTCTCCAAGCATCCGTATTCTGTGAACTCCACATAATATTTAAGTGTTATTTCCCCTGTTGCTTCATGTCCATAGTAAAAGTTAATAGGAGGAATATAGAAAGTGGCTAATACATCTTTTCCGTAGTAACAATCTGCATCTAGATAAACAGAGAATGATGGAAAGACTTCCAAAGAGAATCCCCAATAGAAATCTATTTCCCATCTATCGACGTGAGCAGCGACTTCTATTTCATGTCCGTAATAACAATCCGCTTCTAGTCCATCTGTGTAAGAAAGAATGATTTGTAGGTTATGTCCATAAGACATTGAATAATGAATACAAGAAGCATCGTATTCATTTAACAACTCTATGTTTACGTTAGAGCCATCTATGATTGTAGAGTGTCCACAAAGATTAATGGGATTAATCTGAGCAAAGTTTGTATTTACAGAATGTCCGTAATAACAATAGACATCCCACTTCCAAATCAGTTCTTCATTAGGATTGAAATGATGTCCATAGAAGAATTCTATTTCTAGGTTAGTCCTTGTATGGAGTTCAACCTCCATATGCCAACCAACATTAAAGCCTTGCTCTTCGTTTGGATATAGTTTCTTGTTTAATTCCCAATAGAAATCATTACCGCCCCAGAGCTTATTGTCTGAATAGCAACAAGGTTGTAATCTGTCAAAGAATGTTTCTTCTGTTCCATTAAATGAACAAGAGACAATAAAGTTTGCTGCTCCCATTGGATAGGGAACAAGTCTTATATCCTTCTGACCAGTGTGAAGTTCATAAAGATTTCTTAAATAGAATCCTTCTCCTATGGGTTCTAACTTGACTGTTACACCATCAGGAGAATAGTTAAGGACAGAAGATAGGGAATGTCCAAAGAAGAAATCTGTTGTTGGGAAGCCAGAGAGTGAACCAAGGTTCTCTAACTCAAATCCATAGTAAGAGTTAATTTCTGGTAATACTACTGGCTTTCCAATAGTAGATAAGACAGTATGACCATGACCAATATCTATTGGAGTTTTACTTATCCAAGAATTGACAGTAAGGTCTGTAAGGGTAAGTGTATGCCCGTATGGGAATGTTGTTCTTGGAAACTCTACTCTACCAAATGAAGTCAAAGTTTCTATGGTGTGTCCATAGAAGAAATCATTTGTGTCTATTGGTGTATAGGTATTCTCCCACTCTATATAGTGAGAATAAGTAAAGTCTAAGTCTGGGAAAGAAGTAAATCTTTGGAATGATATTTCATGTCCAAGAAAGAACTTAGGTTGGAAGGAAAGAGGTGTAGGAAGGTCTGTAAGCTCTTCAATCGAATGACCATATAGAAACTCTGTGGAGAATCCTTCTACGGGCTTACAGGTCTTCTCAGGGAAGATAAAGTCTCTTCTACCAATGGTAAATGTCTGGTAGGGATTCTCTGAGCCTGCATTCTCTGATGTCTTGGGGAAGATGAAGTCTCTTTGAGTAATCCATTTCCTGTACAAGTCAATTTGGCAAACAAAACCATCTGGTGCTTTTGGAAGAATAGGTTTTTTATCTTTATCTTTTTTTGACATTATAGATGGTAGAGAAAGGTTAGAGACTATGAAGATTTTTCTTCATGATGTTCTGATGTTGTAGAAGAGAGAGGACATCACCTATATACGTCCGGACTAAATTTAAGATGCTCTACAAGCCGCATACTTACTGACTTTTTTATGTTTTCTACAAAGTAGTGATGCTCTTCTCTCCTTCTTCTTTCTCCCCTCCTTCCTTTCTTCTTATTGTTATTAAAATCAAATAAACTACTTGATAGGAGATAAATCCTTTGATTAACTTTCTTTCACTATTAACAAAAAAGAGTGTGTATATTCCTCTTCTCTGTATATCAGCTTTTCTTTATCATTCCTATTCTCTTCATTCAGTTCAGTCAAAGGCTAATAAAGAGATTGCTTCTTTAAATCAGACAATCACTTCTTTTACAAAAGCACAAGAAGAGGCTAGGATTAAACAAGAGGAGTACATCAACAGTGTCTATACAAACCTTACTAATCAATCAAAAGAAATTAATGAACAACTCACTAAACAAAAAGATGAAATTGATTCTTGGTCTTCTACTCTTATCAATGACATCACTAACGGGGTGTCAGACAACATCTCAGGTGAAATTCGTAAGAGCAGAGCAACAGAACTTGAAGCTACCAGAGCTTCCTTACGAAATACGGCAGAGTTACTCCAAAGAAAGTTTTCTAAAGAGGTTTCAACAAATCTTGTCAGATTAATCTCTGACGCAGAGAAGAATAGGGTGGCTCTTGCTCAATGTATTGCTTTCTACGATAAGACAAAGGCAGAGGTAGAGGGTAATAATTATTCTCCTTTACTTAAAGAAAATAAAAAGACTTATCCTTCTTATAAGAAGTGAAAAGAAAGCCCTCTTTGATAGAGGGCTTAACTTTTATTAATATTTTATTATTTAGAGTCAGGTTTAGATTTCGAGAAAGTCTGTTTCAGGAAATCGGACGTTGAATCAATTCCTTCTTTTGTTTTATTAATGCCTTTTTCCATTGCCATTGACGTTGCATCAACAGTTTTGTTGTATGCTTCTTTACCATTTTCAAGAGCAGCCTTAGCAGCGTTTGTTACAGCCTGAGTAGCCTCTCCTGCTTTATCCTTGACATAATCAGCAGCTTTGGATACATCATCTTTAGCAGAGCTTGCACCGTCTTTTGCTGCCTTACCGACAGAATCAACAGCCGATTTAGCTTTGTCCCAAAGTTCTGAGCCTTTAGCCAGATATTTACTCGCAAAACCAGACGGGTCATTAAAGTAATCAACAGCAACCTTAGCACCAAGAGCCAAGACAGCAGCAACACCAGCAACAGTCGCAATGCCACCACCAGACTTCAGGAATCGTATTACACCACCCTTTTGTTCTTCTTTGGTAAGGTCAATCTCCCATCTCTTGTTTCCCTTACTGACGTGATAAACACCATTACGAGCTTTTACTACTTTGTAACCTTGTGCTTTAAGGTCTTTTACTGTGTTGTTTGCAGGATTGTTAGCCATTCTAATTGTTCCTTTGAATTAAATATTTAATCAGTAGGATTTTCTTCTAACTGTTTGTTTTTATTAAAACAAAAATTCATTTGAACTTTAACTTATTTAAGAAGACATGGCAGAATCAATTTATCAAAGAATCGACTTGAATCCTTGGTTGGAACAACAAAACGCTGTCAAGACCAACCTTGGTTATTTCAATAAAAACACTGGTGAACAGTTAACCTCTGACAATGCATTGGAGAATCCAACTGTCCAACTTAATTCACCCTATGAAGCAACACCAGAAAAACTGGGTGGTGATAGAACAAAAGGTAATCTGAAACGTAGTACACCAGCATCTCCTCCATCACCTCCGTCCCCGCCTCCATCTCAACCTCCGTCTGGCGGCAGTGAAGGTGGCGGTAGAGCCGGTAAAGCAGGTAAGAAGAAAGAAGAAGGTGGTTCTCCTCAACAACCCCCTTCTGGTCAAGAATCACCGTAACACCCACCTATATACGTGGGGACTAAATTCACATAAGAATTTCATACTTCCACATAAAGAAAGGCTCCATTCTTAGGAGCCTTTCTTAAATCCGTATCTCTTTACTTCATTCTCTTCTCTTAATCTTAACAATAATTCTTTATTTATTGTTAATTGTTCTCTTTCCTTCTCTGTCAAATAGTTAAGATAAAAAAGAAATGTATTTATGATTGGAAAGAAATGTTCTTTATAAATGTGAGGAATAGCTTTTATTATTTCTTTAATAGGAAAAACATTATGAAGAATGATAATATAGTTTGTCATCAACTTTATGTTTGGCTTCTTCTTTCTCCACTCCTTTTCAAACTTCTTGAACAAAGAGAAATCCTCCATGAAAGAAGACTCTGATATTTCTGTTCCATAGGCTTTGGGATAAAGAGTCTTGAAGTATTCTTGAATTGAGAAGAGAACTTTAAGGTTATCGTTCATAGAGCTTAAATCCCTCTATAAGCAAACTGATAAATTCTTTGTTGATAGTTCTGTAAAGCCTTGAAAAGTTCTTCATCACTTCTTGCTTTAAAGACAATCTTCTTGTCGGTCTGTGGCATATAAAACTCAATATGTCTTCTCTGCCTTCTATAAAGACGGAAGTAAACAATAAAAGGAATTGAGTTGGGCATTCTTAATTTAAATATGCAAGCATCCTCACCAAAGAGAATACTTCTCCACGGCAATTTAAAGAAAGTATCTTTTTTTGCATCCTTCCTTGTGTAATATCCATCAAACTCCAATAGAGGTAAGTGTTTCTTAAAGACCTCTGGCAGTATCTTGTTTGAAGTTATATAAACCTTATTTATTTCAAAGAGTTCTTGTAGCATTTATTTCTCTTTAATAACGAATTCTTTAAAATTATTTTTGAAAACAAATTATTAGGAGAAGAGAGAAGCTAATGGCAGGGTTTAAACAGACAGTTTTAGACTTGGAACCAGAGTGGTTCCTTACATTCGACGGAGACGCAGTTTCACCAGACACAAAGTCTTTTGTCAATACACAACACATCATAGACGAGACGGGGAACACAGAAGGAATCATGCACGATGAAGACCCATATTACAAAGGTTATCTTGCAGGACAGACTTCACTGGTTGAGGCTGAGGTTAATCATCAGGCTTCAATAAGGTTTGGTGCAAATATGCGTAATGCTTTGGCAATCGCCAATGGAACATCTCTTGCACCTTGTTCTTATATAGAATTAAAGACTACCAATAAAGATAAGTTTGATAAAGATGAATTTACCTTAATCCTTCTAATGAAGAAGGATGCAAATCCATACCCAGACTGGACTTGGACTGGAAGACCTAATGCTTCACCAAAGGTTTCCTTCTTGCAAGAGACTGTTTTCAGACTTGGTAATCTATTAGAGTTCAGAAGTGAATTCAGAGAATACTCTGGCAATAGATACATCATTGATGCCTTCTTTAATGAAGACGGAACCCCTGTGAAGTCATGGGTAAATGGAAGTTACGATTTAACCTCTGTTCCTTGGAACTTTGGTGTTAAAGAGACTGAACAGAGTATGGCCTCTTTTGTTGTCATACGTTACAAGAATGCAAGACTCCAATTAATGGTAGATGGTGAAACTGTCATGGATGATAGTATCGTCACAACAAAATATGACTCTGCCACCCATACTGTCCCTCAAATGATACACAGGATTAAAGCTGGGAAATTATTTGATGAACTTACCTTCTTCTTAGGAGGAAGACCAACAGAAGAGGTAAGAGCCACATCACCAAAACATCAAATCATCTGTAAATCTGTTTTTGACCAAGTGGCTTTATTCTCTCGTTACGTTTCTGATGAAGACTTGGTTAAACTCTTTAGAAGAGTTTGGTTCAGAGAAAATATGTATAAAGTCAGTAATCCTAATTTGTTAATTCCTTTTAATGATAAAAGTGAAGACGTGACTAATCAGTTTGCTCTTAGCTACTCAATCAATGAAGGAAGATATGACACCACATTCTTTACTGATTTACCAACAAATCTAGTTTACAGGCTAGATGGTCAGTACATTGGTGAATATGGAATTAGGTTTAAAAAAGGAGGAATGTTACTTCCTTATAGGGCAGGAAGCAGTAGGTCGTTTATTTCCTTTGTTGACTTTAACAGTTCATTCACCTTAGAGTTTTCTATTAAAGGTCAGACAGCTAAGAGATGTGCAGTCTTTCAAGCACAGGAGATTTCTGTTCAAGAAGAATTGTCTGTCTTTGCCAATTCTTATGATGGACAATATAGACAGGGTTGGGTTGAGGTCAGATATTTACATGGACAAACACAAGCCTTTAACTTTGATTTGTTAGACGATAGATGGCATAAGGTCGCAATCAGGAAAAACGGAAACAAGGTTGACATTTGGCTAGACGCAGACAGAGTGATGTCTAATAAGGATATGCGTTTTACTGGAAACCTTCCTCCTGTGACTTGCAATCTTCTTAACTCTCATGACCCAGACACTGACGCAGATGCTGCTGTCTCTCAATTTGTTTACTATACAAAAGCATTGAATGATTTCATCATGGATGCTCACACAAACTATGATTTCTTCTATATGGTTCAAGGACAAATTGTTCAGGGTGGAAATCCATATAGAGCTAAGGTAAGAATATATTCCCACACCACAGGAAGACTATTGAATGAGGTCTGGTCAGACGCAACCACTGGAAACTATAAAGCCTATCTGGGAACAAATGAATGGGTGGATATTATGGTTCTAGACTCAGTCAATAACTCTGTTCAGTTAAGGGCTGTTGGGCCAATAAATCCAGACACAATAAACGATACACAAATCAATCCTTAAAAAAATAAAAGCTCCTTAATCGGAGCTTTCTTTTTATATGTAAATAAACTTGCATTAGCAGGTTGCTCTACTAATTCGCAACTGATTGGCATGAATAATTGGAGCATTATCTGTCGCAGAGACACTCTTTGCTGTGGTCAAATAACCAACAAACAACAGGTCTCCGTCAGTCTCAGCCGTATAAAGGGCAATAGAACGAACAGAACCCCAGTTACCTGTTGGAGTGGGAAATACCAAGTCCTGTGTATTAGACCAAGTCTGTGCTGTCCCAGTCGGGCCAGTCCAACCCGTTCCCTGTTCAATAGGAACTCTCTTATATCCTGTCCCAGAGGTTGAGACCTCAACCCCACCTGTATTATCCAAGTTAGGCGCAGTCGTAAACAGACCAACCCAAATCTTTGTGGGTGGTGTGTAATCTTCCCCTTTAAGGAGTTTAGACATTTCCTTGTTTGCAAAGAAATTTGAAGAAGTGGCAGAAGGCATTTAATTCTTTCTCTCTTATATTTAACTAAGAAGGATTTTATTTATAACCAGTTTTAGAATTTATATCTGAGATTAAATAAACAGCAACAATAACAGTCAACCAGTCAAGAAGAGTAAACTTATCAATACAGGTAACAATGGAAATAAATAACTTGGTAAATACTTCCCATACGATTGAAATAATGTCTGCAAGACAGTTAAAGATTTCCATTGTAATTCCCTCTAAGAATTATCAGTTCTTTAAGCCAAATGACTTACGGAATCTTCTAGCTTTCGCAGTAAGTCTTTTAACTCTTCTCTTCAGTCTGTCACCCTGTGCCCTTTTGGTTCTGCCCATCTTGATAATAGCCTTTCTCTTCTTGGCAAGCTCTACCCCGGAAATCTTCTCACAGGATTTACCTGTCCATTTAAATCCGGGTTTACACTTCATCTTGATTCTTCTTTTTCCTTTGTTGTTTACCTTCCATCTACGTTTGACTTCTTGTATAGCCTCGTAATCAGGGTAAAGAGAAGATTCATCATAGGATTCTTTTACGGTTTCTTCCTCAACAAACTCTGTATCCATAAGAGCATCTTTGTCTTTGGGAATAAAGTACATTGAAACCCATGTGGAGTCAGGTAGAGCATTATATTCTTCATCAGACATTTCCTCTGGCTCAAGTTCTTCATCTTCTGGAGATGCCGCTGTTTCACCAGTCTCATCAGCAATAAGAAACTCAACGTCTATGTCCGCAATTTCTTCTATTGCATCTACTTGAGAAAGGATTGCTTCATACGCTGCCTTTGAGTGAACCAGAACATCAACGCCACCATATTCATCAACTTCAATCTCTGCGTCTGGGTCATTCTTCTTGATAATTGACTCTAGTTCAGATATGTAATTCTTTTCATTGAAGTATTTGGTTTCTGCCATGTTATTAGAAGAAGATTCATTTACCTTTTCTTCATCATCTTCTTTCTTCTTGTTGCTGGTCTTATTGGTTTCTTTATCACCAAGTCTGTTTGGCTCAGAGGCTACTTGTGAAGTGGAGTTTGTTCCTTCACCATCTTCACTAAGAACCTGTTTTACATCTTCAAGAGAAAGACCATTTTCTTGTAAGACTTTCATTACATCTTGGAAAGATTTGTTTTTATTAGTCATTTTATTTTGCTCAATAAATCTATAAAAGAATTTTAAGAATTGTTAAGTTTATCTGAGACATCATCAATAAACGCATAAGATTTCTCTTTATCAGTTAGCCATCTGGTGTACTCCATTCCCCAGACAGCGGCTCTCCTTAACATTGCAATCAAAGAGCCAAGAGCAAGAGAGATTGGACTAGAAGCATAAAAGAGAAGAACAAGTACACTAACAGAAATACCTATTCCCTCCCAGATGATTCTCTTTCCCCTATTCTGAATAAACCATTTAACTCCTCCTTTTTCTTCTCTATAAGATTCAGGAAAAGTTAATTCAATTCTTTCATCAGGTCTTCTTGGGTTGGTGATTATTGTCTTGTTGTTTCTCTTATCAACGGAATAACCTTTTTGATGAAGAGTATTTAATACTTTATTGTATTTAGCTTTCTCTCTATTAAAGTCTGATTCATTCTTTATCTCTACCTTTTCATTAATAGGAGAGAAGAATAAGTAATCAATAGGCATATTCTTTTTCATAAGCCAAAAGCTCCTTTTATCTTTGTGTATTCATCCTTGACCATTCTTACATCATCTAATGAATAAGACCTATTGTCTAATCCAGCTTTAAATAAAGACCAGATTCCATATATTCCTGTTGTTGCAAGAACAGGAACTATACCTAACCAAATTAATTTCTTTTTATTTCTATCCCAGAATCCAGTTGTTACTTTCTTGGTATGTGTATTGACCTTGAATGTGGTGTTTCCCTTTGAGACTTGATATTCAGTAGAAGATGTCTTATCCACTGTAAAGCCTTGTCTCTTCAAAGAAGAAATGTTCTCTGCTTCTTGTAAAAGGTCTAGATGTATGGGAAGAAATGATGTTTCAAAAAGTTCTTTAACCATTGTCTTCTTTGTGTTTGCAGCTACAAAAGAGATTTTTAAAAGAGTAAGAGAGACCAAACCATATCCATTCCTTACTTAGAAGTAAATTCTTAAGAATGGCTCAACCATGCGGGTTTCAAGAGATGCTACATTTGCAGATGATATGTTGTAACACTATGAAGAGAACATAAAGAACAGAAAGGAAAAGAAACAAGAAAAGGCATCACTACTTTGTAGAAAACATAAAAAAGTCAGTAAGTATGCGGCTTGTAGAGCATCTTAAATTTAGTCCGGACGTATATAGGTGGGTGTGATGGGTTCTACATCTTTGTAAATCTTCTGTATGGCTTTCTAAGACATTAAATCATCTAACCAGTAGTAAGACATTAGGTGAGACCTTACATCGTCCTAAAACATCGTTTATAAGCTCTCAGATAAAGGAGATACTCTATGTTTGAGAAGATGAAATTAAGAAGCAATAGGGTAGTAGTGGGGTAGGTATGTATAGGTCTAGATTTACGAGACGTACTGTATAAATTTAGGATGAAAAAGGCATACCTTTATTAAACAAGATTCTTAAATAAAGTTATGGAATGAAAAGTGTTACTACATAACATCTGCAAATGTAGCATCTCTTGAAACCCGCATGGTTAAGCCATTCTTAAGGATTTACTTCTAAGTAAGGAATGTATGTGGTTGGTGTTTTTTATAGTGTCGTTCCTATTCCTTTATAGGAATTGTGCAACTGGTTCCAAATCATTACACATCCTCTGTAAGTCGCATACTACTGGGTTTTTTAACTTTTCTACAAAGTAGTGATGCCTCTTCCTTCCTCCCTTCTTTCTCTTTCCTTTCCTTAAACAGAAACAAATAAAGAGGTCATTAAGACCTCTTCTATTAAACTCTAAACATTAGTTAATCTAATTCTTTTCTCTTAGACTTAAACGTTTCAATTCTTTTCCTTATTAAGTCTCTTACTTCCCATGCTACTAGAGAAGAGAAATTATCCAGAATTTCATATTCACCAGTAGTATGTGTAAGGACAATAGCTGGAACAGTTTTAACTCCCATCCTTCTTGCTTTATTCTTTTCTTCATTACTGTTTGCTTCAATAATATCTATCCCTCTTCTATGAAGTATTTCACCTGTTGCATCAAGCTCTAGCATTTCAGATAAGGCTTCATATTGAGGTTTAAATAAATCACAGTAAGGACAATTATCTCTTGTTACATAGGTAATCTTAGTCTTCATTATCTTCATCATCTCCTTTATTAGTAAACATTTCATCTTGTAAGGTTTCTGTCATTGTTTCTGCAACCATTCTTACTCTGGTAATAATGATGTCTGCAAAGAATGACATTCCATTAAGAATAGCAGCAGAAACATAAGTGTCTTGAACAACTATTCTTTGTGGTTTCTCTCCTTCATCTTCTTCTTGATTATTGAATGGAAGAAGATGTGCTGCTTCAAGGATGAATAATGGTTGACAGGTCTCTTCATCTATTTCCCATGAAAGGGAGAAAGCGTACTTCTCGTGTTGAAAGACTATTGCTTTGTCAACGAAGGATAGTTGTCCAAAATGTTCTTCCAGTTTTTGTAGAAGAGAGAACATCATGATGACACCATTTATTTCCTTCAACTTTTGCCAGTTGATTTCTTTTGCTTTCAAAGGGGGTTCTCCTTTTATTCTTATTAAATAATGGAAAGATTATGGTTACAAGTTTCGTGGTTTATAAAACTACAAAACTTACTTGAACACTACACTTTGAGTGTAGAGGGTAAACCACATACCTGTATCGAGTTGTAGTTAAACTGCCCGATTGCTTTTACTAGAATGTTATAAGCTCCATTAATGTCAGCATTTATTTCAATGCCTTTGGAACTTTTGAACAATCCTCTTTTAACTCTTTTGCCAAGATAGGAATCATATTTACAAACTTTTTCATTGTCTAAAAAGGAACATTTAGAAGTGTAAGATTCTTCTTGTGTTTTTAATGTTATTCTTTTATTAACGCATTTATACTTTAGCATATTAAGGAATTTATAGAAAGGGACTCCACAGAAGGTGTTATATTCATCATCAACACCTTTAATAACATTCTGTGCTACTTTGGCTGGCATAGCCCTATAATCAGGTTGATTAGAAGATGCAAACTCACCAACTAACTTCATCCATGAAATCTTTTTCTTACCATTTTTGTAATCTTGTCTATGTCTGTAAAGAGTTGAGTTATACAGGTTCTTAGACAAAAAAGCATACTTATCCAACGCTTCATACAAAGCGTGATTTGGATTAATAAATATCTTCTGTACTGTATATGTCATTTATTTCTCTTCTTACTCTTAACTTTTCTATATTTTATTATAATATATACTAACATAAATTATAGCATTTGCAAATGTAGCATCGTCTGTAAGCCGCATGAATACTGGGTTTATTGGAATTTACTTCTAAGTAAGGAGTGGTTATGTGATGCTCTTATGTAAGATTCCATGATGTCAATCTGAATGAATTTCTATACACATACTGGGCATTAACATGATGGGTAACAGCAGTGACCAAGAACTTCTCTGGTCTAAATCTTTCGTTAGCCATTGCTGTTCTAAGGTCAGCATCATTATGGTTCATCATCAGTTTTACTGGGTTAGCAAACACTTTCCAAGACTTACAAAAACCAAAGGTAGAGAACATAATAGGAAACTGTAAGACCTTAAATAAATTTCTTCTTCTCTTAGCCTTCCATTGGTCTGTCGTCTCTGTAAGAGAGTTTCCAACGTCAAAGGTATTCTGTGCTTTTGGAGCATTGAGAAGAACAGCATCTGGTTCTCCCTTATTAGTAAACTTCTTGGGTTTACCTTTCCATTGCTTTTTTGTAACGTCATAAGTGTGCATCTTGGATGCAGAGTATCCTGAGAGAAGATTTCTCAGTTCATCCTGTTGTTCTATGACTGGTTTCTTGAAAGAAAGGTTATGATTGGTGTTTCTTGTCTCTGCTAGGTTATTAATGGACTGATTGAAGATAAGCATCTCAGACTGTTTCATTATTTCTTCTAATGATTCAAGTCTGTATTTACCTTTACCGTTCTTTTCTGTCTCTTCTATATAGATGAAGTAATCTTCTTTTGGAGAGGTATCCCTTAAAGCCATATGGGCGGCAATCATGGGGTTAACGTTTGGAGCAAGATAGGTAATCTTGTTCTTTGGTTCTTTATACTTTGTCTTAACCTGTCCAATGCCAATCTTCTTTAAACACTCTTTTATTGCCTCTTGTGGTTTCTTGTTCTGAAAGGTTTGTGTCACACGAGTTGACAGGTCTTTCATGAATTCTTTATTAGCAGCGTAAAGTGTGAATGCCTGTTGATTTGGAGTATCAGATGTTCTGTGTGCAATGTGATAGATTTCAAATGCTGTATCAATATTTCCGTCAGTGTCAAATCCTTGCATTGTTGACATCTTGACCGTGACCATATCTCCAACTTTTATAGAGTCTATTACATTCTTGTAATCATATATGGAGACAATAGCTGTCATGAATGGACAAAACATATCCTGAAATATCTTCAAGTCAAGAAGATTGTTGGAGAGGTCTTGCCCTCCAACAGTCATGACGAAAGAAGATAAATCACCAAATCTGGGTGAGTTTGAGATAGCCATTTATTGGTTTTCCTCTTGGAATAAGACGTCATTTACAGAGATAGTTCTTATCCTTACGACATTAGTCATCTCTCCATAAATGTTTGGCTTCTTGGATAAGGCAGATATTTCAAAAGAGAAGGGAAAGTCTCTCTTGGATGTCAAAGGAAGTTTGAATCTAAACTCTCCTTTTTCATAATCCACTTCACCAATTCTAAGCTCAACCTTTCCTGCTTTAACATCATCTCTTGAGACATAGATAGAACCCTTTGTGAGGCTTTCTTTTCTGTCAGTCAATACCCAAGTATAGTTATAATCAGAGAACGTCGCAGAAGAGGTCTCAGGCTGTATCTCGTTTGTCAGGGAGAGAATGTGTTGAGCAGAGTTATTTGTGTTTACGTCAATCTCTTTACTAATTCTTTTCTCTGAGTAAAGTGAATCTACGCCAAGAATGCCCTTCTTGATAAGAGAGTTCATCTCCAAGTCATTGAGATAACTTCCAAACTGATTTAGGTATTTATCTGAATATTCCCTACACGCCTCAATTGTCTTATCAGCCACGTTAGCTTTCGTAATGTCAGATATAGTCTTCTTGGTCACAATAGAAAACTTGATGTCAACGTTTATGTATTCAGGGTCAACAAGCATAATGTCTTGTCCTGTATAACCGTATCTGTTAATCAGGTTTTTCTTGATGTCTATCTTTGCACCCTGAGACAAAGTGTCTGAGTTATTCGGCTTGATGGCAATCATTGTTTTTCCATAATACTTGGGAACATTGTCCTCACCACCCCAAACATTAATAGAACGAATATTACGGAAATCTTCCAGAAGAATATGCTTGATGTCTTCAGCAGTGAGAAGTCTGTTCTGTCTCCTGTAGGTGAACATTGCATTGTGTTTAATGCTTTCTATTGACTCACCGTCAGAGCCTCCATAAGAAGAAGAGACTGTCTCTAATTCCCATCCATTAAGTGTAAATGATGTACAACCATCCCCATCCTCACCAGAGGGTGCAATGTATTCACAGACAATGTATTGTCCAGCTTTCGGCCTTTGAGAAATCGTATCTTCCCCAAAGAAGATTTCATACCAGCCGTCTTCCGCTGTTGCAAGATAAAAGACTTTTCCTTCTTTGGAATATGTCCCTGTCGCTGACTTGGAATAGAGAAACTCTTCTCCCAGTTCTTTTTCATCTAAGGAAGATTTAATGAAAACTCTTAATGTATCTACGTCTAGTTCTTTATCCTTAATGACAAAACGTTGTTTGGGGTCTGTTGAGACTTGAAATTTCCAATCTCTTCTATCACCTTGAAAGAGGGTAAAGGTTTTGTCTTTTGAAAAGAAGACGTAATTATCCCCATCTTTTTCATAGTCGTATAAGAAGACATCAGTCTTAAAGAAAAACTCTCTATGTTCGTCTGTGATGTTGTTTATTCCTCTCACAGCCCAGTCTTTATCCAGTCTGGTGTATTTACCGTCTGGCATATAGTCCAGTTTTCTTTTTACTCTTACTTCTGCTCTAGATGCTTTCTTTCCTCTTACGACGTATCCATTTCTTTTTGCACCTGCAATGACAGCAGTTCTAGTTTGAGCAGATTGCAGATAGTGTTCGTTATCATTGGCTTCCAGATAATAGCCAATGTGAGTCATTTGATAAGCAAGAATATTGATTAGTTGATTGACACCTGAACCCTCATAGTTGATGTCTTTAAATTCTGTTGTGGTAGAAATGTACTCTTTGAGTAAATTCTTGTAATTGTTGAAATCTATTGGAGCTTTCATAATAAATCCTAAATTTTTATCTTACTGTATATTGTAAATTTATAAAATATTTTTAATGTTATAGTAGTCAAATCTTATTAAGGAGACTAAATTTTGTACTTAGCAGAAATCACAGTAGTTAAGTCATCCAACAGGCAGTTATATAAAGCCTGTGATGAACTGTGTTTTCTGTCTAAGAACTTGTATAATGCTGTACTTTATATTCAGAGACAGAATTATCAGGAAGGGAAGAAATATATTGGTTTTTACGATATGTGTAAACTTTTGATAAAACAAAAGAATCCTAATTATTGTGCTTTACCTTCATCACCAGCAGTATATGTTATCAAACAAGCAGATGAATCTTACAAGGCTTATTTCTCTTTATCTAAACTAAAGAAAAAAGGCAAGTATAATAAAAAGGTTAAATTACCTTATTATAAAGATAAGGTTAAAGGTAGAAATGTAACTACTTTCTATAAAACCCGTTTATCTAAGAATACATACAAAAAAGAAGGTTTAATTCATCTTTCCAAAACAAATATTAAACTTAAATCTAATATTCCATTTGAACAAATACAAGAAGTTAAGGTATTTCCAAAGAACGGTTACTATGAACTCCATGTTATTTATAAAGTAGAAGAAGAAAAACAAATTGTTTCAAACAGTGTCACAGCTATTGACCTTGGTATTAATAATTTAGCAACAGTTGTTACAAACATTTCTTCTCCAATGATTATTAATGGCAGACCATTAAAAGCTATTAACCACCATTGGAATAAACGTGTTTCCAAATTGAAATCTAAACTTCCTAAAGGAGTAAAAACATCAAAACAAATCAGACAGATTACACATAAACGTAACAGAAGGGTTAATAATTACCTTCACCAAACCAGTAGAGCTTTAGTTAATGAACTTCGTAGATTAAGCATTTCTAAGGTCGTTATTGGTTCTAACAAAGGTTGGAAAGAGAATATAAGTTTAGGTAAACGTACCAATCAAAACTTTGTTCAAATTCCATTTCAACGTTTCATTGAGATGATTACTTATAAATGTAAGTTAGTAGGTATTGAAGTAATTACAGCAGAAGAATCTTACACTTCTAAATGTAGCTTCTTAGATAATGAATCTGTTGAGAAACATAATACATATGCAGGTAAGAGAATAAAGAGAGGTTTGTTCCACTCTTCTACTGGAAAACTCTTTAATGCTGATGTAAACGCAGCATACAATATTATGAAAAAGCATCTGGGAATAAATCTACAAGATTTGGACTCAGTACAGGTGTGTAGTACGCCTAAAGTTTTGAAGTTTTAGTTTACGAATTAAGATTTCTTATGAACTTTGAAGTAAGTTTTGTATTATGAAACTTGTAACTAAACTAAGAGAATTTTATTTAATTTAGAAATAAAAACGGGGTCTATAAAGACCCCTTAATGTTATTTCTTTTTTATCTTCAAACCCTTAAACTTCTCTTTTGCTTCTTGGATAATATTCCAATTCCTATGAACAGCGAATGTTTGTAGAGGTTTAATAACTTGATTTACCAACATCTTTTTCCTATTAACCCATTTCTCAAGAGGAAAGTCTTTCTCTGGTATTTCTGGGTCATAGACGATTCTATCGTTTCCATAAGGATTGTTTTCTTTTAAATGTACTATCCTTACTTTATCCCCTATTTTAATAGGTTTTATATGAGTAAATTTCTTTTCTTTAATGTATTTATTAAATGCTATAGCAGCTTTGATGTGGGAAGGGGTTCCTTTTGGAAGCATTTGAACTGGTTTTGAAATCCCAGAAGAAGGAGCAATATCTCCTAAAGGGGCTTCCAAAAACTGTTGAATAGATTTCTTAACGTGTTCCTGTATTTCTTTCTCCGTTCCTCTAAGGAAGATTTCATAAGAAGGCATAAGTATTTCTTTTACCATTTGAGGAACAATACTTTTAACTGCTTCAATACCAGTCATAGATAATTTAGGATGTGTGTATCTAATACCTTCATTGTCAGCCACATCAATGATATAGTTTTTCTTAGCTCTAATAATCATTGATGTTGCAATCTTCTCTCTCTTCATGTCCATAAAGTTTTCTGTCCCATTGATGAAATCGTTCATACGGTCGAAAGATTCTTTTAAGAAAGGTCTAACTTCATCTCTTACTTGTTTATCAAGAAATTCTATTTGTTCTTCATCAGAGATAGAATAATGTTTAATTATATCGTCAAATGATGTGTACAAACTGTCAGTATCAATTAATAGAACGTTATCTTTTACTTTTCCAATTATTAAAGAGATGAATTTATTAATCATCATCTCACCATACTTAATCATTACCTGTCCTGTTGAAGTAATAGCCTCTGCAAGTCTTACGTCATAGAACCTGAATGATTTCTCTGCCAATGCTCCATACAATGAGTTAATAAGAATCTTCATAGCAAGCTGAAACAGGTTATACCTGACAACTAACGCCTCTTCCTCTCTAAGAAGATTGAGAAGTTCTTCATCGGTGTATTTACTGAAATCTTCTTTCTGTTGCATTACTTAACTCCTTATATTTGGTCAAAAGGAATAATTATGACTTCAACACCACAAGTTGTAAACATTCGTTGTGCTTCTGTAATAGAAGAGAACCATCTTCCTTCTTTGTCTTCTTTTGATATAGCCGGACAAATGACTCTCTTTAATCCTGCCTGAATGATTGCTCTTGCACACTCATGACAAGGATGGAATGTACAAGCTATTGAAGCTTCCATAATGTTTATGTTATTTCTAGACGCATTAAAGATTGCATTTCTCTCTGCGTGTTCTGTATAGATTAGTTTCTTGTCCTTATCTTGTAGAAGAAGAATGTCATCTGGAAATCCTCTGATGAATCCGTTATATCCAAAGGATAAAGGATAAGACTCTCTATATATGACTGCGCCCACTTTTCGGTGGGCGTCTTTTGAGAAAGTGTTTGCAACATTAAATGCTGTTTGAAGGAAAAACTTGTCCCATTTGTTCTGTTGCATAATTAATAGTCTCTCGATTTGAGTTCATCTTTAAGGGATTCAATGTCATCTTGTAAAGAACTATTCTCTTGTTCTAGATAACGAATATCTCTCTCTAACTCTGATACTTCTGCTTCTAAGTCTTCTTTTTCACTTCTTTCAGCAGAGGAAAGCTCTTTATAGTAAATAGCTGATTCCATTGCATCAAGTAGTTTTTTGTAAAGAAGAATAAGATGTGGATTGTTTTCTTTTTGATAAAGCCTTTCAACAACATCTAAATCCTCGTTGCTTTCAACATTAACAGATTTAAGTTTGATTTCATCTAATGTCGGTGTATGTGTCATGTTTATTTACCTCTTTATTACTTAACTTTAATCATTGCTTCTAACTTCTTAAACTCAACTTCTAATTGATTGAGATAGAATTCTGCCTGTTCAAGTTTGTTATAAGCCTCTTGCAACTTCATAAAAAGAATCATTTCTTTCTTGGTCTCTATCTGATTAGACAGTTTAGAAAGATTCTTTCTATTACTGTAACTAATATCATTAAAGTCTTCAAAAGTTTGTGTTTCTTCTTTTGATAAGTTCATAGATTGCCTCCTTAATTAAAACGGCGCACCTTCACCATGAACAATCTCAAGCATTGAATAAACATCATACAAAGCGTCATGCAATGGAAAATGTTTAATCAAGCCGTGTTCTTCTGGTGGATACATAACAGGAGATTCATAGAAACCATTGTCTGTCCCACAAAGAACATCAATAAAGGTTCTACAGTCTCTCCCTCTCCTTGGATTGAAGGGATAACTTCTTCCTCCAACGTCATGCATATATTTAAACTTTGGAAGGTCAAAGTCAATACCCCTACTCCAGACATGAGAAGAATTCATGGTGTAAAACTTCTCAAAGAATTTATGAATAAGATGTAATCCTTTTGTCAAGGTGACATCATTCTTATGTGGAATAAGATTTAATTTCTTTGATTTCTCTGGTTGTTTCTTCCACCACTCCACTGTGGATGGGTCTTTAGTAAAAGCCTTATAGTTAGACAGGTCTTCAAGAGAAAACTTAATGAATAATTGTTTTTCTTTATCTTGTTCCAAATCAGCAAAAATTGGCTTCTGATTAAAATCAAATGCCACAAGGGCAATAGAAAGGGGATAAGCAGTCTCCCTTATCCCCAAAGTCTCAATGTCAATAAATATTTCATATGACATAGTTAATGTTTCCTCCTATTTAATAACTAATGTTTCTTCGGTCTAGTTCTGCCTTGATTGCCTCTGCTCTCTTGGCGTGAACCTTCATTTCGTTTTTATAGTTTACCCTTTTGTTAAATACTATTGCAACTGCTTTTGGAATTAAACCTTGTTTATTCTTTTTGAAGCGCATTCCGTTTGCAGCGACAGTAGTATTCTCCTCTCTTGCTTTCATTACATCTTCGTTAGGAATAAGATTTACAAACTGTTCTATGTTCTTGTAAATCTCTTCTTCGCCTCTTCTTGGAGAATCTACTAGTGTTTCAGGAGATATTCCTAACATTCTGATTATCATCGGATACCATTAATGTTCAAACAAGTACGCTACTCTTGTCTCGCTTTATTCAAGCTGCTCTATGTCACCATAGAGTTCAGACTATATCACCGTCCTCTTTTAAAGGACGCATTCCATTTCGGCTTGCGATTTAAGCCTACTCTACTAGATTAACTAATCTTTATAATTAGTTTCGTTCGATAGTCGTTGAACAACATGAGCCAAAACATCTTCTTTGGTAAATGAAGAAAGTTTAACTATTCTGGAATAGTTAGAAGAGAATCCTCTTTTAGAGAATATCTTCTTTCCTCTTTTATGTGCATCAACAATATGGTTAACTAATGTTTTCAAATCTTTTGCTATTTCTCTATAAGAGTTTTCTCTATTGCTAATAATACGATTTACTAACTTCTTATCAGAAAAAGCATAAGTAGTCAATTTGTTACCCAAATTATGTGGCACTAACTCACCATTAATATAACGCTCGTCGTCTATAGAAACTCTAAATTTATTGCCATCTTTATCTTTTACGACAACACTATTCTTTAAAGTATCTGACTGTTTACGTTTTATATTATTTATTGTTTCTTTAGAAGCACCAAAGTATGCCTTTCCTTTCATATCAAACCTATGAATACCAAGTTTGGAAGAAGAAATCTTTTCTCTTACTTCTTTTCTCTTAGCAGGATTTAACTCGCCGTTTAATGGTGTACGGTTCATTAAAGCACTAGCATAAATCATTAATAAGTTACCACTTTTTGCTAAAAGTTCGTGAACTCTTTTATGAATCTCATAAGGAAGAATGACAATATTCCAATAGGAATATTCATACTCAGGAAACAAACTTCTAGGAAGAATATGATGACGTTCATACCAAATATTTCCGCCAAACTTTCCAACAGAGCAAATAGATATGTACTCGTCAATCCAAGTAACATCTTTGCCTATTGTTGTTAAAAGTTCTTTCATTTCTTTAAAAGTTTTTGCTTCATTGCTCATACTGCTGCTGATTGTCTCTTCTTTTTAAAAGAGATTTTCCAGCAATTAAGAACGTTATTCGACAGCCATTACTGACTGAAGCCCCGTATCTTTGTTCAGGGAAGTAAAATCGAAGGTAACAATGTTTTTATGATAACCAGCAATAACTTCTTTAACATAAGCTCCCATATAGCTTTCTTTGAACTCCTTGGGAATCCTAGGAGGAACAATTATTCCTTCATCTAAAGCCATGTTGTAAAGAATGCCATCCCAAGTCTGAGTGGTTGCCAAAACATCTTCAACAGAAATCTTTCCGAAATGTGCAACAGTTGTTGCAAGTTCTATAAACATTAATCGTTTGTTAAGTTTATAAAGAAGTCGAACGTCTTTGATGTTATATCGAACAAAGTTAGTTGGGTCTTTCTCGTAAAACTCTTTCAGAGAAGAATAGGGATGTGTTAACTTCTTATCACCTAGTTCATGTTCTGCTACAGTATCAAGTTTATTATTGGGTAGTTTTTCATTAGAGTATTTCTTGTAAAGCTCTAAGTAATCTAAATGAGGAAGACCTTTAATGTTGTAAACATCTATCTCTTCATCAAAGTCATTGTATGTCCTTCTAAAGTCAACCAACCTGTCTTTGTTCTTATCATCCACATTGTAGTAAATAGGAGATATTAAGCATTGTGTAAAACAAGTGTTTTGGTCTCTTAGTGTTGGATACCTTTTGCCACTCTTCTTTTTCTTCTCTTCAATTCTTTCTTCATTGTCTGGAAATAGATAAAGAATTCTTTTCATGATGTAGGGAACGTCAAACTCTTTTGAGTTATAACCAACCAAGAAATCTGGTCTCTCTTCTCTTACATAAGCAATGAACTTGGCTAGAAGTTTCTTCTCTGAAATACAGTAGATAACTTCTCCCTCTTCATCCTCTAAAAGCTCTTTATGAATTCGTAGGGTTGTCCAAGTCGTTGCTTCATTCCTGCCATTGATAACAGTAATACAAGTGATTGGATGTTTAGCCTCTCTTGCATTTGGAAATGTATCTGTCACCTCTGTTTCAATGTCAAAGAAGAGAGGATTTATTAAGGTTAGATTAGCGTGTATCTCTCCTTTAAATCTTTTGGAAAGCTCTTGAAGGACTGGGTCTTTCATTCCATGATACGAATCATCTTTCTTGGCGTATCTCCAGTAATCTGTCAGATTGAACTCCTCTTCTTCCAGAGGTTCTTCTTTAAGAGAAAGAAACTTGGTGTTTATGTCTTTCTTATTCTCTGCAACTCTATATAGTTTTAATGTAGGGGCTTTATTTACCCTAGTGAAAGGTTTCTGCTCTTCATTGTAGCCCCTCACTACAATTTCTGTTCCTACTAAGGAAGCAGACGTGAAAAATTCTTTCATACTAACTCCTTGATTTAATTATGGAAATATTAAACTTTTTGTCTTCTCTAAGCGCTGCTACTTACATAAGGCTTTTCTCCGTCGTTGTGGCAAGTCTTTTTGTCAGCTTTATTCTATGGGCAATCTTCCAAGCAGTCAAGGGAGAAGACTTACGTTACTTGGTCGTAAGTGAGACTACGGATAAGTTGAGTCAAACCAAGTTCTGGACTAACATTGCCTACATCTTGGGAAGTATTTGCTTTGTCAAATACAACTTTGATGCAGGTGATAAATCTTCTCTTGTTGAGATTTGGGCTTTGTATCTCTCTGTGATTGGCGGTAGTAACGTCTTTGCCATCTGGATGAAACATAAGAGCTTTGCCGCTAATAGGAAATGGGACTCTTACGATAGAAGGACTGGGTATGATGATTACATGACGGACGAAGAAGAAAGTAATCCATATAGAAATCAACAAAGACAGTACAAATATCCGACCTATAAACCAGACGCTGACAAAGTGGATGACGAGATTGTAAGACCTTAGAAGAAATTATTTGTTATAATGACCGCGTATTAGAAAGGAAGCCATCGTTCCTTGAAGAGACATCGAGTCCACGGGTGTAAACGGGAAATGGTAGTCGCAAGGCTGCCATTTCTTTTTGATGAATCCAAATTAGTGAGACGATACAGTAGTTTTTAAGAAACTTGAATGATATCTCTCCTAGAGAAAAACAAATAAAAAGCCAGTATTTAACTGGCTTTATTCATTTGAGACGGTAGAGTAGTTTATTACTGAAGAATGATTCTACTCCTCTCTTCTTCATCTTGTTCTTTGGTAAAAGCGTTGAACTTCTCTTCTGATTGTTTCACTATTGTGAGAAATTTTTCATTAGAAAAGAAACTGTTATAGAGTTCATGTTCTTTATCAATAGAGACCAGATAATTTACTCCGTCTTTATTCTCTATCTTAACAGGAATAACCTCATTAATCGTCTCGAACATTTCTTTAAAAGATTCTTTTATTTCTGGATTGTCATAATCCATGAATTGAGCAAGAACACCAAACTGAGACATTGTGAAGATACGTTGCCAAAAAGAAAACTCGCGAAAGTTTTCTCCTCTTTTTTCCAAGATGTAAACATCTACTAAGAAGACAAGTAATCCCGCTGCTTGATTTGTTTCTTCTTGTGTCAAATCGTCGTCTGTGTATTCTTCGTTAACTAAAATGGAATCTGACATAAGTATTCACCTCTTGTGTGGTTAAGAATTGTGGTAATTATAAAGGCTCCACTAAGAGCCTTTTAGTTAAAGTTTATTAAGAGTTGTTTCTTCCTAGGAAGAAGAATGGCGAAAAAGCAATAAGAAGTGATGTTTTAAAGACTGCCTTAGATGTTGCCTTAACTGCCCTTGTTATCCATTCTTCTTTATATTTGGTAGAAATTTTAATGTAACCAGTCTGTTTGTAATGATTCATATCTATACGAGCAATGTTATTCCCGTATTTTTACCTCATACCATTTATCTGCCCCATTAGGAGAATCAATAAGGTCAACTTTACCTCCGTTTAGTTTAATTTCTTCAAATACTTCTTTAAGGAACTTATCAATATCCCCATTTTCAGCAGAGACAAACGAACGTTTAACTACATCCTTTCTTGGATTACTAAACATCTTAATTACATCTGCTTCATTTATTTGAGATTCATAGAATTTATATCCACCAAATAAAGAGTCTTTTGGCTTTTTAGCTCTGTAATAGGTAACAATCCCATTAGCTTTAAGGTCTCTCGCATCTATTACATAACCATTGTTCTTCCATTTAACTTGAAAGAAATTTGCGGGTTTCTCTTCAAACTTAGCACCGTCACCCGCAATTAATGTGTTTATTAACTGAACAAGGTCTTTTCTATTTCTAACTTGTTCTATTTGTTTAAAAAATTCTGCTTCATTTCTCGGAAGAGAATAATTAGGAGATTCAAATAGGTTCTTAATCATGATTATTTACTTAATTTATTGAAATATAAAAGAATTTTCCTAACCAAATAAATTTGACAAAACACTTTCATCATAGGCATTTGGGTCAAATGGCATAGAGCCTGAACTTCCAGAAGAGACTGAACCTGTTCTTGCTTTAAGTCTTGCTTCTTCCTCTTGTAAGTAACTCTCCAAGAGAAGAACATTAATGGAATAATCAATCATGGACATATCCATTAAATCCCCATAAGAGAAATTGTGCAGCTTGGTAAGATAAAAGATTACTTTTGAGACATCATACTCAAGCTGTGGGGAAACAATTACTTTAAAAAACTTTGTAATCCAATAATGTCAACGTGATGTTTATGCCCACATCCCTCACAGATGAAATCTTTTGAATATTTAAGTTGTGGAATTTCTTGTGGGAATTGCATTAACTTTTGAACAACAGTAATTGGCATAGAAGAAATCCATTGAGCAAACTCCTCTTGGGTAAATTCTTCTTCCCACTTCTCGTCATTAACCCAGATTGAATCAACACACTTAAAGAGAAGAGCAGACAACTTATTGGTTACATCTTGCTGTTCTACTTGTTCATCAGAAATTTCTGCTTGTTCATCTTCATTAATCTCTACACTAAGGTCTTCTGCAAGAGCATAGTAATCTTCCATTGAAGGAAACTTCAATTTAAGAATAATTTCACTATTGAGTTGAACGACTTGTTCTGGAATTGTTGTTAGCTCAATATCTTTTAATGAAATGTTAAGGTCTGTCTTATGACCACACTCTTGCTCTATTTCTTCTCCTGTCGGATGAACGTGTCCATATTCATCCTCGATGAATTCTGGTTTCATTACAGGTCTTACACATCTGTATGAGACAGAAAGACCATCTGGGACAGATGCTCCATAAATGTTCAGGAAGAGATACTCTGCCTCAAAAGAAGGAATACTCTTTAGAGAGAAATTCTCTGGCTCAATAACACAAGACTTAATCACATCAAGGACTGTCTTTGTGAGTGTTCCAAGATGTTGTGAGTTTGCTGATGACAAGAATGCCTTGTACTCCCTAAGCAAGAGGTGGCGAATGACCACCTCTTTTTTACTGAACGGAAGAGTAAGAGGAATATGCGGAGAAGAAATCTTAGGAACCGCCATAGTGTAAGAACTCCTTAGTTATCGGGTTATATTGTTTCAAATGAATTTTGCCTTCTTCTACAAGCTCCATTCTTTTTCTTAGATATGGAGCTATTTGTTTTCTTAATTTACGGACTTCTTCGTCTGACAATTTATCTACACCTCTGTATATTCCGTCTGGGTATTCTTCTAGTCCAACTACATCTTCTGTAAGGACTTCTTTTAACTCCTCTGGAATGTTAAGAGGAAGATGTTTAGGCATATAGTGAACCCAAGAAGTCTTCTTCCTCTGATAAGAAGAGACAGCCAAGTCATAGTCTTGTTTGAGGACAGCAAACTGATTGGGTATGTTTTCTTCATCTAAGGAAGCAGCTTCAAGAGCAGCATCTAGTTCATCAAACTCTCCTGATTGTTTTCTCTCCTCTAACTCTTTTTTCTCAAACATATAAGTGTTTATTCTTTCAACCTCTTCTTTATCTTTATAGAGAGCATAGTTTCCTTCCTCTGATTCAATAACTTTACCAAAGTCTTCTTGGTCAACCACTCCTTGAACGAAATCTACAAGAGAGGAGGAGGAAGAACTTTCCTTAGAAAAAGTGTTATCTTCCTCTACTTTTTCCTTAGAAAAAGTGTTAAGTTCTTGTTTTTCTTCATCTTTATTTCTTTTCTTCATTGGAGGAAGTGATTCCTTTCTTCTCTGGAATCTTTCTCTCTCTTCTTGTTCAATTCGTTCTTGTTCTCTACGGATTTGTTCTTCTTTTTCTGCCTCTACTTGTTCCCTTGTCTTTGGTCTTGGATAAACTCCAATACGATAGAGTTGTTCTGTTTTAACAGCAGTTTTCTTTCTCTTGACATCAAGAGAAGACCACTCAGGAAGATTCTCTTGTAGGTATAGACCAATCGTCTTAACAACGTCATTAGTTAAACCTAGTTCTTCCATAGTGGGAACATAGACCTTACCTTGATTTGGTGTAAGGATTCTCTTAGTGAGTTCTTCTTTGTTTACGCCAAGTGTAGTGTCAGCCTCTAATTGTTCCTTAGAGAAGAGATGATTGTTATTTGTTAATCTAACAAATTCTTCATCTTTGTCTTCATTGTCATGAATCTGCATGATTTCTTCCTCTTCTTTATGTTTGGAAGACATCAATGCTTTAGTCTTGTCATTTCTTTCTCTTGCCTTTTCTCTTTCTTCTCTTAATTGTTTAACACTACCTTGTCCACCTGTGTATGGCGTCTTATCTGAAATGCGTTGTTGCTCTGTATCACACTCAAGACGAATGATAGGGCAATCCATCTTGTTTCCATATCTGGATTTAGATTCATTGACAAAGAGAATCCCTTCTTGGTCTCCCTCTGGTGTTCTCCAAGCAGAGAGAACATAGTCCATCGTCATAGGAATACCAAAAGAATCAGCAGCTTTGTCTAGGTCTAGGTCTTCTGAATTAACACCAGACCTGTTTGTCTGCATTGCTGTCCAACCAACAAGGTCTTTCTCCATACATAAGCCTCTAAGCTCCTCTGTAATGGCTTTCTGATAATCATAAGAATTTGATTTACCTTTAGACAAATTGATAGAACGCATTAGTCCTAAATAATCCACCACAAGAACATCTACCTTAATGTCCTGCTTACCTTGAAGGTCATGAAGAAGAGAACGTAGATTGTTTACTGAGCATTGTCCAGCAGGAAATTCCTTAACTGTGATTGAACCTCTGGAAGAAGAGATTGCTTGTTTAAACTTTTTGTCATAAATCTCTTTTGTAAGGGTATGGAACTCACTAAGGTTAGTCTCAATAAGATTGGCATCCATTCTCTTCAAGAGCTCTTCTTCCCTAATCTCCAAGGTCACATAAAGGACATTGTAGTTCTGTCTGAAGTAATTAAGAGCAAGAGAAGAAAGGAACATTGTTTTCCCTACGTTAGTAGCTGCCATCACAGCATTAAGTGTCTTTCTAGGCGCTCCACCACCAGTCCTTCTGTCAAGAGAGTTCATGCCAAGAGAAATCCTATGTTCTGGATTGGTGTAGTAATCCCAACGTCTCTCTGAGTCATTGGTAAGGGACATTCCCACTGATGTATCAGTGGAGAACGTAGCGGCTCTCCTACACGCTTCTAAGGAATGTTCCAGACTTTCTAATGCCTTGTCTGTGGGTTTCTCTTGAAAGTCATAAAAGACTTCAAGGAGAGTATCCATTGAACGTTTCTTTCTGATTTCTTTCTCTATTTCTTCAAGAAGAATTTCTTCATCAGGTAATCTTGCTTCATAGGATTCTTGAAGCAGTTTTCTTGCTGCCTCCAATGTTGAAAGCTCAATTCCTTCTACTTTGTCTAATTTGTAATAGACAGTAGTAAAGCTTGCTTTTTCATTTGTCTTTTGTAAGAGTTCTGAATAAACATTAAAGATAAGTTTTGATTCTTTGTCCTCGAAATCTGTTTCTTCTAATACAGGAAACAATTTATAGAAGAAATCATCTGATTGAACTAAACCAGCCATGATTTCAAAGTCTAGTGTTTTGCCAGTAAGCGTTGTTGGTTTCTTTTCTTTTTTCATGATGAATCTTGTCTCCTGTTTGTAAAGTTACTCTGATTAGAATCATGACATTTTAAAGGAAGGAAGAAGAGATGTCAAGAGGGAAAGAGATGTGTCTAAAGGAAGAACATGAAGAGATGAAAAGGTGTCTGCAAATATAGAATCTCTTGAAACCCGCATGGTTGAGCCATTCTTAAGGATTTACTTCTAAGTAAGGAATGGTTATGATTGGGGGGGGGGTTAGAGGGTTTCTCTGGGGTTGTATCTCTTGTGTGTCTTAACGTTTCTAAATATGCTTTGTAGGCGTTTCTTCTCTTATCTAAATGTTCCACTGACTATGTTCATATTCCTATTCTTCCCTTATGGAAATTGTTACAAAGTATCATCTGCAAATGTAGCATCTCTTGAAACCCGCATGGTTACTGGGTTTTCAAGAATTTACTTCTAAGTAAGGAATGGTTATGTGATGTTCTTACAGAAGAGTTTCTCTTGACTCTTCTCTTCTCTTCTTCTAAACTTCTTCCCTGTCTAAACACATGAAGAGAGGTACTTTCCTTATGGGATACAAACTTGTCTGGGTCACTGATGAACACTTTGGAGTCAGGAACAATGACCCCTTCTTCTTGAAGAAACAACTTGACTGGAAGAAGAAACAATTTCTTCCTTATCTAAAAAACAATCCAGTATTACGAGTTGTTCATGGTGGTGATTTATTTGATAATAGGAAAACCACTTCTTCTCTTATTCTTAATGAAGCATTTAATTATTTATCTGATATTGCTTCTTTAAGAATTAAACAATTTGTCTTAATTGGTAATCATGATGTTTATTACAAAGACGATAACTCTATTAGTCCTGTACACATTGTTGCTAAATCAATTAAAGATTGTTTAGTCGTTCATGATGATTGTGCTATTTACAGAAGTGATGATTCTGTAAAAGACAAAGAGAAGTTTCTTTTAGTTCCTTGGATTAATCCTAAGAACAGTGAATATCTTCTTAGCAGGATGAAATCCTTCTCTGAGAAAGAAGAGACTATTGTCATGGGTCACTTTGAGATTGATGGGTGTGAGGTCAATGGTGGAAGGTTTGTTGGAGACTTGAAACAGAGTTTCTTTCATGATTTCAAACAAGTTGTCAGTGGACACTTCCATTGTCCCAGTAAGAGTGGGAACATCTGGTACACAGGAAATCCCTTCTTCTTTACTTGGGCTGATTGTGGACAGAAGAAAGGCTTCTGGTCTTATGACTTGGATGAAAAGTATTGGGAGTTCATTGAAAACACAGACTATGTCTTCTTCTCCTATAAGAGCGTAGATGAAGCTCTGGAACACGATAAGGAGGAATGCTATGTCAGAGTATTGGTCGATGGAGATGAAGGCTGTAAAGAGCGTTTAGAGGGCTTACAGAAGAAGTTAAATTCTCTTAATTGCAGACAGGAATATTTGTTTCCAGAAGAGGGTAAGATTGAGTTTAACAATTCTGTAACTTCTTCATCAGATGAAGACGAATTGGAGAAAGATGATGTTGAAGGTCTTTTGAAAAATGTGGTCTCTTCTTCTGGTGAGATTGATGAAGAGAAGAAAAATGATTTGTTACAATACGTCTTGCATCTTCACCAAAAGGTTAAAGAGTAATCTCCTTTTTTGTGATGGTTGTCTGCTGAGAATGTAGGGACTCTTTGGAGTCCCTTTTTATTTGTCTTGAATTTGTGTGATAACTGTCGAGAATTCTCCCCTTAATGTAGTTACCTAATAGGGTAGTAGTGGGGTACACCTGTTATCTCCTCTTCTACGTCTTATCTCTCGACGAAATTCTTCTTAGAACTGATTTATAGCTCTGACTCTTGATAAGAAAAATCTTCTTCATAGAACTAATGAAGAATTTCTCTACTATGAACCCAGTCAAGATAAATACTCGTCAACTTATGCTTCCACCAAAGAAGGAAGCTCACTTCTCCTATAAGGACTATCAATCTCTTCTGATGGCTATGGAATTTATAGCCACACCAACAGGAAGTGGCAATAAGAATGATAATCAGGAGAGATATAGATTAAGAAAGTATCTGAATATTCTTAGAGACTTGAAGAGAAGAGCAACAAAGGAAGACCCAAGTAATAGAGTTCTTCATAAAATTTTGGATAACTTGTTACTAGGGTTACAGAAGATTTAATAGTGTTACTTTGTACTACTTGCAAATGTAGCATCGTCTGTAAGCCGCATGGTTAAGCCATTCTTAAGGATTTACTTCTAAGTAAGGAATGGTTGTATGGTTAGTCTTATAGGAGAACCCCTTTGTCAATCTACATAAATTCAAAAGAAGAGTTTGTTGCCTACATCATGCAAACTCTTGGTCATCCCGTTATCACTGTTAACGTCACAGAGGAACAAGTCAATCATCGTATTGATGATGCGCTTAAACGTTTCTTTGAGTTCCATAATGAGGGTGCATATCGTTACTACTTGGTTAAACAGATTGACCAAGAAGACGTTGAGAATGGTTATCTCACTCTTCCTGAAAAGGTAATGTCTGTCCTACACGTTTACCCTGATGATGGGACGTTTAGTCAGATGGGAACAGAGAACTTGGCTGTTCTTTCATTTATGCAAGCCACTGGTGCATCTATCTATGGTCAGGGGACAAACTATGGTGGAATGGTTGGTAGTTCTTCTTTCCTTTCTAATGGTCTCTCTTCTATGACTTATGGGGGAATGACTAACTGGATTATTGCCAATCAGTACATGAACACCATTAAGAACACTATCAATGGTTATCATCAATTCCAGTTCAATAGATACCAGAGAAGATTACTGATTGATGATAAGTCTTTGTCTTTGAGGTCTGGTGAAAGAGTTCTTGTTGAAGTCTTTATGGAAGTTGACGAGAATGAAGTTCCTGTCTGGGAGAATATTTGGTTAAGGGATTATGCTGTTGCATTAGTACAAAGACAATGGGGATATAACCTGATTAAGTTAGGTAATGTTCAGTTGGCTAATGGTGTAACGCTTGATGGTCAAAGTATCTTGCAAGAGGCTAATCAACGCATCTCTTTTCTGGATGAAGAATTGATTAACAAGTGGAGTGAACCTCTTGGCATTCTTGTTGGTTGAGAAAAGTAGAGATGCTCTACAAGCAGCATAAACACTGGGTTTTTATGTTTTCTACAGAGTAGTAATGCCTTCGGTTTCTCTCCTCTTTCCCTTTTCTTCTACCCTTTCTCTTATTTTATTTACTAGGGTTATTTATTTGTGAGTCTCAGAGAATTACAAAAGAAGATTCAGAGGGGTGATGTCTTTGAGGAAGTCTTAGACTCCAACAACATCACCTTGCCTGCAAGACCAAGACAATCTGTTTACTTTGTTATTCCTCCAATAACAAACAACGACACTGTTGTCTTTACTGTTGGTGGTGTATCTTCTGTTGACTACCAAATCTTCTTTCAGACTTATACGTTGAAGAACAATATCCTTAATCTTGATTCTTTAACAACAATAGATTCTTTTTCTCCAAAGACATTTACAAGAAATTTAAAGACTGATACGACTTATTACTTAGAGATTTATTCTCCTAATCCTTCTTTGTCTTTTGGTCTGACAATGTTCAGTAAAGGATTTAAGCTCAATAAGTTTTTATCCAGTGATATGTATTGGGGTTACTCAACTATCTTTGACTTGGACGTTAAAAAGGCTAGACCAGACCAAGAGTGTGACATTCCTCTTCGATACAAGATTATTGAGGGTGAATTGCCTGATGGTCTGAGAATGACTGATACAGGTAAAGTTCTTGGTGTCATCTGTAACCTAGACCAGATGAGGAAAACTCTTACAGATTCTCCATCTTTTAACTGGTTCTTCTCCTCACATGAAGAAGGTGGTGGAATATTTCCCATTGGTAAGGTTTTTAGATTCAAGGTAAGAGTAAGTCTGTTGGGTGCTTCACCTGATGACCCAGAACAAAATGCTGAACAATGGTTTTGTATTCGTGTTCTTAACAACTGGAGCTTTGACAGAGGCAAGTTTGAGGAAGATGTTATTCAGAAGGCAATAACCAATAGATACTGTCCAGAGACAACTGTTGTCATGCCTCAGTTGTGTTGTGATGATGACTATTCTTCTTTGGAGAATAAGGAACGTCGGTTTGAAGAGATTACCTTTGGAAACTTTTGTGAGTGTCCAGTCATTCCTCTTGAAGAAGAGTCTTGGAAGAAGATTGAGTTGATTAGGGATGTTCCTGTCATAGCAGATTGTATTGCGTGTCAAGACCCTACTAACCCATTAGAGATTGAGATTGTTAATCTTGAAAAGGTCTTTAAACACCCCTCAGAGGTCATCAAATACTATCTTGATGGTGTTTCTAAGGGTAAGAACGAAATTGCCCTTAGCAGGCTTTCTGTGAGTCCATTGTTTATGGAATTGATGGATTACATGACTAAGGATGATGTCAGGAATACAACTTCACTGATTGAGATGAAGTTGAAGGGTGTTGTCATGACTTTGTATAAGTTCTCTGATGACTTACCTTTATTTCATGAAGAGAAGAAATTACTTAATGAAAGAAATAGAAAGAATCAAAGTCTGGAGTGGGATGCTTACTGTTCTTATGGTCATAGTTGTGAAGCACATATTGCTTGGATATTTGGTTAGATGGTGTTCTGCAAATGTAGCATCGTCTGTAACCAGCATGGTTAAGCCATTCTTAAGGATTTACTAAAGAGTAAGGAATGGATATGGTTGGTGGTTTTTATGGAGTTTCAATAAGGTATGAAACATACGTCTGAATCAAAAGAACGAATATTCTCCTCTCTTCTTCCAGAGATGTTCTGTAAAGTTGAAAAGAAGAAGGAAGAGAGAACATTTACTTCTTCTATAGAAGATGATTCCTTCTGTAAGAAGATTAAGAATCAGAAAGAAAGATTCTTCTTTCACATTGTAAAAGATAGTGAATTAAATAAGCTCTTCTGTCCTGCTTGTCCTAAAGAAGAGAAAGAAAGATTTCCAGATAATTGTTGGACAGTGACGACCTATCTGGATGACTGGCTTCATATGCTCCCCAGAAAGACTGAGGATAAGGTTGAATTTCCTATGCCTTGTGATGTTGCATCTAGTCTTATCACAGAAGAACACAGAGCTTTAATCTATTCTGAGTATCCACCGGGTAGAGTTCCTGTCTGGTTTAAGTTCAGTAAGCAAGAACCTAAGTGGTTCGGGTAAATACGAAAAGAGAGCATAGTTAGGCTCTCTTTTAATTTCGTCTTATTTGCTTTTTAACAAGAGAGATTAGTCGTAAACGAGAAAATAAAACTCTTGAATAATAGGATAGTAGCGGGTAATAGTCTTATCTTCTTTTTCTCTCACAATTAAGAGAAGAAATCAAGGTATAGCATTCCACACATACTCCGCACTCTTCTTCCTGAACTGTTGACTTGGTAGAGGAATAATAAAGTCCCATTCAGGTTCTTCTATCCTTACAACAGGTGATGTAACGTGCAAGAAGAGATAACGTTTCAAACCGTGTTGTATTAGGTCAAAGTTCTTATAGGCTTCTATCCATGAATAAGCAATCATCAGACGAGAACTTCCCTTCTTCTTGTTTGATGCTTGAACAATGTCATCAAAGAGAGCCGCTCTTAGTTCAGGTGGATAGTAATGTAGGTTTATGCCAAGCCAACCATTCCTCTTCATTTCAATAGGAACGACAAGGGGAAACATATCGTAGTAGGGTAAGGTATCTTTCCATTTAGGGTCATAGGTGTATTGGAAGACTCCACCTTTGGCAATGTCTTCTACGGTAGAGTAATACTTACCTTTTTGTATAACTTGCCCTGTTGCAAGTCTTATTCTATTGGAGTACCATTGCAGAGAAGAAGAAATGGCAGAACGTGACATCTTCTTTGCTAGGTCTTTATAATGCTTTTTGTTAGTTGTTGCCAATGTTTAATCTTCTTTATGTTGACTACAAAAATATTTTTGAGATATAATTGTTCGCATAAATTCCACAGTAGCTCAATGGTAGAGCAGGCGACTCATAATCGCTAGGTTGCTGGTTCGAGTCCAGCTTCGGGGAACCAGATTAACCTCCTCGTAGCTCAACTGGATAGAGCAAGTGCCTTCTAAGCACTAGGTTGCAGGTTCAATTCCTGTCGAGGAGACCAAATTCTTCCACTTTGACGAGACCTGTTGCATCGTCAAAGACTCTTTGAAAGCCTCCTTTACGCAACAGGAAAGTTTAAAGCCCCAATTAAGGGGCTTTACTTTTTCCTTACAAACTAACGATAATCCTTACTTGTTCTCTTTGGTCTTTCTTGTGAAGTTTCTTATCAGATATTTGTCTGAACAGAATGTAACCTTCATTATGCCCTAACTTATCACTAGATGATAATCCAGCAATGGGACTTCCTACGCCAGCATATTCTCTCTTTCTGGCAATCTGTCCTAAACTGTCTTTAAGGTTAGACACAATCATTACTTCTCTGTAGTAAACATCATTCGGGAAGAAAGAAGAATTAGCTGGAATATTGATGTAAAACATTAACGAAGCATTACCAAGTGATGCCATTAAATCAAGTTGTGTCAAGTTATTAGGCAGAAGAGAAACGTCGGAAACCATTCCAGCATTACCTGCAATGAAATAGACCTTGGTCGTGGCAGGGTCGTATCCTTCTCCTCTTCCGTCATCTTTAATCTCTACATCAACAATCTTCTTCTCTGTGGATATAACAGGCTTTCCAATAAATCCTCTACCAGTCGGACTTTCTAGGATGATTACCGCCTTGTCATAATTCTCACCATTGTTAAGAACTTTGATAGAGGTTATTGAGCCTTTGGCGTCAACTTCTATCTCACCAGTTGCTCCATTGCCAATAGCATTCTTGTTCTTGATGATTACTCTTGTATCGTGAGAATAGTCATGTCCTGCCTTGACAATGTTTACTCTCTCCACTGCGCCAGATGCGTTAATGATTGGAATAAGCTCTGCCTCTGCACCAGCACCTTTATTCAAGAATATTGCTTCTAGTTCATCTGTCTGTTCAAATAATCCAGCCATTGGTCTATTGGTGTTTACTGATGCAATACCACCTTTATGTTTGGATATGTGAGCATTAAACAAGATTTCTCTGTCAAGCGGAATCAAATCTTCTGTAGAGAATCTGGATATTGTGTTTTCCAGTCTTCCTAGATAAAGCCAAGTGTATCCGTCTGTCGTGGATATAGGTTCAGAAGATTCCATATCAGGTTTAATCTGAGATGGTTGTCCATTATTGTTATCTAAACAAAAGTAAATGTTTCCTGTGTCTGTCGTCGTATAGTGCGGATGTGTGTAAGAGGACGCTGTAGAAGAAAATTTGTCAAAGACTTGTCCTTGTCTGTATAAGTTTTTTGGAACAACGACAGCAACATTATTTCTGTCTATTCTGTAAGCGTAAATAATGTTGTTGATTCTTTCCGGTGTTATTGCTGGAGTAATCTCAACATCTTTGTTGAGTTCATTATTTCTCCACTCTCCTTGTTGTCCAAACGTAACGTAGAGGTTTTCTTGTCCAAGAGTGGAATAGTATTTGATGTCAATGAACATCCATCTAACTCCGCCATCAGTCCTTATTTCACCTTTACCAGTATGAATAGGAGGTCTTGTCCCGGACTTTCCTTGTCTGGTTACACAGATGTATCGTTTTGTAACTTGGGTAAATCCTTGTGTGTCTGTTACCTCTACAATGTCTCCTGCATAATAAGGTTGATAGGGAATCCAGTCTGCTGTACTAAATGGATTCATGGATTGGACAAATCCTTGAAGGAACTGTGTCTTCAAGAAATCATTGAATAAATACTTTTCATCTGCCATTGTGATTAAGAATTCTTTAATAACTTATTAAATTTTAGATAACAAAAAGCCCTCCATTTGATTAGAGGGCTTTATTATTTAGAGAAGAAGAGTTATTTAGGCCTTCCTTCCAAATAGTTTTCCATCAGTTTATCTGTCGGTTTATAGGGAGGAACAAGAAGGTCTGCTTTACTAAACTTAGCTTCTTTTTCATCAGTCAGGTCTGGTTCATAGAAAGGCGAAAGAATGAATTTATCTTCAATCGGAACAATAATGACTGGGTCATACAAAGTAATTGTCTTACTGTTTTCTTCTTTAACCTCACCAAGGATTTGAACACCTTGTTTAGTCAGAATGATTTGATGATTTGCCATTGTGATTAAACTCCAGTAGAACCAAATCCACCTTCACCTCTTTCAGTCTTCTTGTCGTACTTACTTGTTGGATTAAGCGTATAGTCAAGAACCTTAGAGAGTTGGAATTGAATAACTCGTTGAGCATTCTCAATGATTACTCGTTCAGTCGTAGAGTTATACACAGGGATAAAGACTTCGCCTGTGTAAGAAGAATCCACTACACCAACTGAGTTACAGAGAAATACGCCTTGTTTAAAGGAATAACCAGAGCGTGAAAAGCATTTAACTTCATATCCTTTAGGAATATCAAACTTGATACCAGTCGGAATTAAAGCTCTTGATTTGGGATGAAGAGTAAATTGTCCGTGTGTAACGTGTGTATGAATAGGTTTATTGTCTTCACCAAATTGGACAATCTCTTCTCGTTCTGTTAGAGCGGTATAGAGGTCATAACAGGCTGCTTCTTCATCTCCTTTAGTGGGGAATGTTGCTTCCTTACGATAAAGGAATACACCAAGGACTGGTTCTTCTGAAAGAGGAGCATTAAGTTCCAATTTCTCTCCTTCTGGAATAAGAGAAGTAACAGCCAGTTTGGTTTCTGGGGTAATAGGTTTTTGTTTAGGTGTTGCCATTAAAGACCTCCGTAATTGAGTTGAGTACGAATAAAAGAGATGTCCTCTTCTGTGTAGAATTGTAATGCTCTCTCTGCTTCTTGAATACTTATCTTATTGTAATCTGCAATAAAAGTAATTTCTTCTGAGGTTACTTCTTTCTTTCTCTTTCCAGCAAAGGTAAAGCGAGAACGAATATTGAAGTTGTGTAACTTATAAAACCGATTAATAATTCCAACATCAGTAATTTTTGTCAGTCTATTAGCCTGTTCTACAGCAACAAAACACTCAATAAAAGAAGTAAGAATGTTGTTTACGACGTACGGACTAAACTCTTTCTTTAAAACAATAGGGTCTGTTATAAGACCCTTTTTACTATTAGTTAATGAAGGAATAATCTCTGAGAAAAGATTATTCTTCTTTTTGGTTTCTTTCTTTGTCATTCTTTTTCTCTCTGAATAAGCATTGCCACTTCTAGAAGAAAAGCAAATACATTAATTGTTCTGTCAATTACTTGTTTCTCCTTAACTGCATAATCATTCATCGTAATGATGTATTGAATCTTTGAGGAATCATCTTCCAAGAAGGAATCAATATTCTTGTACAGGTCTTTGCTTATGTCGTTCAACATAGGTTGATAGGAGAAGACCCAATTTCTTAATGAGATGTAATCAAACTCTTGTAGAAGAGTAATAAGGGATTTAACTTCATCATCTCCTACTACCTTAATATTCTTTGTGGAGAACACTCCATCATGTGTCCCACTTTGTAAAGAGTTAATCAAGTTACGAATATCAAAAGAAGAGTTTTTAATCAGTTTAGCAACTTCATTCCTGTCATATTCAACTTGTTCTGAATCAAGAATATAAATTAAACGCTTGAATAAAGGTTTAATCATTTCTTTTTTGTCATCATCTGTATAGTTAAAGTCTAGATGAACACAACGAGAGAATATGGGTTCAATTATTGCTTCTGCCTTATTGGCTGTAAAGAAGAATCTTGTTGTCTTCTGATAGTCTTCGATGAACGCTCTTAATGCCTCTTGGAACTGTGGTGTGGCGTTATCAAATTCATCTAAAAGAAGAATCTTAGGAACATTGTTCTGTGATTGTCTGAGTGAACGTTGAGAACAATAGTTAAGGATGTCTGTTCTCAACAAATCAATAGAACGTTCAAGGGAAGCATTAATCTTAAGGAAGGAAGTATTAAGTTCTGTTGCAAGAGCGCTTACGCTAGACGATTTTCCAGAACCAGCCCCGTTTGAAGTAAGAAGCATATTTTGCATTTCAATAGGATTATCTCTTGCCTTAAAAAGCGGCTTTGACAGCCGCTCAGGAAGAATCATGTCTTCTATCTTAGTTGGAGAGTATTTAACAGTCCAAATTCTTCGGTCATCTTTCATATCTTTCTCCTCTCTTAAAGGTCAGTTACAGAAATAATGTATTTCAATGAAGGAATGTCTTTATTCACAAACTCAACAAATTGAGGGAAGACATTCACTTGATAGTTTCCTTTATACAAAAGAAGATTACGCATATCAAGCGTCAACTCAAATTCATTGTCACAGGGGACAGGAAGTTTGTATTCATATGAGTTAATAGTCCGGTCTGATTTAAGGACAACTTCTGAGTCAGTGAAATGAATTTCATCAACACCCAGTGAAGCAGAGACTTTCATAATGCGAGACAATTCTTCTTCTGGAAGGTCAAAGGTAAACAGACATTCTTTCATATCCAGTTCTGCATAACCGACTTCACCAAATGGAGACTGGTTTTCAATCTCTTCAATAAGTAGGTCAGAGACAAGACCATAGTTAATCTTGGATGAACCATAGATGATAGTCAGATATTCACGAGAAGAGAAATCAATCTCCAATTCACCATCATCTGGGAAAGATTGAATAGCAGAGAGAAAAACATTAAGGTCATTAATGCCAAACTTATGTGGAATCTCTTCTGCAATATCTACTGTTGCCACAGTAGATTGATTAAATGCGTAAAGCGAATTTCCCTCAACAAAGACCATCTGACGATTAATCTTTGAAAAGTTCTTAAGAAAAGATATTGTTGATTGTGAAAGTTTCATAACTCAAACTCCTTATTTAGACGGTAGGAACTGTACTGTAGAAAAGCCGTCTTTCTTCTCAAGCAGTATTTGTTGTTGAGCCATCTCCATAAGCTCCTGTGGGACATTAGGAGAGATGATAAATGTGTTTGTGTCTTCCAGAGAATTTAGCATAGACATAAACTTTTGGCAACCGTCTATGTCCATTGATGTATTGAATATTTCATCAAGCATCAATAGGTTTGTCGAAACATTAGACTTGTAGGATGCAAGTTCTCTCCAAGCCATCATGATTGCGAGGTCAACCCTTAGTTTTTCTCCCTCTGAAAGTTGATTATAAGAAAAGTCATCAAACCCTCTTTTTTTCAAGGTCTCTTTGAACTCTTCATCAAAAGTAAGTGTAGCAAAAAGACCCAGTTTTTGCAGGTTTTTATTTATTAAGTTATTGATAAGAGGCAAATATTTCTTAATGATAATTGCTTTTATTCCTGTATCAGACAATAAAGAACTTGTAAGTGTATGAATTTCTTGTTCTTTTTTAAGTTCTTCAATTTCTTTTTCTAATTCTTTTCTTTCTTCAAAGATAGATTTAAGAGAAGACTTGGCTTTCTTAAGAGCAGAAGAATCATTCTTTGAAGATTGAGACAAGAACTTATCAAGATTACTTTCGGCTTGTTTCAAGTTAGCCAACAGTTGTTTCTCTTGAAAGTAAAGAGCTTGAAGATTGTTCAGATTGTTTTCTGCAATAGAGACTTCATCTTCTGTTTTTTCTCTTTTTGCCATTACTTTTGAAAGTTTTCCTTCTAGTTCAGAGACAGCACTAGATTTCTCTTTAATGTAGTCTTCCTTAAAAGAAGAACTTATTTCTTGTGTACAGGTTGGACAATGGTCATGTTCCTTCATAAAAGAGATTTCTTTCTTCATTGACTGAATATCAGCTTTTGCTTTAGCCTCCGCTTTATTAGCCTTACGAAGAAATGTATTCTTGTCAGCAATAAGAGACTTTGCTTCTTCCATTTGTTCTGGAATAGTCTTGTATTTCTCTTTAAAGGATTCGTACTCTTCTTTAGCCTTTTCAATAGCTTCTTTTAGTTTTTGTTCCTGATTGGAAGAAGAAACTTCTTGCTCTTGTTTAAGGTCAAGGACAAACTGTTTAGCCTGTTCTAGTTGTTTAGTCAGACGTGAGTAATCATGTTCCTTAAACGAAAGGTCATTCTTTACTCTCTTAACTTCTTCTTTATGAACATCAAGCATATCCCTGTAAACAGAAATGTCTAGTAGAGACTCAACAAATAGTCTTCTTTTGTCGATGGGAAGCTGAATGATTGGTGTGTAGTTGGCTTTTGAGAGAGCAATAAGAGAAGAGAATGTTTGTTTATTTACTCCAAGAATGTTTTCTTCTAAATGGCTCTTAAGGTCTATAGAAGAAGGAAGTTTCTCTCCGTTCTTATAGACTTCAAGGAATTGCTTCTTATAACCTCTTTTGATTTCGTATTGGTCTTTACCTTTAAGAAAGGTAAGTTCTACTTGCATATCTTTCTGATTTACATTGTTAACCAAATCACCAATCTTTATTGAACGAAATGGTGAACCATATAGACCAAATGAAAGAGCATCAATGATGGAGCTATTGTGCGTCGTTGTGCCATCAGCCAGACAAAACCTCCCGTTTCCATCAACAGAAAAGCCATAGTATTCTCCCTTTCCTAATGGAACGACATTGATAGAAGATGTGCTTTTATTTGAATTGGCTTTATGACAAGGACGTATTCCCACCACTGGAACTTCATGAACATTTCCAAAGATATTTACTCTCTGAGCTTTTGTCGTTGTTAAATCACTATAAGAAATGCCAAGAGACATCAACAGATTTCTAAAGCCTTTTGACTGGAATATTTCCCTATTAATACTGTAGGAAGTGTCATTCCTTCCCCCACAAGCATCAAGAATACCAGCAAGAAACTCTAATCGTTCTTGATAGGAATAGTAGGCAATTCTCCTTGGTATTTCCTTAGAACCACCAATAATTCTGTTCTTAGTCATCTCTTGGAGGAACTCTGTCCCCTCAAAGTCTGTTGACTCGTAAATATGAAAGAAGTGGTCTGCAACAGAGCTTCTGGGAATGTACTCTTCTTTCTTCCAATGATATTTACGAGAGATAAGAATCAGCTTTTTAATAATTTCGCTTCTTCCCTCTGTGTTTCTTATCTTTAACTGTCCAATTCCTCTAACACCGCTGACACAATAAAAACCAGCAAGCCAAGGCTCAAATAAACCATTAAGTCTTCTGTTTGTCATTACTGCTTTAAAGCCATATAGATGTCTTTGATGACTCTTTTGTAATGAAAGAAAGTCATCCAAAGGAATATCAACAGGAAGAGAGCCTGTTAGCCGATAGAACCTGTGAGGATTTGTCGGAGATTTAACCTTGATTGCAGAATACTTTGAAGGAAGAAGAGTCAAGATGTGTGAACTATTAACGACGTAGTTCATTCCTCTGTTTTGTTGTATCTCGTACAGGTCTGAAACGCCTTTTGTCGTTGATAGGACTGTCCTCACTGTCCCATCATCTCCCATAAGTCTGTCACCCTCTACAATCTCTTCTACTGGCTTTACTTTGAAGTCTGCCATAAGGACAGGGGTTCCCTTTCCAAGACACTTAGCAGCACCGTTCTGTCCTGTAATCACAGAGGTTTTATGCGTGTCCAGTGGAATCTCAATGAACTGGTCTCCAATGGAGGTAAGGTTCTTAACTCTTAACTTTTGGAAATGAAGTTTTTTCATTTGTCGTAAACTCCTCTTTGGGTTGATGAAAGATGATGTAGGAGTTTAGAACATCTTGAACCAAACTGCAAGAGCAGTGTTTCATCGTGGATTAAACTTTAATGAAATCAATAAGTTAAGAAATGTCTTGACAAAGAATAGTGATTGAGAGATTATGCTGTCGTTCTTAAACAGACAACGAGAGGTAAACGATATGAATAATGAAATTTCTTTTAATTTCAACGGAGTAAAGCTTGGTTCTTTTTATGACCTTTATCAAAAGACTAAAGGGGATAAAGAGCCAGTTGAATACAAACTTAACGATTATATTTCTTACATTTCTGTAACAGAAGAATTCTGTATCGAACGTAGAAATAATAAAGAAGAGGCTATAGACCTTATCATCACCAAGATGGTTACACTGGACACTCTTCTTACTATCTACAAATGGAATGAAGAGAAGAATGTTAAATTGGAAGAAAAACTTATTAATCCACCTAAAGAGAATAAATTCTTTATTAGACTTTATGACAGATTATTAACTGATTATGTCAATCTAAAAGATAGTTGTAAAGAAGATTGGTGTTTTCCTATTTCCTCTTCTTTAGCTTTTAAAGAAGAATCACAGAATATTAGACTTTATCATGATATGACAGACCAAAGAAAACACATTGAAAAGACTTCACTAATTTATCTCTATGAATCAGGTAAGACTGATGTTTTTGAAATTACTTATGACTTGTCTAACGCTCCTCTATGTTCTTTTCTGACTAACTTGAATAATGCTATGGAAAAAGATTAAGAATAAGAAATCATCTCTTTCTAGTTTCATTAAAGAAAGTAATCTTCTTTTGGAACAATTAGTAGTTTCAACTTTTTACATTTAAGGAGTAAAGATATGATTTACGATTTATCAAATAAAATTGATGAATTTATTGAGTTGATTAAGACTGGAATAAATAACGTGAAAGAGGGTAAACCGACACAGTCTATCGAGTATCCAATCACTAATAAAGTCTCTCTTTTAGCCACAATCAATAAAAAAGGTGAAGTGTATTCTCACCTAACTTATAAAACATTAAACGTTAGTAATTTAGAAGAGTTATTTCTTCATTATCCTTTAGCAACTCTTTGTAGATGTATTAATAAGTTTTTTGAGCATGATGTTAAGTGGTTTAGTTCTTCCTATGAACTCAACACACAAAAACAGGTTTGTTCTTCAACTAATTTATTCTTAGAGTTCTCTTGGCTGACTAATATATTAGCCCCTAACGAAAAGACTTTTCATGTAGAAAAGATTTCATTTGGAACTTTTATCTTTGATGGACAAAAGAAGAGTATTGTTTTTCTTGGAGTGAATAATACAGCTATTCTCGAAAAACAATCTACTCTTAGTATCCTTGATGAAGCAATCTTTCTTTATTTATTGACAAATGTTGTTTCTCTTCTTTTAAAGAGTATTAATTTTAATAGTGAAGAAAAGATATTCTTAGAAAAACTTAAATTCTTTTTAACTTCAATTATTTATGAGGAGGAATGAAATGTTCGCTATTAATCCATATCCTTATAAGACATTTCATGAATTGTTTAACAATATAGAAAACTTAAATGAAGGAGAATTTCATCTAGGACTGATTGAAGCAGAAATAACTAAAGTAATGGAGCAGAAAGACATCCTTGGGTTTAAATATGAATCATTTTTGAGTTTAGAGTTAAAAGAACCCGTAAATCCTCTTATTAAACTGTTTGAATATTATCCATTGAAACTTCTTCTTTCTACCTATAAAGATAAAAGAAATGGTTTGGATTTAGAGGTAGAACAGTTTATCGCCAGAGAGAAGATAACAACCTCTGCCTTATTATCTCGTATATTCTTTTCTGGCCTATATGAAAACGTTACTTTAATTAATTGTGAGACAAATGCTAAAACAATTTCTATTAGACCAAGATTTCCCAAACTTATTGAAAGTAGTTTGAGAAATACTAAAAACTTCACCTACGCTTTACGCTTACAAGATGATTCCTGTAAAAAACCTTATACATATTCATTTGTTCTTTCTGAAAGAGATGATAAATATGAAAAAGTATTTGTTGAGATTAACGGCAGTTCTTTCTATCCACTTATCAAAGGTCTTAGAAAAGCATTTAATTCATTTCTTTCAAATGATTTAGGATTTACAAAAGACTATGAAACTATTTATGAAATAACAAGAGATTTAACAGTCTTAGAGAGAATATCCGGTTTCATTGAACAAAAAGAAAGCCCTCAATAAGAGGGCTTATTCTTTACTTGTTTTTATTAAGGTGCAAGAGCATCTGTAAATGTCTTAACAAAGTCAATTTGACTTGTGTCACCAAGTTTCAATGTAGTCCAAACATTCTGAACTTGTGCATCTTCAAGAACCTTAGTTTCATTGAATGGAACTTTATTAGAGATTGCAGTTACAGCAGTAGAGTTAGTTTGAATCCAATCACCCACTTCTTTCAAAGTATCAAATGCTTCCGGAGCATCTTGGGTAATCTTCAAGACTTCTGCTTTTACTTTTGCCTCAATGACAGCTTCTGTCTTTGAAGAAGAGTAAACACTATTAGAGGCTGCAACAGAATCGTCAATCTCAGTCGTCTTGCCAGCAGTTCCCTTCTTTGCTGCTTCTGTATAAGTGAAGTTAATAGCTTCAACAAGATTAGTTCTGTCGGTAATCTCAGCTTTAAGTTGTGAGAGTTTACCAATAGAGTTATTGGTTGTTTTTAGTGAGGTTCCTACTGCTTGAAAACCTTCATTAATTGCTTGTGATAGGGGCTTCTGTGCCATTGTTTTTATTTCCTTTTTAATTTAATTATTAAGAGAGAGGAGAAATGTTTCTTTGAAGTTCTCTGACGTTGTAAGAGAAGAAGTGTTAGAGCCTTTAAGAGACTCCAACCATTCTTCAACCGTTCCTCTGAATCCTTCTTTGACCGCAACTTGATAGGCAGAATCACCATCTTTTCCAGAAAGACCTTGTGCGCCTTGCAAGGAAGATATTTGCACTTTGTTTTCTGGTGCAACGACTGTTACTACCTTTTGTGTTGGAGCAGAGCTTGAAGAGACGTTGTGAGGTTTAGTTTCATCTCTCCTTACAAGGATTTCTTTCTTATTTGTCATGGCGTAATGTCTCTTTCAATAGAGATTGTCCCTCTGACAAATGTCTTATACAAAGATTGAGCATCGACCACTTGTAGGTCATACTTAGCAGAACGAAATGTCCAATCTTTTGTCAAGTCATGTGAGAAGTGGATGTGTATCTTGTTAGGCGCTTCAATCTGAAGACCTCTACCTTCTTTGAGAAGGAATTCTTCTTTATTAGCTTGGATAAGCATTGTTACCTGAGAAGAAGTAAGGTCAACAGGAGAAGAGTCAGGATTGGTTATTACCAGAGTTTCAAAGGAATCATCACCTCTATAAATTTCAAAATCAATGTCTTTTGGAAGTGTTGCCATTGGAGGTAATTCCTTTATAGTTAATACGAAAAGAATATTTCAAATGAAGATTTTTAGATAAAGAAAAAGCTCTTGAAAAGAGCTTAATCTAATGGATTACGATGTAGGTTTAGCAAGAAATGTCTTAGTCTTTCTTCGTCTGGTAGTAGTCCTAATGGAAAGGCTACTGTTTGAGAGAAGAAGAATGTGTCTCCAAGTTTTCGTGCAAGAGTGAAAAACACTAAATCTTTATTCTTCCTGATGGATAACTGTAGAGAAGGATTAGTGAGTTTCACTTCTAAAAACTCTTTAGTGAAGGTCTCTTCCCATTCTTCGAGTGAATATAGATAAAGGATTTCTTTTTCTTCTTCATTAGGTTCCAGTTCGTTTAAGAAGACAAGAAAAGAGGACAAGAAGTCCTCCGGAAGTTGGTCTAAAACCTGTGCCGGAATAAAGTCCGGCACAGGTTCTACTGCTTGTTTATATGGAAATTCAATCATTGTTTAGCGGTAAGTCGAAGTTAAAATGACGGTATTGGTTCCAACCCACAAGATTTCCACTACAAAGTGTTCCGTCAAGTAATTTATGGGTTACTCCTGTTTCGATTTTGTCTTGTAGAGGTTTGGCAATCATTTCAAAGGCTGACCCGTGAAGTCTATCTCCACCAGTAAGTTTTTCATAAACACTTTTTGCTTTCTCTATACTAAAATTTTCTTTCCTATAAGAAGATTGAGCAGTCAATGAAGCAGAAATCATGCAAGCAGTTTCTCTATCGTAAATTCTATCTACTTCTGCTAATGAATATTTATCATCAATGTAATCAAACCAAGGAATGTGCCATTGGTTTTCTTTTACAGTGATAGGAGATGATTTATCCATTTCTTCTTTCATCAAGTAGGCAAGCTCTTGGATTTCCGGTTGAGCATCTTTATGTGCTCTAAGATGAAAGAAGTTGTCCCACTCCGTCGCAGAGACTACACCTTTAACGTATGTAAATGGTTCAAGCAATCTATTAGCCAGTTGTTTATGAACCTTATATTCTTCTGCAAGGACTTCTGTAAAGTAAAGAGAAGAATTAAAAGCATCTCTCCAATACTTTTCAGCAAACTGTTTATTTGTCTCAGACAAAGTTTCTTCTGCTTGCATTCCAGATTTATTAAGACCCCAATAAGAGGGAATGAAATATTCCCTCTGTAATTGCTCTTTCATTGCCTTAAAAGGAATAGCTCTGGATGACGAAAACGCTCTTGAAAGAGTCCTGTGAGTGTTAAATTCTGCAAGAATAATTCTTGGAAACTCTACTTGAAATGTAGTTAACCTTTTGTTATTAAAAGAATTTAATGAATCAGCTAAAATTCTAGCTTTTATAGTCATGATTGGCGTTCTCCGTTGGTTAAGATTATAAGAAAGTTATTAACTGAATTAGAAAGTTCGTTTAAAAGATGTTCAAATAGATAATTCCTTTCATCTATATCATCGACGTATAGGTCTGCAATAGCAGATAAAAAATCTTTTAATGAAATTTCTTCTTTTCCTTCCTCATCTATTAATAGAGTATTGGAACGTTCAACATAATTGTCATCTGCATAGTCAATAACCTGTAATCCCCAGTAGTTCTTTCCTTCAGCTTCCCCAAACAAAGAGAAGGTTAAATGTTTATCACAGATGGAGAAGAGATAGATATTATCGTAAAAAAATAATCTATTCACATAAATATCAAGAAGAGTATTAATGAATTGGTCTGTCTTTGTGTCAAACTCTTTCTTTAAAGAATATTCATAATGCATTTCTACTGTATCTTTTGGATTAGCCTTGTTATAAAGGTTTACAAACTCTATGAAGTTATGTCTTCTACAGATAAGATAAGATGAAGTAAAAGTTATACCATTTAGAATTTCTGGTTTAAACTCTGTTTTATCTTCGTTTTCTTTATTAAAAACAATGCGAACATACTGCTCGAATAAATCTATTAATTTCATAATACCTTTCCTCCAATAACTTCTTTAATAAATTCTCTAATTAACGCTAAACCAAGTCCTACTACAAATAAGAAAAATAGTGTTGCAGCAACTGCAAGAAAGATAGAAAACGCCCAACCAAAATAATTGTCTAAGAATTCTTTAGATGGAGAAGTGGCTTCCTCTACTCTTTTAGGAGGAATACACTCCCAAGTCTCTGTGTTATCTGTCTTAACATGAACAATCTTTGAGTTGTAGTAATTGCATTGCAATTGCTCTGGAACAGCTTTGGCATTGTTTACCTCTTTAATTGTAAAGTCACCTTTTGCTGTATCTGGAAAGATATAAAGCCTTCCGTCGTTGTTTGTTGTCTTGTCAAACATCTTCTTTTTCCTCCTTATCTTCTAATGTATTTACTACTGTATTAGCCAACGCTCTTGTTGCTGCTTTGTTTACCTCTGTAAGAGCTTGCTTAATGATAGTCAATTCTTCTTGTAAAGAATCAATTTCTTCTTTCTGATTCTTAATAATCGTTAACTGTTCTGCTAATAGAAACTTAGCAAAGTTATCTGCTAGGCTTACTGGTGCAGAGAACTTACTTGAAGTTGTTGTCACAAAGATGCTAATAGAAGCCAAAGTGACAAAAGATATAACTATAATTACCCAATCCAACATGATTACTCCTTAAAAAACATAAACAACCAACCAAAGAAGAGAAGAAGAAAAACGATAATTGTTACTTCGTTTGAGTCCAACTCTTCACACTTCACAAAAACTGTCCCATCAGGTTTTTGCTCAATAAAAGTCGTTGTGTTCTCTGGGCACTTGAAATCTTTAACGTTCATTTATTTCCTCCTTAACTTTTATTTCGTTTTCCACATCTTGTAAAGATGTCTTCTTTTGGTTCATGTTCTTTAAAGTATGTATTAAACGCAATGTGGGAATCTACGATGAAATAAATTAAACATAAGAGCCAAATTATAAAAACAATTTCCATTATCTTTTCCTAATCTCTTCTAAGATTTCTTTACTTTTTTCTCTAGCCCTACCTTCTGCTTTTCTAAACTCTTTGTTCTCTTTATAGTCAATGTACATTGTACTTAACAGTTTATATACTACATAGCCAAAGAAACCCCAAAGAAGAATTACACTAAACCAATTAGTTCCCTCTGGTAATCCACAACTAACCTTGCCGTCCTCTTGGAGAATAAGAACTTCTTTCTCTCCTTTACAAGCATAAGTGACTAGCTTTCCATCTTCCCCAACAAAGGATATTTCCTTTCCTAGTTCCTTCCTTTCGGCTTTCTTATCAGAAGAATTGTCATAAATAATGACAGGCATATAAACAGGATAAATCATTTATTTCTCCTTTTTAAGACTTCCAAAGAGTCTTTCCTATGTTTTCCTCTAGTCGTTTCATTTCTTTCATGTATCTTCTTTTGTAATAGAAATTAGCTATTACTATTGAAGGAACGAAAACAACTAAATAGTTGATTGCAAAGTAGATTTCTGTTAATGTCATTTCTTGAGCCTCTTTCTAATTTGATAAACTACATAACCAATAAATGTTTCTGCTAAGTAAAGAATAATAACAATAGCAAGAATTAAAAGTAGGATAAATTCTGATAGTGTAACAGCGATAACCATAAGTTCCTCTTAGTAATTAATAGTAACTCTTCTACCCTTTCTACTAACATTCACAGAAGGATGATACCCATAGGGATTGAAAGAAGGGTTTGAGTTCATACTTTCGTATGCCTTTCTAAGTTCATCTTGTTGCCGGAATTTTGCTTTCATCAATTTACTTTCGTAATCAATCTTGAGCAGTTTTTCTTCAAGTTTAAGTTTAGCTTGAAATTTTGCTTCAAGATATTTCTTGGTTTCTGTTCTTGCTCCACGAAATATTGAAAGACAAACAAGGCCAAGACCAGAGAGGAAAGCAAAGATAACATCCCAGCTTTCTTTCCTGAGAGAATCAATAAATTGACTTCCAAGAAGAATAAGGAAGAGGAAAGCAACACATCCACCAACAGCGGAAGAAACGTGTTCTTCTTCATCACAATATAGGTAGATGCAATAGAACGCTTGAGCAGCGAATGCCACATGAATAATGGTAGAAAGAGTAGTAAAGGTAAACATAATTAAGCCTCCATAAGTTTGTAATCACTTGATGGAGGCATTATGCCTTTTGCTATACAACAAAGCAAATTAATCTTAGTTAATGTAGTTTAAAGAACCTCTTCTCTTGTCTGGTTTCTCTTTCTTTATAACGAGAAGGAACATCTTCATTAAGGATAATGAATCCTCCCTCTGTGTATGGCGTTAAATCTACTGGAAGAGCTTGTATAGTTACTTCCTCTGTATCAACGACATATAAGTTCTGTGAAGCCTTAGAACCACCAATGTTAAGAGCCTTAGCAGAGTAAGAATTTCCAGCGGCAAGAGAAGCTGACCTTGCATAAGTGTCTGTAATCATAGTGGAGTGAATGTGTCCAAAGATTACATAGTCAACCTGTATTCCCTCAGAGAGAAAACGGGCTTTTAGCTTTTCAACCTCTGTGGAAGGATTAGGTGATGCAAGTCTATTGTTTCCGTGAGTAAGACAAAGATTAAAGTCTCCAAGTTGGACGACAGTTTCAATCATATCTTGCATAGGGACAAAAGACAAGTTAGGAAGGTCTGAGTCAATTCTGGACAAGATTTCATGAATAAGGAAATCAAAGTTATCAGAACCATTAAGATTAGTCCATGAAACATCTTTATTAATTCTTGATTCATTTCCAATCACTGATGCAACAAAGACTTTATATCCTTTATTAAGGAAGAAGAAGATAAACTGATTGAGTATATCAACTGCTTGTAGAGTGGTCTTTGCTCTTGAATTGGAATTAAGAGTTACTTCATCAAGTCTTCTGTCAGAATTAATCAAGTCTCCTGTACAGGCTATAAGAATCTTCTTGATATTCTTTGTGGAGAAGAGTTTGTCTGCCTCTTCTGCATACTTGGATAGTCTGGATGCAGCGATGTCAAAGTCGTAAGCCTGAGTGGTAAGTTGAGCTTCTACTCTTTCTCCAAGATGAAGGTCTGACAACTGGATAACACCGACAAATTTATTATCGTCTCTGGTCGCATCAATGAATTCTAAATTATTAATCTGATGTGGCTCTGTGAATTTATAGTTGTCTAATTGTTTTTGTAAGGAAGCAAAAATATTCTCCAAGTAGTTTATATCTCTGTTCTGTTCCCTAACTTCCCTACGCAATGCTGTGTTTATATCTTGAAGTCTTTGGACTTGCTTCTGTTTACGCTGTAGTTCTATATCTTGTTCGTTTAATTCTTTCTCTTGAAAGTAAAAATCGTAATTATGATAACGATTAAGAACTCCTCTTACTGTTGATTCTTTTGTCTCTTTGGCAAAGACTCTTCTAGCAATTTCTCTATTAGATAATCCTTGTTTCTTGAGTTGAAGAATTTGAGAGATTGTCTGCTCTTCTACAAGTTGCATTTAGTTTATTCCTTTGTTAATTATAAGTAACTCGCTAATTTTGACATCCTCCCACACCCTGAAAGGTGTAGATTCCTTTAAGCACTAAAGCCAAAGGAACTCGCGAAATAGCCAAAAGGTTCGCCTTTTTACAGGCGCTTTTAACGGCGTGTCCCGCCGCGAGTAGGGTTTTTAATCCTACGTTATGAATGTTAATCGCTGCGTTGTAGTCCGCGTTAGCGGACATACCACAGCGAGTACATTCAAAAATTGATTGTGATTTTCTATTACGTTTATCAAGATTTCCGCAAGCACTACACATTTGGCTAGTATATGCAGGATTTACTGCTACGCAGTATTTGCCTGCTATTTTAGCCTTATATTGTAGTTTCTGGCGGAACTTGTACATAGAAATCATAGTCATTAGACGGTTGAAAGAACTCTTCCAACTTCCTAATTTCTTAATCATATTACGAATATTTAAATCCTCTAGGATTATACAATCGTGGTTTTTGATTAAATAATTCACTAGCTTATTTATGAAATCTTCTTTTAAATCATTAAGATACTTCTGTTTGCGTTGTATCTTTGTTTGAAGTTTCTTGGCAGCGTTACTGCCTTTAACCTTCTTACTCAAATAAGACCTCAAACGGTCTATCTCTTTGAGTTTGTTCAGGATATTGGGTGCTGAAATAGAATATCCTGTTGACATAACAAGATATTTCTTAAGTCCTAAATCTATTCCTACAGTTTTGTTAATAGAAACAAGAGGTTGAGGTACTGTATTATCCTCTACGAGAATAGAAACATACCATTTTCCTGCTTCTAGCTTAACAGTACAGCTTTTAAATTTATGTGTTTTTAATAGTTTAAGATATTTCTTAGAAGTCTTAAACTTCATATAACCTATCTTAGGCAAGAAAAAATTTGTAAAAGAAGGATTTAACTTAACCCCATCAGGATAAGTAAATCTGTCATTTACAAATTTCTTCTTAAAAACAGGAAAACTCGCTTGTTTAGAAAAGAAACGAGAAAAAGCATTATTCAAATGAAGTAACGATTGCTGAAGAGGTTGTGAAGGAACTTCATTAAGGAAGGAATAATTTTCATCTTTCTTCAACGCCGTTAATTTCTTTGAATAATTATTATAGTTGAAATTCTTATTTTCTTTCGCACAGGCAAGGAAATAGTTGTACACAAAACGGCAGCAACCTGACGTCTTGTACATCATCTTTTCCTGCTCTTGCGATGGGTAAAGGCGAACCTTTAAGGATTTCAACACTTTAAATATTCCTGTAAAATTAGATTGGAACTATTATATAAGATTTTAATTATGAATCAAAAGGTACTAAACCTTTATCCCCACCTAAAAAGTAAGTTTTATGGCATATACGATAAACGAAAATTTCTTTTGAATTAAATAAAAGAAAGGAAATATATGAGTCTTGTAAAAGCTGTCAATGACCTAGCCATTGCTATTGCCAAAGAGATTACTAAGCGTTGTGGTAATTGTAGCAATAGTAAATATGAAGATAAGATAAATGAAATTATTAATTATCTTAATAATAAAGGAGCGCAAATAGAACTTCTGAAAAAAGAAGAAAGCCCTACTCCACAACCTCCATCTCCTCCGCCTCAACCACCTGTACCGCCTGCTAATCCTATGGATAAGTTTAAGACTAATCCTAAGTTGGATGCAAGCAAACGTATTCAAACAGATGAAGCTCTTATTGCTCATGGTGGCATCACGACTGATGGTTCCTTTAACTATGACTTCCCGACTAAGAACCTTGTCCCACAAATTCTACAAAGTGGTGTCAAGAAATTTAACATTGGTATTCAGATTGAAGGGACTTACTACAGCTTGAATTCTAATCCAATTCCTGTTGAGAAGATTAGCTACAGTTCTGACGGTATGTATGTCAGTGACAGTCTTTGCGACTTGATTCACTCTGACCTGCCTGAAAATACAGAGTTCTTCTTGTTTAATGCTAATGCTTCTTCCGGTAACAATGAATCTGAAAGAAGAGTTCTTGACGTGAGCAAGAAACTGTCCACTAATGGATTCAGTATGTTCCCCATTACTGACATAGAAAACGGTGCTGTATTTGTTCACCTTGCTGGTGTCTCAACTGAAATGAGTAATGCTCTTAATGCAGCCAAGAAAGCTGTCTCTTTTGACATTGCCATTAAGAAAGGAAATGACTACATTGCTCTGAGCAAGAATCCAATTAAGAGAGAAGATTTAGTCGTTGGTCTCAATGAAATTAACTTGAAGAATGGCGCTAAGTTAGATGCTATTGAAGGTAAGGTTAATGGCGGTGTAGATGAACTTTTCTTCTTTATTGGAGAAGAGAAGGAAGATACGGTTCCAACCGAAGAATATAAAACCTTTACTAAATCTTCTGTTGATGGTGAATTTGTTGTAACCCGTGAATTCAAGAACGGACAGATTTATCTTCTGTTTAAACCTAACAGTAATACTACCTTTGCTGCTGCTCTTGAAGGAAAACTTAAAGGTAAGAAAGCATATCTTTGTATTGATTATCCCTCTGATAGTAGTAAAGTTGTTGCTCTGACAAAAGAACCTATCAATGCAGATGATTGGCACTTCATGAATAGTCTTTTCCGTAAACGAACTGGTCAGAAGATTGACTTTGAACAAACTTCTGTTATTGCTGCTAATGCTAAAGTCTATATCATTGGCGCTTTATAAAAGTTAATGAAGAAAGGCTCCATTTAAGGAGCCTTTTTGTTTTTAAGGTGATTGTTTGCCGGACTTAGGTCAAACCATTAAGAATATCATCAACATCGTCATCATCGCTGTCATCGTATGAATCCTCTTCTTCATTCTCATCATAACGAGATTTCTTGGAAGAAGATTTAGTTTCTACTACTTCCTCTTCTTCCTCCTCGTCAAAAGGGATGTCATCATCAAACTCTTCCTCCTCTTTCTTAGTTGGTTTCTTTTCTTCTCGTTTAATTGTTCTTGCAGGAGCAGCTTCTCCGTATTCTTCTGGGAAGATGTCGTAATAATCTCCTGTGGATTCAATATAACGAGCTTTCATGTCCTCGTAAGTCTCTTCGTAATGCTCTTCCTCAAACCACTCTTTAATGGAGTATTGTTTATCTAGAGCTTCTGACAATTCTTCAACAGAGATGTCTGCTTCGTCTTTCATCAGGAAAACCGACTTCTCGTAGGTTCGAGTTCTATCAGCACCTTTCTTCTTGTTATGAGCTTTGAGATGTAAGACTAAACCTTCATCAACGTCTGCAACGTCAAAGGTGATTTCAATTTGATAATCATCCGGATTATCCTCTGGCATTTCCAGACCCATTGCATAACGACATAGTTTATTAATCTGACGACCAATTTTCCAAAGGAAGACTTTACCGTTATTCTCTGGATTATATTCATCATCAATTACAAGAATATTACAGAGATAAACTTCTTTTGCAACACGGTCTTTGAACAGGTTCTTATACTGTTCATCACCAGTTTTCTTATATTTCTTCCAAATATTAGTGGCGACTAATGCGGGGAATGAAGCAAGAGGTTTACGAGCTACTTTGACGTTCTCTGGTGCATCAGCATAGAATTTACCAGTCGTCGTTTCGATTGAATAGAACTTGAAAGGTTTGAAAGGATAGTAACCCAGTTCATTGTCTTCAATGGTGTTAGGAAGAAAACGAAGTTTAACACTAATCTTGCCTTCTTTTGTTCCGGGTTTAAAGAAACGTTCATCTACCTCGTAATCTTTCGTTTTGTAGCGCTCTGCTGCTGGCTTCTTAGAAAGTTTACGATATTTAGACAAGTCAGAAATTGACATAGTATGGTCTCCTATAATTATTAAATATGGACAAAAAGGTTTACCTCTTAAAAACCAAAGAAAGGTGTCATTCTCTCTTTGATTCTTCTATTAGTTTAACTGAAAGAAGAGGTTTGCTTCCAATTAAACTTTGTTTATTTTCTAGTATAAAGAAAGATGAATTCTGGCTTTCTCAAATACATCTTACCATCTTTTGAAAAGAGCCAGTTATCAGAAACATTTCTAATCCTATTTGGAAGCAACATAAAGTCTTCCAGACTTCTTTTTAAGTTAAAAGAAAGTAATCTTTTCTCAGTTCTCCTAAACTTCCTATTTGTTCCTTGTTTGTCCCGTTTTTCTGAGTCGCTTAAAGTAATTCCTGTAATTGGGGTTTTCTTTACTGAGCGTGTCATTAGGATTTCCTTTTGTTTTCATTTTAAGAGAAGATAAACCAGTCGTCTTAACTTTAAGTTCTTCGCCAACGACTAACTTATGTTTAATTGCATCTCTCTTTATTGCTTCAAGAAGAATATCTCCGCACTTCTCTTTAAACTCTTCTTCTGAAATATTACTTGCTGCTATAAAAGCAGTAGCAGCATCATTTAACGTCTCACATCCAAGTTCTTTTTTAAACTTCAAGATGATTTCATACATTATCTGGTCTTCTTGTTTACGAGAAAGTTGTTCAAACTTAGCCATAATTATTCCACCTTTCCATCATAAATACCAATACGCTTACCGACTTCTCTCTGTTCTTTTACTCTGTCTCGCCAAGCGTAATTGTTTTTATCACCACCCACTTTATACATAACTGTAGGAGAATTTACTTCTTTCCGTAAAGTATCTCTGATTGTGTTATATGAATTACAGAAATCACAAGTTTCTTGCCAATCTTCATATCGTTCATTACATACACGACACATATAGTTTTTTGTTTCCACGTTAATCTCTCCAAAAAGTTTATTGAACACAATTAAAGTTTAAATAAAAAAGAGAGGATTGTCAAGTCCTCTCTCTTTATTTATCACTTGGAAAAATAATGTCTTCCTATGACCTTGACAAACCTACGATTCTTATGTGGCTTATCTGTCCTGAAGAAGAGTGAACCTTTTGTATTGTCAACTCTTCTTTTGTCATAGTGTCTTTGAATAATTTGATTTGCCAGTTCTTTTGATTTCTTCCATGATTCTTTATCCGTTACTCTTGGTTTGTTTGTTGTCCAAGAGAATTGTTTTCGTTGATAAACAACCTTACAAATGGAACTTGGAAACATATTAGATTCTAGTCTATTAAGGACTACATTAGCAACTGCTTTTTTCCCTTCTAATGGTTCACCGCGCGATTCGTGATAGATTGCCTCTGAAAGACATTCTACTTCTCTTTGAGAAAAATCATGTTGAGTTTTAGGAATAGCTACATTGTTGTATGCAATAGCCATTTGTAAGTTTATCATTAATAAGAGTTTTAACAAGGAGAACCTCCCGTGTCATCATCTGTAGATTATAAAGTTGAGAATCATCCTGAACTAGTCAGAAGACATTCTGCAATCATTAACGTAGCTCAGGATGAATATCAAGCACGTCTTCGTATTTTAAGAGAAATGGAAGCTCTCGAAAAGTTACAAGACGAAAATAGAGAACTTAGGTCTAGGTTAGAAAAGATTGAAAAGATTTTAGGTGTTTAACTTTTTCTTAAATAAGTCACATCTGTACGTTCCAATTCATAAAACTTGCAAGTTTCATCAATCGCCTTAAAAACATAATGAATTTTTCTTAACTCTACTTTTGAAATATCCATAATATCAATTATTGAATGAAATTCATCTTGTTAAAATTCACGAAGATATAAAACACTGCTTTCTGAAACAAATGGATATTCATATGTCCCAAGCATATGAGACAAACAACAATTTTTAAAAACTATTGAAATAAATTCTTTTTCTTTCAAAGAAGAATAAGTTTCATTTAAATAAACTATTTGCTCAAACTTGCTTGATGTAACTCTAGCAAATAATCTATTATCGTAATAAAGAAGGAGGAACCCCTCTTTCGTAACCTCTCCAATTAGTTTTCTATCTTTATCGAAAAAGAACCTGATATTTACAGGTTCTTTTTTCTTCTTTGAGATTTACTCTGTCTAATAAGACATCCCATTTAGAACAAAACATATTAACAACCAGAAGTAACGTTATCTTTTGGTTGAATATGATAGACATAAGGAGTTACCATATCTGCCTCTAACATATGAGCAAATGGGAAATAACCCTTCAATAGACCTTTTAAGAAATATCTTACATAGACGTCAAGTTTTGGTGCTAAACGATTGAAACTATTATTAAGAAACCAAAGAATAATTGTAGGAACATCTTTTCTAAGAATAGTCGTCCCTTCCTCAAAGATAAAACCATCAGTGACGTTAAAGACATCTATGTATCCATTAAAAGAATCATAAATATAAAGTTTTCTTGCTAGATTCTTATCTGAACTTCCATCATCAAACTTTCTTGTATCAAACCCCAGCCAAATGTAATTTCTTTCATCACCAAGTCGAAAGAAATAAAAGGAATCATATTGAGAAATATGATAATTAATATTTGCTTTCAATTCTTCTTCATTACCAGTAGATTTAGGAATAAGTGTTTTCCTTACAAGAAGCTGAATATCTCTTCCAAGGAAAGGAATTATAGAATCGAAATTAACAAAATAACCAAATTTTCCATCCTTATTCTTCTCTACTACAATTTCTCCTGTATCAAGATATGTGTAGTTAGAAATAATCTTAATACTTCCTGTATCTACATCCTGTAATTTCACCTTGTTTAGTTCATTAATTCTCTGCAATAAAATAGAAGGTTCTATCTGTAATCTGTTTTACTTTAAGTTTATCTCTTAAATTCTGTAAACCAGCAAGATAGCCAGAGAAGAACCAAGTATTAAAGTTGTTCATAAATAAAACATCATCTTTCAAAATGCTTTCTAAAATATCCAAGACTATTGAAGGCGTTCTTTCAAATGAAAGTTTCTTGTCTTTATCGAAAGCAAATGAACTAACAATCATAACCTCTTTTGGTTCTGTTCCTTCTGTATAAACTAATAGCCTGTGGAGGTCTTCTTTCCCGTCTTCTTGTTTAGTTGGATAAGGATTAAAGACAAACCAAAGATTGCATGATTCATCTCCAATAACAAAGTAATAATTCTGTTCCATCTCTTGAAGACGATTTAAAAGAGAAGTAATAGCCCAATCAACACTAAAAGTTGTTAATTTTTTAAACTTAACATCAAGCAATGCTTCGATAGCACCTTTAAGAAAATCAAATTTAGAATACACTTTGAAATTTACACGAATACCATTTCTACTATCTTTAATAAGATACACTTCCACTACATCTAAATAAGTTAACGAAACACACTTACTAATGTTACAAGTATTATAAAACATCGCATCACTTTTAAGTTCATCTACTATTCTTTCTAATTCGGTAAGAAAACCATTAATAGAAAGAGCTTGTAATTTGGTTTCTTTATTCATAATTTATACCTCTTAATGAAATGAAATAACTTCGTCGTAATGTTCTTTTAGAACTTCTTTACCCTTTGTAAAAAGTCCATGAGTAACATACAACACCTTTTTAACTTTTGTTTCGTCCCAAAGTAGTAAACATACTGTGATGGTTCCCCATCATAAATATGTTCCATATAAATAGAGTTTGAATGTTCCACAAACTTCTTATCTCTCGTCGAAAAAATTCCAAAAAGTTCTGATACTTTTCTAAAATGACTTAATTGTTCTTCAGTAAAGCCTTCTCTATGAAGAGTTGCATATCCCTTTTCGTGGTCAATGAACTTCCTTGCTAATGTAAATCCAACAAAAGGTTCTCCTCTACGACTATTCAAATTTAATCTCTTTTCTTTCTTCACATCTTCATAAGAGAAAAGAACCTTGTCATCAAGATAAATCTTTTCTTTAGAGCAATCTGGGTCTAGGACTATAACAACTCTCTGTTCCTTTCCTATGACTAAGACAAAATATTGAGGGCTTTCTTTTAAGCCCTCTAATTTATTTATGTCCAGTTTCATCTAATCTCTCCCTTCTTTAATTCATCATAAAGTCTTTGTCCAACCATGAACTGACCGACTCTCTTATAAGCAAGTGGTTGAAAAAGATAGTCAAAGATAGCAAGAATCTTGTTCATCTCTTCTGCATCTTGAAAGAAGAAAAGAGGATGGTCTTCCTCTTTTATTGCTCCCATTTCTTGCATCATCTTAAGCCAAATATACTTAGCTGTCACTGAAACGGGATATTTGGTATCTGCCTTAAAGACGTTGTAAAACTCTTCTGAAGCAATGTAATAGAAAGCTAATTTCTGACTATCTTCTTTTGTTAAATCATCTTTCACCATGAAACCTCCTCCAAGAAGTTGTATTCATCTTTGGCGCAGTCAAGAAAACGTTTGAAAACGAATTCGTTTCTAAGAAACCAAAAACTAGAAAAGATTTCTTCAAACATTTCTTCTTTAGATTCAAAGTTGTATCTATATTGTAGGAGTTCTACATACTCTTTGTCCTTCTTTAAGAAACTTTTAAATTCATCTTTAAGAGTCTCAATGGTTATAAATTTGTGGTCTTCCTCTGATTTAAAATGTCTAAAAAGTATCTTTTTAAAAGATTCTATATAGTTCAAATGGTCTCTTAAGACTTCGTTTTCATAACTATTACTAGTATGAAAAATATGCAGTTTTTGCATAAACTTCCTCCTAATACTTAAATCTATTCTTTCTTAAACTCTTCTCTGACAATTTCTGTAAGCATATTGTTTAACTCAATATCTTCTTTATTAGAAATCTTTTTTAAATCTTCTAAATAAGCGCCTAGTAACTCTTCTTTTTTATTATTAATGTGTTTCTGTAAATCTTCATCAGTTTTAATACCATTAAAAGTTTTTAATGCAACAGAACAAAAAATAAATAAAAGCTCTTCGCTAATAGGAAGTTTTGGAACAACACCTTTATTACATAATTTCAAATATAAAGATGATAATCGTTTAATAGTAATTTCTTTAATTTCAACTTCTTCTTTTAATAAGACAGGAATAAATATTACTAACCACGAAAAAATTCTTTTAAAAGCTATATTAAGACCTTCTTCTATTGAAGAATTCCTTCCAAAATGAATAATCGTCCCTTTATTTGGATTCTTAGGTTTCTTTTGTTTACGACGATTATCTCGTTTCGCTTTACTATTTCTGCTCATTTCAATCACCTCTCTTGTTTAAGTTTAAGCTGCTTTCTGAAGTTGTTTAAAGACTTTTTTGTTGAACCGTTTAGCTTCAATCTTGTTCATGTAAACAACACCAGTAGTCCCAAAATATCTGTTCAAAATTTCCTGAAGTTTTGTATTAAGCACTTCCTCAATCTCTTTCTCTGTGTGCTTCCCATTAGAGAAGACTGCCAGACCATCATGTTCATGACTCCAAATCTTAAGACCTAAGTCATTATGGGCAAATGCAATAAGTTCATAAGCAATCATTGCGTCCAACCCTTGGAACATATTAGCTGCAATTTGTGCCTTAGTCAAGCCTTCTTTTGAAAAATAGGTATAACCAGCGCACAACCATTCATCTCCCTTCTTCTTGCCATCAATATACTTAGTATTAAGGTCAGACATGATGACAGCAAACAATTCAATATTATTAAAGATAAATCGAAGAAGATTGTAAACAGCATACGTTACAGAACGTTCACCATTAGTGATGTACTTCTTGACCTTAGTAATATCAAATGAAGCATTATCTTCTTGGAAGATGAAGTTCAGTCTTTCAACTCCAGCACCATTAACAACAGCAATGATTTGTTTAGCAGTTTTTCTAGAAACTTGACATTCTTCTGCAACAGCATCCCAAATGTTTACACGATGTGCAATTCTTTTTAGGAAGTCTGCTGAATCCTCTGGAATATCAGCATGAAGGTCTTTAATGAAATCCATACGAGCTTTCAATTCTCTTCTCTTCATAGTGTATTCATTAGGAATAACTGAAAGATGGTCAGACCAAAGGTTTTCATATTCTTCAACAATAGTATCCACTACGTTTTCGATATTCCAAATAATACTCCTCGTATTCTTAATGTAAAAGAGAGATTTGAAATATTTATTTAAGAAGACTCTCTTGGTAAAGTCATTGAGTTCTTCATAGTTTCTGTGCCATTCTTCCATACACTTACGATTGATATAAGGTCTTACAAACTCTTTATCAATGAAAGTATTAAGTTCTCTGTATTCTTTAGACAGTTGTTTAAGTACATCCAGACTATATTCTGGAAGAATACGAAGCGCTTTTATTCTCTCTATAAAGAGAAAAGAGAAATTTATTGCCGTCATCATGTGTGCAGATTTAAGGTCATAGTTGTAAATACCAAAAACATCTGCAAATACTTGCTTCAAACCGTTAGAGACAGAGTTTCTTCCATCTCCATAGAAACATCTACCAGAAGCAGCAGCAAGAATGTAATCAGTTGACGCATCAGTGTCAACATTTCTACCTTCTCTTAGAGCATAAATACACTTGAAATCAGCAATAATTCTATCTAACTTTCCTTCTTTTTTAAGCTGTTTTGTTACAACAGTAAATGAATGTTTAAAAGAAATTTCATTTACTTTCAAAGACTTATTCTCAATAAAAGCATTTATAACAGAATTCATTAAATCTAAAGAAGATGAATACTGTGTCCCAAATACAATAAAGAAATACTTCCTAAACGCTTCTAAAAGTTTTTCTTCTTTATTATCAATATCTAACACCGTTCCTCGTTTAGCAAATGCTCTCAAACGGGAAGTAAATTTGACTTTTTTCTGAGAACCTGTAACAAAAAGTTGTGTATAAACTTTAGAACGTTTATTAACCTTTCTTTGACCAATAAATAAATCACCAGCTTTATTCTGTCTTACAATTCTTTCATAATTTATCCCTTGTTCAATTCTCATGAACAAGTCAATAAAAAGAATGTTTTCCATGATGTAAGAAAACTTATTGGAGAAGACTACCCTTCTAGCAGTTCCCATTTCCGTCTCTTTTGAATAATGGAAAGGAGTAATGACAGATGCAATGCCACATTCAACTAAAAAGCTAAATGCACCGTTAGCAACGGTCAATACTTTATAAAAGTTAGGAAAAACCTCCTTCAAATCCTGTGAGGGAAGAAGTGAAATATCAGTCTTCCCACTACAAGAATTCATAAATATCACCAAAACAGCAAGACAGAACTCTTCCTTAAACTTTTCAAATGAACAAGTTATGTCGTTTTCCGACATAAGTTTTAACAATACTTCATCTGACACAAAACAAGGAAGAATCTTCTTCACTGCTTCAAGAGTGTTAACACTAATAAGTCTCAATGTGTTCAAATAGATAAAAACTGGAGTCTTTTTCAAAGAAGCATTTACCGTGATGTCGTCATATCCCTCTTCAATAGCCTTCATCAGAGAAGAAAGCACACCAGATTCTTTAGTATCTTCAACGGAATTAATCGCACCACTTAGATAATGTTTTGCAGCCGTTCTCCCTTCTTTTCCATAGACAGTTGAAAACTCTAGAAATATATTCTGAGTTTTCTCGTCATTAAAGGTAATAGTAATACCGTTTTTATTTCTCTTATTGTATAGATAAGCAGAAATAAATTTATTATCAATGAAATGTTTGCGAGCTTCTTCGTCAGACAAGGATTCAAACGCAATGTCTTTTACATAGGTATAAAAAGAAGAATCATCTTCCAACAACCCTCTATTTATCAAAGACTTACGAATAGAATTCATTGAGCCATAAACTGAATTCACGAATCCCCAAACGAGCTTTCTATCTCGTTCTGTACGGAAGGTAGAGATGTTAATTCCAGAAATAATAGATTTCAATTTCTCCTGAAAGTGTCTGCACATTTCAAGAGAAACCGTGTCCAATTCAATGTGAGACAAATGTTCCCTAAATGCGACAATCTCTGACTCACAATCTTCTGGGTAAGTTGAAGAAGGACAATTCCCATCTAATTTAGCAATGCGGTCTTCAAAATGTTTTTGTGCTGCTTCCCTCGCCTTGTCAAGACGTTTTTTATAGTCCAAAAGATATTTCTTCCTCTTCTCCGCCTTCTTCTTAAAGTCTTCTTCATTACGCAAGACCTTTTTCAGATGATTTCTTTCCTTCTTAGGAAGAACCTTCTCAACATTCTCTAAAATTTCTTCTTCTGACATTTCAACAGGCGTAGTCTCTTCTTCTAAACTTTCAGAAGAAGAATTGTTATCAAAATCATCTTTATGAGGATTATAAATCCCTGTACGCCAAAATGGTTTAATCACTACATTACTTTTTGAAGAGCAAGACACACCATATTCCTTCTCTACAAGAGGAATAACAGGTTTTATATATTCTTGACCATATTTGTCAATCATCTTTTCCGTCTCTTCAAGCCATGTAGTTTGGAAGCCTATTTGCATTGACCCTTTCAACCAGAATCCAATATTCACATAGGAGAAGGATTCAACAAAGTCGAGAGACCTTGCTTCATTGGCAGTAATGAATTCGTCCTTGTACTTATCCGTCAAGTAATCATATGCCTTCTCAACTTCTTTAAGTAATTTTGGGGGTATAATTACATCAATAAGGTACTCAGACGCATCTAAACGGTCGATTTGTTCTAAACCTCTTAAAACTTCAACCAGTTGAAAGAGATAAACGAAATGACCTGTTGTAAGTTTGACTATCTTGTTATTCATAATGTGTATAGACTCCTGTGGTTGTTGAATAACACATATGTATTTTATATCTACATATGTTTATCGTCAAGAAGCTCAGGAGTCTTTTCTTTTAAGAGTTTGTAATACAAGAGAAGATTCCTGTAGTGGAACTTCAAACGCATTACAAGACACAACCCACAACCATTCCTTACTTAGAAGTAAATTCTTGAAAACCCAGTAACTATGCGGGTTTCAAGAGATTCTATATTTGCAGAGACTAAAAAGCAACAAGACTGAATACAAAGATAGTGATGTAACGATGAATGGCCTTCTTCTTCTTCTTCTTCTTCTTCTTCTTCTTCTTCTTCTTCTTAAAAACAACCATAACCATTCCTTACTTAGAAGTAAATCTTCAAGAATGGCTTAACCATGCGGGTTTCAAGAGATGCTACATTTGCAAAGACCTTATAATTGACTCTATCAAGAACACTCTTCATAAGGAGAAACAAGACATGAACGCACCAAACAAGAAACCAAGAACCACTCTCTCTCTTTCACCAAAGAAGAAACAAGAGAGAGAAGAAAGATTGAAAGAACAATCTTCTCTAAAACTTAAGAACCCATATGGAAATAGAACTTCTTTTACAACAGTAAATAAATCATCAGAAACTCCCCCTATACAGGCTTCTAAGACAACAAAACCTTCTACCCCCTACTACCCTACTAGTAAGAAGAGTTATCCCAAGAAAACGCCATACAGACAAGAAGAAAAAAGAGAAAAGAAGCAATTCAAGTACAACCCTTGTTCCATCATGCACATCAGACTGTCAATCACTATGGGAATGGAATACATAGACTTTGATGATGTAAAAGATGAATTCTCTTTAGAACATCCACCTGTTGAGCAACCTTTCAGATTCCATAAATACAGAAAAAGTAAAGTCTTAAAGCAGAAACAAAACAGAAGAAAAGCATATGCTTTTGATGAAAAAGGATATTTCCATTTCACTGACGACATCTACATTAGGGAGAAGGAATACGACAGGATTAGAGAAGAAAGAGATAACCGTCTCTACTATGTTTATGATGATGTTGAGTTCTTAAGGTTCTATAGAACTTATGAAGAAGCTGCAAACACAGGTAAGGAAGTACACAGAGCAAAGAAGAAGACAACAGCAGTTGCAAGGATTACCAAGAAGGGAACTGTCTGGTGGGATAAGACCTATGATGCATACGACCAAGATAAATGGCTGTTCCCAGTTAATCCACACAAGCAATGATTACTCCCTAATACCCAACACTAGAAGCCAGCACCTTAGAAAGGACAACCATAACCATTCCTTACTTAGAAGTAAATCTTTAAGAATGGCTTAACCATGCGGGTTAC